ATTCCAGTTAAGACTGCTGCTGCGGCATTGCCAATACCTCCTTTAGCAGCGGTTTCAGCTGCTAATGCTGCAGAGCTAATACCTCTTTTAGCAGCAGCAGCAGCTGCAGCTGCCGCCGCGGCGGGGTCTGCGGACGCTGCTACTGCTGCGTGCATAACTCCTGTAACCGTGATATCTGATGGCACGCCAGGCATAGCATCTTTTAGTTGGGTAATAGTTGTATGCCCCGCTTTTAAGAGTGTCCTGACACGCTCAGCCGCATTTTTGCCGGCTGGACCCAACATACCATTGATAGCCTTGGCGGCTTCACCGGCACCTTTGCCCTGGTACGCTGCAGTTCCAGCCACTGCAGCACCATAAGCTGCGCCAGCGACAACGACAGCTGAACCCAGTCCATTTACCCATGAACTGGCACCGACTAAAAATTGTCCACCAGCCTTGCTCATCACCCAGTCCGCCTTTAACGGTTTGATTTCGGATATAAAATAGAATACCTTGTAACTCTGTACTTCCTTCATTGGAAACCACTGCTCAGGATCTGTATCACCAGATAATCTTGAAAAAACATCCTTTAAGATACCTATTATTAGATACTTTCTAAAATTCAAGTCTGAATCTTTTACGCCCGTTACGGTTGACTTGTCGTGAAAATCTATATAATCGGCAATTTCAGCAGAGTCTGTCTCCTCCATGAATTTTAACGCCTTATCATTCATAAGAAGAATCATATCAAGCGACTGCACTGTCATGACTTCATTAAATTGTTCAACATACTGCTTTATTAGATAGTTATATAGACGTAGATATGAGTTTCGTACGTTCTTATCTGCTGATTTTTTTACCTCAAAATAGACCTTTTTTATCAGCAAGGCTCTATTTGTAATAGAACCCAGATTGATACCAAGTGACTCGGCGGCTGCTTCCACAGATCTACCTGGTACCTCATGTGCCACAGCAGCCGTATCCCACGCGGACATAATAGCATCCTCATTATCTTTATCTTCTCTTTCTACTGTATCAAAAACTCGTTTTATACCTAAGCGGTCCAAAAAGGCAAGCAGCCTCATTTTACGTTCGGCGCCGTCGAAACTATAATTGTTTAACTTATTTATAATACCCGCGACTAAACTAACCGCTCGCGCGATACCTGGTTGCGCTTGTCCATTTTGAAAATCAAATTCCGTATCACTCAGTTTTACAGGTTCAGATTTATAATTGAAGTAACTTGGTAGAATATCTGGTTCGCTGTGAAAATATTTTTTACACTCTACTTGATGGGAAGAAGGCATCTGTGCACCTGTGTACATATAATACACATTTAGTTTTTCAAGGAGCTCCAAATATAATCCCTTGCGAACAGACTTCTTATTCATATCAGTTGGATTTTCAGAGGTTGTGCTTTGTATTCTTGAAGTTAAATCCGTTAGTTCTCCAGACAGAATAGTCATCGGATTGTCAAACATGTCCCGCTTGAAATTCTCATTGCTGTTCTTAATGACGCGGGTAAACATAACCTTCATTTTATAATCTTCAAATGAACGGTCCTTGTTTTTCTTATCCTTCAGTTTGGCAGAATACTTATTTAATGTTCTAACTTCTTCAGGGATATATAACATATCACCGATTGATGAATCGCTGAACAAAAGTAGTGGATTTACATCGTTAATAAAACGGATATTTACATAGATATTTCCATCAGGACCCTCTACACTGCTTATCATCTTTTCCTTTTCATTTTTCCCCAGCGGCTCATATGTATTAAATACCGATTTAATACTCTCTCTATCAATATATAGCGCATCAGGAATTACTAGGACCTGATTTTTACTATCAGTCTTCATCTTAACAATTGTGTTACCTATGGTTTTCTCATACTCCTTGATTTTCGGCTGGTAAGAGCTCCTTTTGACTGTGCTTGATATTGATGCTAACCACGACGAAGTAGCAGAAACCGAAGACCTAACACGCGCTACAATCCTCCCTGGAACCTCTCCTGACTCCAGACTTTCAAGTTTATCTTTAGCCGCGTCATGAGCAGCAGTTGCTGCTGCCTGCTCATCAATCTTATCTTCAACATGTCCTTGATATAACGTACGCCCAGAGTCAGTGTAATGTGTTGCAGCACCAGCATCGTCTTCCAATTCTTGTAAAACACGCTTAATATCCCGAGCCATGCCCTCTTTTATCTTTGTAAATTTGGACAAATAGTACACATCCTTTGGGTTTGAAGGATTTCTTATTTTCATCCAGATACTCGACTTTAGACATGCGCCGCTGACAGCGTTAAACGCTTTTTGCATAACGGATGTTACGTCGCTGTTAGAATAATGATTCTCAGCCATTTCAGCTACACAAGCAAGTAGTTCTGGTGAGCTATCGTTACGGTACTTTGTATCTATTATACTGAGCGGCCATTCAGTATCTTTTATCTTTTTATCACCGCCAGCAACAGAGTCTTTTAATTGCTGTGAAGGATGTGTGATATCGCTCATCTTGCCCGTTGAACAATATGTACGTTTATTGCCGCTCATTATAAAAAATCGACTCTTCATCTCCTGGTTAACCAACTTTTTAATATCAGTGTCATTTGGTACGTCGAGTAACATCTGTTCGTTGAAACGCCGCAACAAGGCTGTATCAAGATCCCACGGATTGTTAGTTGCAGCCACAGTGATTACGTTGCTGAAAGACTCTACGCCATCCATCATTTGTAGAAGGGTGTTTACAGCGTTGGCAGCAAGACCACTTTCATCCTTTGTTCTATCCTTACCTATACTATCAAATTCATCAATAAAGATTACACTCACATATTGCGGCGACTTCTTAACTAGCACACCCTCATCTGTAATAGGAGGGTTCGCTTGTGCCATTAAACGAATAAACTCCTTTTTGGCTTGCTCGGCGGAAGAGCACGGACGCTGATCTTTTGCATATAAATCTGTTGCTGTACATGCCGCTCGTGCAGCACAAGTATAGGCTCTGGCAATCTTCATTTCCGTCTCACCAACATATTTGCCTTTAAGATCGGCACCAGTAAGTGCAAAAAATAATACTTTTGCTGTATCTGGGTATTTCAATTGAAGTTCATTTACAGCCGCCTTTACTACGTACGTTTTGCCTGTACCAGGTGGTCCATATAATAAAATACCTTTAGCTGCTTTCGTATATAGATTAGGGTATACAAGTGGCTTGGCTACTGCATCGTAGAAAGTTTCTTTAACGTCATTTAAACCGACAACATCGGCGAATGTAAGCGGTTTACCATTTGAACCGTTCATATTTTTCTCTTCGCATATGTTCTTGCACTGAACATCCCAATCCTCTTCGCCCTCCTTCTTTTCACCACCACCACCCCCCGCAGATATATTTTTTGTTTTATCTTGTAATGATTCAACATATCCTAATACTGGTGTTAGAACCGCTTTTAAATTCGAATTATTAGGAAAACATTTTTGTAGTGCATATATGTATGTAGCAGCACTGCTAAAACTTGCCAGAGCAGATACTACATTATTTACTGTAATATAGTAAACGCCGTTCTTGATGAGAGTCTCTACAGTCTTACGGTGATCACCGTTAGCGTCGGGTAGATTGACAAGGGCCTCTCTTATTTTAAAACGAGTCTCAATATCGGACATTCGTTTCCCTATTGATTAAAATTCTTTTTAATTAGGAAGGAATGTACGCCAAAGCAGCAAGCTCCTTTGCGCAGCCCGGGCAGACTCAGGCCGCCCCGACATCTTCATATCCTAAAGCTATAGATATGGACTTTTTAGATAAATTTAAAAATAAAAGCAATAAAGCAACTAAAAATAAATCTACCGATGAAAAGAAAAAGAAACTTGATATCGACGACGAGATTATTACTGAAGAGAGAACAACCGAGTTGGGATTGGTTCTAAAACCTAGTCGGGTTGTTTTGAATTACAAAAGAAGCATCTCTTTTATTTCACCAGACCCTGGGAGTCTACCTGGACCCAAAAATGTAGAAACTGCTTTAATATCAATGCACAGACAAGCGAGTAATGAAGAGCTAGAGCGACAGATGCTAGCATACGATGAAATGTACTATAAAAATTACATCTTGCGTAAAAAAGAGGCGGCGGTATACGCTAAATTTGTAGCCAAGGTTAATAATATTATATTTGCTGCCGGAACGACAGTTGCTTTTGCAGGATCGCTCTATTTTGTCGGACTTCCAGCTATTAACTATGTTTTACAAAGTGGCTTTCTGGGCACCTCATATGGTCCTACAGCTCTAACATCAGCACTTGAGCTATTTCTGAATCTTACTCCACAACAGGCTGTTGAGTTAAAGACCGCATTGACTAGTTTAGGATCATCAGTCAATACACTCACTCTTCCACCGGCAAATTTGTATTCATCTGCAACTGACTTGTTTACAAAGGCGTTCAATGGTAAGAACCCCCTTTTTAGTCAAGTCACCATAAGTGATATACAAAAGGGGCAAGAGGCTGGGGCTGGGCAGGTAAATCTATTAATTCCTGATTATCAGAAAAAATTTATAGAGGTATCCAATCTTTTAATCCGCTACGCTACAGGACCCTTTTTGGGTCCTATGCTACAGATAAATCCATCCGTTGTCGATGATGCAAATAAGCCACCACCACCCCCACCTGTTCCTGGGGCTGCTGCTGAGGTGAAAGAAGACGCAGATATTGCCGATATGTGGAAAAAGCTTGGGTCTTTAACGGGTGTCACTGGAGTGGTTGACGATATTAAAAAAAAAGGTCTGTCCTTCTTTTTAGATACATTGAAGGCTAGGCTGAATGCAGAAGGTATACCTTTTCCAGATTCAGCCACAATAGAAAAATTAATAGCGTTAAAAAACAGCGGAGAAAATATGGTTAAGGGATTTAAAAGTGTTCAAGAATTCTATACGGGTTTTTCTATGCAGATAAATAATGTCTATGCAATGTTTGACTCTAAACAGTACGATGATCCTAATTACATCGCCAACTATGGTAATAATATAATTTCTCGTCTTAAAAATAACACAATATTGCGCGGCGCCCTTTTAGATAAAGTTAAGAGTTATGCGCCGGCAACATCGTGGTTTGGTGAAGAGGTGTATAAAGCCTACGGTGTTGCATGGGACCCTATGAAGCATCCAACGCCACCTAGCGCTATAAGCGAAGCTGCGCCACCACCACCAAAAGACGATAAGTCTGTTGGAGGTCCGCCGTCTATAGCTAATAAAATTGCAGGTAGCGCTATCCTTTTTATAGACAATATATCACCAAACTATTGTATGGGTTACATTGGTAATCTCGTATATGACGAAGTTTCCAATAATGTTACAAGCGGTATGCAGTCTATTTTTCCAGTAAAGAATGATGCACCGCCAGATGAAGATGCTCTTGAGGCTAAGAAAAAAGAGGAGGAAAAATACGAACAGGGAATACGCGATGCACGTATTAATTTTATAAAAAAGGGTATAACTGGCGACAAATTAACCAATTTAATGATTGAGCTGAAAGCCAAGGGGCGTGGGATGGATGTTCTTGATAGCAGAGATATGAATGTTCTTGAATATACGTGGAAAAATCTTAACAAAAAAATAGTCGAATTACGAAAGCGTGGCGTCGGCGCAGATATTGTTGGAAATTGGGCATATATGACTATGGCTATAGTGGGTAACGAGGTTTTACACTATAAAACGAAAGTCGCAGGGACAGCGGCGTTTGCAGGGGCGTCCAACCGTGTTTTTGGAACGGAGTTACCTATAGATGTATGGGGGTTCACCGCTCAACCAATTTTTGATATGCTGCGAAACAGCGTAACCGCAAAAATATCTTCCAAGGTTGCACAGATGATTAAAGAACTTCATACAACATTAACATCCCTATATCAGGAAGCCTATAACGAATATGTTAAAAAACCTCTAATGAATTCAGAATTCGTTAAAAACATCATTAAATGGAAAAATAAACAGGGAGAGTGGATTAGCACAGCCATTCTAAACAGACTACATATCAGTGCATACATCCAGGGTGTAATGGGGCGTATGTTCGATTCAGTATTTAATATTTTTTTGAATATCCCAATCAATGCTCCATTACAGGCTATGACCGAATTTCAACGTAGTATAGATACACGTTATAAGGTCTACGATAGTTTCAATCCAAACCAATGGAGTTTTATGCTCGACAATATAAGTCAAGAGAATATGTATGGATGTTTTTCTCATTTTGCTAATGCCGCTGTCGGTGAAATTGACAGCGTTGGTAAATGGGCTACTGGCAAGCGCGATCCAAATACATGGGCTTCAGTAGAAGGTAAAGGGTGGGATTGGACTGGTAAATGGCTTCAAAAATCACTCTCTGGCTCTGTTACAAGTGTTGGTAATCGCGGTGTAATTGTGAAAAACAAATTGGCGTTGCCTACCGGCGAGATGGCGGGACTAGCGAAGATGGCGTCAAAATTATTTGACCTCGATACAGCATGGAAAAACTATGGGAGGTGGTTTACAGGTGACATTTATGAACCGTCGTCAGTTGATTTAGAACTACCTGGTGGTAATGTTGTTAGATTAGAAGGTGAGAAGGCAACTAGTTTTAGTGATAAAAACGACGCCGACACTCTACTTGCCTTAATCGTAGAAGATTCCTTAATTAACGGTACCGATCCGGATCCATCCAAAATTGCCGAATTTGCTAAACGTTATGGAATAAAATCCAATAATTATATTACTAATAACGATTTCAAATCACGTCTGATCGCATTACATGGTAATATGAAAAAAGCATGGAGTGGGATGACATTAGATCAGCGGCGTACTGCACTCGTTCAATTCCGCAATCATCTTTTAGACGGGCTGAGAGATGAGTTTTTAGATATCAAGGATCCTGCTATTAATCCGGCGCCAGCGGCTGCTCCTGCTGCTCCTGCTGCTCCTGCTGCTCCTGCTGCTCCTGCTGCGCCAGCTGCTCCTGCTGCGCCTGCTGCTCCTGCTGCGCCAGCTGCTCCTGCTGCTCCTGCTGCTCCTGCTGCGCCAGCTGCTGCAGCCGCACCAAAACCAATACCACAATTTGCCACTATTGGAAATAAAACGTATAAAATTACCAAAACGCGTCCTAATTTGGAAGCAGAGCCTACAAGCATTGCGCATTTTGGATGGAATTTAGAAGTAGTTCCATTTAATCCTGAAGCAGAGAAGTTTGAGGGTAGCTCGCCCCTATTTGATAGGCTGTTAACCCCCGTTATCCATGGCGGAAAGGTCTCATCATCTAATCCGGTTAATCCTGATGAATACGTTGAGCAAAGACATGTTAATGGCTCTGGTTTTGGTCCATCTATGTGGACCAGTTATGCATCTGCACATGATCTTGCTGTCCAACGTACCGCAATGAATGACTTTATGCGTATAGCAGGTATTAATGATGAAATGCAGGTTGCGCCAAGTTTAATTGAATCTATGAGGAGCGGGCTTTCAACGAGCCCTGTGCTTTCTAAAAGTCTCGAATTGTATACAAACAGTCAAAAATTGTTAGAACAAAATGAAAAACAGATTAATGATATTTTGACTGGTATAAGAGACACGGCAGAAAGAGACCATATTAGAGATACACTTGATAAATTAACCTCGTCCCCACCTGGTACCTTGAACGCAAAAGATTATATTGTAGATAGTAGAGTCTCAAATCTGTATTTGGAGCAGAGACACTTGAGAGAGCAGATCGAGAGCGCGTATCGTAATCTAATGAATAACGTCCCAAGTGGATTAAGCGATGCATTGCTCATTAATAGAAACAGCATGCTTAACGATATGGAGACTAAAGCTCGTAGCGCTATAGCTGCTGTTGCAGCGGCTGCGGCTGCTGCCGCGGATGATAACGAAAGTAGCAATGCGAAAGCTGCACGTCAAGCCAGAGAAATACAATTCAGTTATTTTATAGACAGCGCTAAAGGTTCTTCGCTTGAGGAGAACACTACATTAGCCAATTTAAAATCAAACAGTATTGCACTCAAGACAAACCAAAATCTTTCAGATATACGGGGGCAACAGGAACAATCCAAAAAAGAGTTGGAAACGCTTTTAAGATCTATTGAGAGGATACGAGGTGGGAATTCCTTTGATTTGCAGTCACTCGAACACGATTATTCTACTATTATGACAAAAAATGAAGATAGAGAAAGATTATATAATGCACAAATGCAGGCAATTCATGAACGTGACACTGCTCGCGCAAAACTTGATAAAGACTACGATACAGCCAAAAATCTATATCAAAAAACATGTGAAAAGAATGGTCAGGCGGACGAGGAAAAAGCCGAGCTAAAAGCGCGCGAAGCCCTTGCGCGTATAGATAAAGAATGGGGTAAAATTCCAGATGAAAGCAAAAATGACGAGGGGATCAGAACCATCGGAACCCTCAAAGCCGCCATAAAAATAAAGAAAAGAGATTATTCTACACAAAAATCCGATGAAACGTATGAACAGTATACTAAACGCATGCGCGATAATTCCAGCGAAGCTATAGCAGAGTATGCTGCCTTGGGACAAGCAATTGAAGAAGCAGATGCCTTTTTAGGTAAATCAACACATGGTGCTGCTGGACTAAACAGATTTTTGGCTGCTACAGTAAACACAAAGAGTCAAGATGATGTAGTTTTTTCATCAACCGACATTGGTATAGATTCTACCACCACAAATCCTTTACTTAAACCAATAATCACCGCAGCTCAGGATATAGATCCTAAAGTAACGGAGTATGCTTTACACCAAGCCAATTTTAAAAGACTATACTCTATATGCTCTGGATATCCAAAGGAAGGAGACTTAACTGGAGATCAGCAGGATAATTATACTACTTTACAAAGTGAGTATGCGTATGTCAAAGCCTCTACTGTTCCTGGTGATCTAGCTAAAATTAGAGCGGATGCAGATAGAGAATTACATTCTATAAAAGAGGCACGAAGACTGGAACTACATACAGAATTAAATCAAATGTTACTTGATATACCAGATATTACTAAACTTGGGCAAATAGGTGACCAGATTGCTGAAATAGATAGTATAATATTAGCTCGAACCGCACTTGACCAAAATGATTCTGATATAGCTCAACTATACGCACAAAAAAATGCACTTACTACATTTATTGAAAATGCGAACGATTTGCGTGACGATATAATGACAAGACTAACGTATTTACAACCTGGCAATCTGAACTATATTGATACCGATAATTCTGAACTTATCTCGAAAAAATCTGATATAATGAAATCGTTTCCGAATGGTGTTGACAAACTTATAGAGGAAAATAGGTCACTTATAACTGCACAAATGAGTTCACTTGAGGGTATGCTGGATAGACTGAGGGCTGCTAAAGAAACGACGTATAGACAGAATATAACTTCTCTTGGAATTGATGCGACAATTCAACATTATACAGGCAGCTTTGCTGCGCTAAAACGCAGTTTTACAGGACAGGTATCATTTCACGAACAAGAGCAGGCACTTGCCAATCTAACAGATATTCGAGCACGTGCATTCGATGATACAAAAGGTACCGATACTATACGTCTACCACCTGTATTGAATAAAGTACCATGGGACCATTCACCTGCTGCAGATATTATGACACAAATTAAATTACTTTTACAAAAAGCTAAAGACGTTAGTGAATTTGACCCCAATGCTGCTGCACAAAATATTGGTGTTGATATTTTACGAAATACCGCCGTTCTCAGTGAAACTGATACCATGTTTAAACATTTTAATGACGCAAATACTGGTGCCAATGATGTTAGAACAGCTTTACAAAATTTTAATACGCATATTGCTAATCGTAACCTTGATGCGGCGCAAAGTGAGTTAAGTATAGCCCAGGCGGCGGCAGCCCGCGCGGAGGCGGCAGGAGTGGCGGCTGAAACAGGATTTACCGCTGCATTTACAGCTGCAAATGGAAATAAAGATGCGCAGGACCAAATAACATATTTTAAAAATCAGGCTAGAATATATGCTAATTTGGCGGCAGAAAATCTTCAAAGTATGAGCACGGTTTTAGCTGCCGCAAGGATCAGGGTGGCAGCAGAAGATGCTGCCAGGGCTGATCTAACGGAGGCTCAAAAGGCGGTTTCGGCGGCGGAGGCGGCGAACGCGCGCGCCCAGTCTGAACTTGTTAGCACTACAGCACAAGCTGCTGCTGCCGAGAGTGCTGCAGCTAGTGCTAAGAAAATAGTTGAGGGGGTGAAGAGAGATACGCTTACTGTACTAGATTCGGCGGACGCAGCTGTCGCGGCTGCTGCAGACGCCGCATCTGCTGCGAGAACGGAAGCAAATGCAGCTGCAGCATCTGCAGCAGCCGCCGCATCTGCTGTAGAAGACGCACGTCGTGCTGCTAGTGCCGCTGCGGCACAAGAAGCAGCACGTCGAGTTCAAGCTGCTGCCGATGATATCAGTGCGCGCTTGACTGAAGCTATACGGCAGCGTGCAGCCGCTGAACAAGCAAGGTTACTAGCTAGTAGAATTGCTACAAGATTAAGCGCTGATACAAATGCAAGAGCGGGTGCCGCTGCCTCAGCAGCCTCCACTCAAGCGACAGGGGCGGCAGCAGCAGCGGAAGCAGCAGCAGCAGCAGCGGAAGCAGCAGCCGACGCTGCTACACAAGATGAAGGGAAGATGGCGACGCAAGTCAGTTTTGCAGCGGCTTCATACAGACTTGCCGCACTTAGATTAGCAAGCGCCAAAGCATATGAAGCAGAAGCTGCCGTAGCTTCTGCTGGAGCGGCGGAGTTGGTTAAAGGCATAGATGACAGTCCAGCAGCGTCCGCTGCGGCGGCGGACGCCACGGCTGCGGCAGCAAGAGCTACAGCCGCGCGTCTTCAGGCGGAGCAAGAAGAAAGAAAAGCTGATGTGGCTTATAAAGCCGCCATCGGAGCAAAGTCGTTAGATGCTGCAACTGCTGCCGCACGAAATACTAAAACGGCTGCTGTAGCATGCGGAGGTTTTGCAAATACTGCTGGTCGTAGTGCTGAAGAAGCAGAGGCTGCGCGTTTGTCTGCTCAGAGACTCGTTGCCGAACAAGGACCTGAAAAGGAAAATGGAGATGGTACTAACGCAGCAGCCAACGCTCGTAATACAGGTGCAGCAGAGGACGACGCCAAGAGGCGTCTCAGGCTTGCTAACGGTATTCCAGGTACACCAATGGCAATTCCTGGACCAAATGGTACCACGTATAGTAAAGACGATGATATCAGTAGACTGACTGCAGAACTTGGAATATTAAGCAGCTTATGCAAAAGCACTGGAGCGAAGAGCTACGGCGCGTTCCTAGATAAGTCAAAATGTCCTGAATATGATCAGATAGATAGTTCTATTAAAAGTCTTAAGAATAATACTTCTCTTTCGCCACCTACGCCCGCCTACGCAGCTGAATTAGAACGCATCCAAACTACTATGAATACAGCTATTACAAAATATGGCGCGAAGACAGGTTCATCTGCAATATTGACTGAAAACGATACGGCTACAACTGAATTAATTAAAACTGCTGAAAAAGATTTTACTGAAGCTGACCGGCTTTATAGAAGAGCCGAAAATGATTATGGTGAAATGCAGAGAAATTGCATAATCGCGGGCGGTAAAACATCTACAGCGTGTACTGCGGCTCTAAAGAAAGAAAGCGAACGCCTTGAGCGTGCTCGTCATTGGTACAGTGATGCTAAAAGTTATAGAGATGCTATGCGTGTTTTGAAACCACCGTCTGCTGATACACTTGATAGTACAAATAGGCGTTTACTTGTTAAAGATTATGGATCAAAATTGCATAGTGAACTTGAAATGTTTAGGACAGCCTATCCAGGGGAGACCGAGCTCAGCGACCACCTTATTGAACTACAAAAAACAAGAACAGAAGCTAATAAAACTCTAACTAAACTCGATGAAGCGTCTAGAAATATGAGCACGGCGGCGAACGAAGTAATATCAGGAGATCTGAGTAAAATGCAGAAGAAAAAGGCTCAGTGGGATAGTATTCCAAATGAACAAAAAGTTTGGGAAGGGGTGCGGGGTGCAGAACAACAGGCTTTTGCGGCATGGAAAAAATCAATACGCTGTACCTCCGCAAATGAACACAAACCACTGAAGGATTTGGGCGTTTATATTCAGACGGCAAATGACACGAGTGTTGTCACCGGTACTGGTACATTATCGATAGAATATAACCATGGTTCAAAGGCAGATACTTTTAATAATAATAAAACATGCAGTTCTATAACAATAGATGACTGGAAAAGCGTTACAAATGTTTTTCTAACAAGAGACGATATGCTCCTCCAGTCGAGATTAAGTATAACAGACGAGTCAAAATATTTTTTTGCATCATCGCGAAAAAATGCATATATGATTGTAGATGTGGTTCCTCTCGGTGAAGAGAAGACTTATGCGCAAGGCTGGGGAGAGTGGTGGCAAGATGAGGACGAGTATGGAGTAAAGCATACCGATAAGGACTTTAAACCACCGGTCACATATGCCGATGCCCTAAGTAAGTGGCAAAAACTATCTTGGCAACCACCTCCAGGGGGGTGGGATGAAGCGATCGCGCTTTTTTCTAAAGACAAAACCGATACAGCCGCAGCGCAAGCTAAAATAGATAATCTACGTGCAAGATTACGCGGTACACAAGACCTTACAGATGACGATATGTCACAAATAGCCTATTTTTTGTCAATTAATGATGCTAATTCTCTAACTGAAGAGACTAAACGCCGCGCGCAAAACGCATTACCTAAGCTTATAAGCTTAATTCAAGCTAGCAAAAACGCGCACGATGCAGATTATGAGGCTCTACACCGGAAAAAATACCCTGGTCCGCCGCCTGCTAATGGAGTTGAACCGATTCCGGTGGCGCTAACACCTGAAGAAGAGGCACGCTATTTAAAATATACAAATGAGGACAGAGATTTTGCTCTTTATTCAAGTCTTTTAGAGCATCTAAATGATCCTACTTATAGGTGGACATCGGATGAAGTTGGCTATATAAATGTAATTCTTGCTGGACCAAATGGTATGTATGAGAACGGTAAGCGGGAGGCTGAGGAGGAGGACAGGCTTGCTAAAGAGGCTGTGGCAGATGCAGAGAAAGCGGCGACGTTATCCGCAGCACAGGCACATGAGGCAGAAAGGGCAGCACAAGAGGCAGAGGCAAAGGCGCGTGAGGCAGCGCGCTTGCGTGATATGGCAAGACTTAAAAGTGCTTCCGCGTTGGCTGCTGCTGAGGCTGAGGCTCAAAGGCTAAGGCAGCTCGCCGACCTAGCAGAACAGTTGAGGAAAGATGCTTTGGCTGAAGCTCTGGCACAAGCGCAGGCACTCGCACAGGCGCAGGCGCTAGCGGAGATACAGGCACATAAGCTTGCGCTTATATTACAACAGGCACTGGCACTAGCCAATCCTGCACCGGTACCGGCACCCGCTGGACACCCTGCTCCCGCGAATGACACTTGGTTTGATAACACGCCAGAGGCATTAGCAGTACTTTCTACAAATTTAGCCGCATGGGTTACAGAGAATATAGTAAAGAATGCGGCAAAAAAAGCCAAAGAGAAAGTATTTGAAATTGTTTTTAAAAGCTGGGAGTTAAGGGGGGGCGACCTGGCTGCTATGAACTTTAGCTATATTGGTAAAGATGGAGTAGCTAAATGGCGGGCTAACTTCACTTGGAAAGACGGTGATGGTATCCTACATAATGCGGTGGAGGGGCAAAATTTCCCGACTGGTAAAGATGCTTTGGGGAAAAGTGGACCCCCCACTTCATGGTTAAACTTATCAGATTGGATGCCTGGTAAATGGTCTGCGATGGGTGGTCTCGCTGTCGGACAGATGGTGGGGGGCTTGGCTCAGGCGGGCGCTTTTAAATATATGAAGTATCTGGGATATTCAAGCGGTACAGCAGCTTATGCGGCTCTTGCAGTAGGTATAGGTGTAACAGTTGCAACTACAATACTATTGGTCGGTGGTGGATTAGGTACGGCTGCCACCTATGCTACTTACTTAGCATTTGCAGCCTGCCCGTGGTATGGACTTGCCATGGGGGGTCTTAGCGCGGCATATGCTATATACGGTTGGGCTAAATTCGCTTATAAAGCAGCAAGAGACGATAAATATTCACTTGCGCAGCATTGGGCTGCGCAAGGTAGAGAATTTAACAGAGCGATTGTAAGCACGGCATTAGGAACAGCTGGTGTTATTACCAAGTACGGACCGGCAATAATAGAAAAACCTACTAAGTTTGCAAGAGCCGCCGCGGGAGCCGTGCGCAGAGGATATAATAATCGCATTAAACCGGCGGTGGCGGCGGCGGCTAAAATTGCTGAAAGATTAAAAGATCAGGCTACGGAGTTAGCGAGCGCAGGCGCCCATCTTGCTGCAGAAGGTGTACGTACAGCGGCTAATGTGGCAGAAAATGCCGCAGTTAATCTTGCAGGTACAGCTGCTGGTGCAGCTGCAGTATTTAAAAAGGAGGGTAGCGCGCTCTTATCTACAGGACGTCTTCTATCAACTGCGAACGCAACTGAAGTTTTTGGGCAAGAGTCTGAGGCTACGCGGAACAAGGCAAGAAAATATATCGATGACGCCGCAGCAGAACTTTACGATGAGGCTAGTAAACTAGCACAAGAGGCGCAAAGAATGGCATGGGAAGCCGGCGGCGCGGCTGTGAATGCAGGCGCGGATATTTTGGCTAAAGCAGCATCGACTACAGCAGAACTGGCACAACGTGGGTATGAGGCGGGCAAAAGTGGCGCCAAATACGTAGGTCAACAGGTGAATACTTTTGCCGGCGCATCCGTAAAGTTCGCGTCGTCAGCAAAAGCATTAGCGATTCAGGCGGCTAAAGTTACTGGGGAGGCTGCTGATAGGATGGTAAGCGAGGCACGCAAACTTGCCGATAGAGCAGTTGAAGTAGCTGAACGTATAGCCGATACACCTCAAGGTAAAGCCGCTTTGGCTACAGCGCGGGCTGCAAGGGATGCAATAAATTCTACAGCGTTTGCTGCGAGTTCCGCATTAGCAAGTGCCGCCCGTGGGGCTGCCAACGCCGCCGCCAGTGTTAGCACCGCAGCATATAAATTTGTATCAAGAGAGGTGAAGGATGCAATGGAATTGGCGGCGACAGCCGCAAAAAAAGCAAAGGAGGCAGCTATAGCCGCTGAAGCTGTAGTTGACCCTTATCTTAGACCAGCCGCAGATGCTGCTGCTGCAGTCGCAGCAGAAGCCGCGCGTAAAGCAAATGCGGCTGCAAAGCTAGTAATAAGCAAGGTGGAACCTTATGTTGATGCCGGTGTGGAAAAGGTGCGCGCGATGGGCGCTGCAGCAGGTAACTATGTTGCTAGCATTCCAAGAATGGCAGCCGAAGGATTGGTCGCCAGTGCTGTTATTTTAGGACAAGAAGCGGAATTGGCTATTAATGAAGCAATACGGTTAGGAACGCCCGCGGCCAAAGCTGCGGCATCGGCGGCTATCAGAGCTGCTAAATTTGCTGCGACTACAGCAATTAATAAATTAGCCGAGGCTGAGCGAGCCGCTCATCCATATATCGAAGCAGGGTTTGGAAAAGCGGCAGTAGGCTTAGAAGCTGCTGAAGCTGGACTGAGTAGCGCTGCTTCAGTGGCGAGCACAGGAGTTCAAAAAATTACATCAGGACTTGCCACAGGTTTAAGTAATCTTAGTAAGGCGATGGATGCGGCAACATCTAGACTTAACGAGTTTGCAACTGATACCGGTCAAAGTGGTGGCGCAAAAGACTATTTGGACATTGAGGAACTAATTGCTCGTGGAAAAGCACCAATCGAAAAGGAGCTTCATGAAATTGCAATTATTACTGCTAATACATCTGTTGCTATCATGTCAGCTGCATCTGGTTTATTAAAAATGAAAGAAACTATAAGTAAGGAGGATACTGCAAAAACAATAAGTATATTTTATGATGAATGTGTATACGTTGTAGATAAATCTAGACGTATTGCTGCTGCTGCCGATCCTATTATTAAAAGAGATACTAATGTAAATATCGACACCAAAAATATAAATATAATCTCAGTACAAGCAGCAATAGATGCAGCCACCACGATTGTGGTGGCTGCCGAAGAATTGTCAAGTTTCGCATCAGAATCTTTTGGACAAAACGTAGCTCCACTTATTAAAGGAACTGAGGCTGCAACAAATGGAGTTTCTCAATTAGTAACTATCGCTATAAAATCTTGTAAAAAATCTCTTGAATCAACCGATTCAAGCGTACGTTTATATGGTGAAATTCTGCTTGCAGAGGCTATAAAAATTAAGTATAGAGCTGAAACTGCAATGGCGTTGGCTACCGCCGCCATCCCCAACGGCTCTATTGCTTCTAGTGTGCCTCTTAAGAAAATTCCTGAACCTATCGTTGCTGGAACTCTAGTAGGTGCAACTCATATAGAGGCTGCAGCATCAAGTGAATCATTAAACTCTGGTTTAGACTCAATACAAAATGGAATAAATGCTTTATCTGAAATAGTCAATGAGCTTGCTGCAGATAGACCGACCAATCTGTTCGATAAATCAGAGCTATGTCCATTGGTTGATCCGAATGAGATGGAGGCAATATACATTAGAAATACGATGTTTGTACAAGAGAGGCTACGCTTAGTATTAGAAAGAATAGAAAACCGCAATGTACGTAAAATAATATCTGAGAACTTGGATAAACCCTTTACCAACTGGTATTCTAATCTCACTATAGAACAAAGCGATTACGTGTATCGTACATATCTAATACCATCTATTCCTATAGGAAAAGTGAACTATGATGATATATTTCTTAAAGCTAATACCCCACCTCAAGAAGATTATGACAAGATTTTACAAAAGGGTGGGGCTCCCACAAGTAAAGAAGAAGAGGAAGCCATAAAAAAATGTATTAACTATCCTGAAAATGTCTTTTTTCAAATATTTTGGGCTAATTATCCACATATGTTTAGAAACAAGACTGAGAACGAGCATTTTAATATGTGCGCTGATGCTTTTGCTGATATTATGTATCAAGCAATAACTCAAAATTATGGTTATTTTACAGATATAGATACCACTCTAGAATCACTCTATACAGCTATAAATCTGGCGGAGTCTAAAGTACAAAAATCATTTTTTGGTGCAAAAAATGAACTTGCTGCTGCTAAAATGGCGATGAATAGTTTCTTGCAATCACTTGATTCACAATTTTATATATATGAATGTAATATACTCTTTCCGTTTTATCTAGTTAAATATAGTATAGCCGAAAAACCAGAACGTTTTATTTTCCCCAGCATAAAAAATATAAATGGAAAATTGGTATTTGATGAAAGTCTACCCGCAAGACAGGCTACTAATCCGGTGATAGTTGCACGAACCGAGCGAAAACTAGGTATATTGATGAAATCAAAAGAATTTGAACCGTATATTAGAAAGCGTAAACAGTCTGCTATTGCTAAAAAATTTGCTGAAATTCAGAAGGCAGAGGAAATTAAGGCGCTTGTACAGTCAGAAATCGCACTGCAAAAAGATGAACAGAAGAAGGTTGCTGAAGAAATTAAGGCGGCTGAGGCTAAAGCAGAATCTGTACAAAGGCAGGTTGTTATCGAACTCGCCGCTGCAGAAAAACTTGCCGAAAAGACAACTGCAGATGTTTTGGAAGAAAGAAAGAATGAATGGCGCCTACTACAACATAAGACAATGGATGCTGCTATAAAGGCGGAGACAGATGCGAAGAAAGAGCTCGATGATAGAACAACCGAAGAAAAAGAGCTGCTTAATAAATATCGCCAGGCTTTGATACAATTTAAGATAAACGCAATTATTTATGAAATATGTAAAGCTAATGTGTGGATAAAAAGTACATGCGACACAAAAAAAGCGGCAGCGGAGGCGGCGGAGTTGGCTGTGGCGGTGGCGGACGGCGCCTGCAGGTCGGCAAAGGTTGCACGTGATAAAAGATATGAGAAATACCTTTCAACTATACAATATAGTTATGAAGCGCAGGCAGCAAAACGCACAATCGTAGAAAATAGAATATTTTTAGTAAACCTATTTGAAAAGGAGCAGGCGCGGCTCCTTAATGAAGGAGTAATAAATCAGAGTGATATTGAAAACAATAAAATTAGAAAACAGCATCCTGACTCAAAGGAACTTAAGTGGATTAATACACATATTGGGGATGCCCAAGTAGCCGCTTTGCCGGCATACCGTGAGCAGATTAGGAAAGAATATAATAGTATATTGGAAAAATTAGAGACGGAGTCACGAGAAGGATTCAGGTATTACGTACCATCTGGAACAAGACTACCTGCGGACGATGAAATAGATAGAATTATCGTTACATTGTCTCAAATACATAAATTCAAACCGTTCTTAACCGCACGGGGAAGTCCAGAAGTAGCAGCACAGGAACGGGCGGTTGCGGAGGAGCGCGAGCATGAACTCGCGGATAAATTGGCAAAAGAGGAAGAGAGGAAGAGGGTGAATCTCAGGGCTCTGACGCCAGAGGAGGCGGCGGCATACGATGCGGAGCTGCTGAAAACCGACAAGGAATTCCGCAATGCTAAATATGAAGAGTTAAAAACCTCTTATTTTGAACTTATACAGGCTAACTTTGTATATTTTATCACAGAAGCGCTTTACTCCGAAGTAAATGATATACAACACTTAGATAAAATACTTGTAGATAAAATACTTGTCGGAAAATTAGAATATGACCGAAAGTTTGCGGCTTTTCAGAAAGCAGAAACAGAGAAGAATAGAGTAGAAACTGAATATAAAACTGTATTACAAGTATTACAAGCACGAATTGCACTTATAGACTCGAAGGAGGTCGGCAAGACACGGCGGGAGATTGATGGTGCAAATTTTAAAAGAGAATGGGTTGTCCAGATGCAAAGTGAACTGTATAGACGCAGCGATGACGGTAACCGCAACAGTACAGATGGTATCATAGCAATAATGGAGAGTTGGATATCAAAAAGATATAAGACTCAGGTTGCACCATTTCAAAAAGAAATAAATAGGATTTATAATGAGCTGTACAAGGAATCTAAAAATTTTGATATACCGGATGAACTAGTAAACGAAACTATTAAAGATGCTGCTGAACTAATAAATCTATATTTGTGTAATGGACCTATGCCCGCCCGTGTCGTAAGCCCAAACCTTGTTCGCCCTCAACAACTACCAAAATTATTTTGCGATAGATATAATAATGGTAAGGGCGTTGGTATCATCCCTTTTAATATTGAGAACTATCAACCGCCGCGACCACCGTCAGCGCCGGTGTCGAAAGGGTTGTTGGGACTTGGTTTATTTGGTTTAGGTGGCTCACGAAAAGTAAGAGGTGAATCAAGTCGAAAAACATTGAAGAAGAGACGTGTGGTGTAGTTTAAGAACTTAAACCGGCTTTACTATTTTTACATAAAGGAACAATGTCACTTTATGAAAAACTCGGCGTTGAAAAAACGGCGTCGCCCGATGAACTAAAGAAGGCGTACTACAAGTTGAGCAAAAGCGCTCATCCTGACAAGGGTGGCGACCCAGAGGAGTTTAAGAAAATCAATCATGCATACGAAGTGTTGGCGGATCCGCAGAAGCGTCAGATGTACGATATGACTGGGTCCGATGACGAGCAGGGTAGACCTGGTGGCGTAGACATCAATGAAATGTTCGGCGGGCAGATGCCGTTCTTCGGTGGGCTCGGCGCAATGTTCGGTGACATGTTTGGTGGAATGGGGGGTCCGCCGCAGAGGGGAATGCGAAAGGCTCCGCGTGGACCCGATAAGGCGCAGGACATTCCGCTCAAACTCGCCGATTTCTACAATGGGCGCGAAATTCAGATTAAGTTTCACCAGCAGCGCGCGTGCGGACTCTGTAAGGCGTCAGGCGCGCTCAAAGTGGAGGATTGTGGTGGCTGCCGTGGTGCTGGAATTAAGTTAATGATGAGACAGATTGGACCCGGTATGATACAGCAGTCGACACAGCGCTGCGGTGACTGTAATGGTGAAGGCAAGCGGGTCCTGGTGGTCTGTCACGAATGCAGCGGGCGCAAATATAAGGGGCAGGAGAAGGCGCTCAATGCGCGCATCGAGCCTGGTATGGCGGAGGGTGAGAAGCTGCGCTTTGCCGGCGAGTGCTCGGATGCCGCCGAATACGAAAAGCCTGGTGATGTGATTCTGAACCTGATAAGGACGAGCTCTGATTCCGAATTCGAATGGCAGGGTAATGACCTCCACTTGAATCACAGTATTGAGATGGCAGAGGCACTGCTAGGGTTTAACATGACGATTAAAGACCATCCCAGCGGCAAAGAGCTGACGCTGACGTGGGCTGGTGGACCTCTACAGCACGATATGATTATCGTGGCGAAGGGTCTGGGTATGCCGGTGCGCGGCAAGAAAGGTGAATACGGCGACCTGTTCGTTCATATCGACGTGTTGGTCACGGTCTCAGAGCGGCGCTCAGGATGGACGGCGGAGCAGCGTGCGCTGCTACAGAAGGTGTTCCCTGAGTGGTCGGCGCCGCGCGGCACGGGTATACCGCTTGCGTTTCAGATGAGCGAATCGTAGATGCGCTTTATGGCGCGGAGCCGAGGATTAAATAGTTGATGTTTGACACTTCGTTCTCAGTTGAGTGTACAGTTAACGTACTATTAGTAACATCATACGATAAATGACCTGCTGTGCCGCTATAACCTACACGAGTCAATATAACAAAGTTGCTTTGTACCAGCAACTGGTTTATTGTTGAACCATGACAAGTACCATTTATGTTGAGAGTGCCGCGCGCGTTGTAGGGATAGATAAGCCCTGAATTGCTGATAGAACCATCGGCACCATAGAGATTTACATAATTTTCGTTGCCAGAAAGATCGTGACCTGTGACTTCTATAGACGCCTCATCGCTGTTGACAGTGGTATGAATGGAATTTATAGTAGAACCATAATTGACATCTATGTTAAGAGTTACCTCTCCGTTGCCAACAAACGCCTGTAGTTCGTTATCGTTACCTGAAATATCATGTCCGAGGAGGTAGAGTTCTGCGACGCCACCACTCGCCTTCATCTTCCCATACGCATCGTAATCATCTGAGGCCGCTTGAACATACGCCTCCGTGCTGTTGACGAGGGTATAGATAGCATTAGTTGTAGAACTATAATTTACCGTTAAGTCAAGAGTTATTTCTCCATCGCCAACAAACGCCTGTAGTTCGTTATCGTTACCTGAAATATCATGTCCGAGGAGGTAAAGTTCTGCTGTGATATCACTCGCCTTCATCTTCCCATACGCATTGTAATTATCTGAATCCACTTCAACATACGGCTGGTTGGCGCCATCAAAGGCGAAATAGGCTGATGCATCTCCGCTCACGTCATTGAGGGTAATGTAGTTATTATAATAATATTCAGATTCCTTGGGAAATCCCGCAGCATTAGCGATAATATTGCCGTTCACTGTCTCGATATTACCTTTTGTATAGACGGGGGCACCTAAGTCGTACTCATCGGCTTCCGAGCCATCTTCAGAGACTCCATCAAACGCATAGTGATTATCGGATAGGTAGACAGGCTTGTCCGAGTTAAATACGGCAAACCTTGACTCGTTAGGGTTAATAAAGCCGCTCAGAAACGTCACTGAATCATAGACGCCAACAAAATAGGCATCTACATTTGGATTCGCGCCTGGGTATAACTTGCGTCCGTTCTCACGCAGAATACGCCCCTTGGGGCACTGGTCACTGTCTTCTGTGACCTGACCCCAGATACCAACGATGTCTAGATCCTGAACCTCCGTTCTATAGGTATAAAACTGACCTGCGAATGTCTGTGTTGATATGTAGGAGCGGCGCTGTCCGCCTGGAATGTTGTCCTTGGCTCGGCTGGATGACATTTTATTATAGATGGAGGAATTTCTCGGGATGAAATAGAATGGCTCTGCTCTGGGGGCTCGGATTGGGTCTGGCTGATGCCGCGTTTTTTGGACTTGCCCGTGAAACATATTCTAGATGGACCCGGTTAAGTAGCCCGAATGCGACGAATACAGACATGCAGCGTGTATGGTTGACACTTGGCGCAGCGGGTTTTGTTGGTGGTATATTAAATCCGCTGCTATATCTATGGGCGGCGTATGGTTTGGAATCACTTGTTGAGGCACATATCTTTCGTTGCGTTGTTTCGGTCCTGCTATCGCTTTTGTTAGGAACATTCGTCTTTAAAGATACTATTAACGGATTCCGTGCGCTAGGAGTACTATTTTCGATGTTGGGGCTGGTTTTAGTGATAACTTCCTCCGCTTTTTCTCAAAAATTGACTTAAGAAAAAGGCTATATACTATATTTGAGGCGATATAGTCTAGTTGGTTAGGACAGCGGCCTTTGAAGCCGTTAGCCTCGGTTCGATTCCGAGTTTCGCCAATCTGAAATATGGACTTTTTAAGTTCACCTTTCAAATCACCGTGGCGGTATCTCTCTTTTAATTTTGATATTTAGAATATCCATTATATTTTAAATACATCGGATATTACTATATTGGTAGTTTAACCATGGCTGTAGGCGTTATTGTTGCTGACGAGAGGCTCTGCGACCTTGAATACTCCTTTTTCGTTGGTCCACGCGCATCCGCTCGCTATCGCCGCCGCCCGCGAAGAAAACACCGTGCCGGGCACGCAGCTGCCGCCACCATGGCTGTAGGCGTTGTTGTTGTTGACGAGAGGCTCTGCGACCTTGAATACTCCTTTTTCGTTGGTCCACGCGCATCCGCTCGCTATCGCCGCCGCCCGCGAAGAAAACACCGTGCCGGGCACGCAGCTTCCGCCGCCACGACGGCTGAAGCGGCGACGACGACGACCACCCACCTTGGGCATGGGGGGCGGGCTCGGGCTTGGTACTACACCACCGTTGTACGGGATATCGCCACGGAAGTTGGGGATAACCGTATTTTCAGTGTACCACTGCGGGTTGAGGCGCGCGGCGGCGAGTTCCTGAGGTGTTGTGAGGATAACCGGGCTGGCTTCGACGGGCGCCATGAAGCCTCCACGGAGCCGACGGCGACCACCGCTCGTTGGTAGGACACCGGCAGCGGCGGCGTTTGTGGCTGATAAGAGAGTGTAGCTCGCGTTAACGGGCGAGCCGCCGCCGCCGCGGCGTCTCGTGCTTCTGCGGCTCTTGCTTCTGCGGCTCTTGCTTCTACGGTTACATCTGCTGCCACCCGCCATAACGCCAGCGGCACGCTCAACCGCCGGAAGTTCGGCAAACTTGGCGTCTAGGGGTCCGAGCCGCGCGATGTCGCGGATCTCGGTCGGGAGCATCGTGCTAAATGCCGTTGGGTAATCCGCGTAGGAGGCGAAATAAGAGCCACCGCGCTGGGCTTGTTTACGACCACGAGTTGTACGCATCTTCTTATTTCTACGCAGCGATTTTCTTGTACCGCCGTGGTAAGCCGCCGTTACGCTTGCGAATTGCGCGCCCTGATTTAATGAGCCTGTTGTAGGATACGTTGGATTGCACGTTGAGCCCATCTATCTATTTACAGGAGCGAATTTATGACGCGGGGACATGGATGCCACCACCACCCATAGAGATATTCTTCTTCTTGATGGTGCCGGCGACGATATAGATGGAATTCTCGGTCACGATGATGTACTCGGTCTTCGTGCTAAAAACCTTCTGGATAGGGCTCGTGTACTCCTCCGCCGACTTAACAAGACTCTTCTCCTTCGTAACTACATCCTCACCCAAAAAAGCGTTTCCATCGCGCGTGGACACAAAGTAATCAAGCAGGATAGGCTTATCCTGGTCAATCGCGATGCGCGCGGCGTGAATCATTGTCTTCTCGGTGGGTAGATCGGTGTTTGTCGCAGGAGCCGGGGTCGCCATATGTTATTCTGGCTCTAAGCCGGAAGAGTTTCAATGACTTTTTCCGCGGGAATCTGAATAATATTGCGTGGGCTCGGGTGAGGGACCCACAAATGCTTATTTTTTGCCGGAGTTGTTGCTACGACAACAGGGGCTGCGTCCGGTTTTACAACTGAGGTCCTGATGATTTCGGTCGCATGCTTTACAAAGATCTCATTCATGTAACGGTACGCCTCCTCAATCTGCTCCAGAGACCGGGCACCCGTAATAATAATTCTACCTGTCTGGAAAGGGCTAATCGTAATTCGCTTACAATCGCCGATGGCTTCGCCGTTACCCGTCCCTTCACAGGGCTTCGGGCACAGACAGATACCTGGCGTGCTCTTCGCTGCGGCGAGCGCCTTGTTATAATAGAACTTCGTATTAACGCCCTGATAGATAGTGGACTCAAATGTACTGAATAGACCGTAGGTTTCAACGAGAATCTTATGTAGCTTCTCGCGCCTAATCGGTACACCAATGCTATAATCGCTATTCACAAGCTGCGTTTCGTATCTGTGAATATTGCGCTTGGTGGGAAACACAGTTGGGTAATTCTGTTCAACGTGCGATGCAAGCCATTCGATTGCTGCGCGACCCGTCTTATCATCAGGTACACCGGTCATTTGAACGCCACCGTTGCTAAACAATTTAATATTTACCTCCTTCCATTGCGAGTTACCAATAAGTAGGCGCACGACTAGAGAAGACTGATTAAAGAAGGTCTTCTTTACCCGTTTGCGACGGAGCATGATGTCGTTGCGACACACACCCTTTGTTTCGCCTTTGTATTCCATCTTCAGAACACCCTCACCAAGATACCAGTAGGGAATCGTGTTAATTTTCTCGAACAGAATGTCTAGACGGATTGTTGAACCCATCTGACATGTCGTTGTCATTGTGCTGATACGAAGCGGGGTAATCCTGATTTGGTCCGCCATTTCTTTGATTTTATGCGGTGGCGGTTTAAAGGGCTCAATCTTTTACATGTTTTGCCACTGAATTATCCCACGCGGCTGAGAGAATTACGGCTGCATGTTCTGTAGATATGTCACGTACCTTATATACTGCGTCAATAAATAGAGCAGCGTTGTCTAAATAATTATTCATGTCTAGCCAGAGAAGCACATTTCTACACAAAACAGCGATTGGCATTTTACACAGACCATCCTCCCAAATCATCTGCGAGCCCAGTGCTTTACGTTTAGCTAAACGCAGAATCCAGGTCTCCCACTCGTTGATATTATCCCCCGTTTGAATCTTGCAGTAGATTTGCCGCAGGTCTCCACGCAAGATTTGTAGTGTCAGGTCGGTGGGTACGTTCTCCTTTGTTATCTTGCGCTTCTCTCTCTTGAGAACGCTTTCAACCGAGTTTCTAATAATAGAAGGAGATAGGTGACCACAGAAAAAGGCAACCGCGCGCGACCTAATTGAAGAGTGGACGCGACACAGAGTGTTACATAGAAAAATATAGAGTGGTTTCGGAACCACTTCGTCGTCGGCATCGAGGAGAGCACGGAGCGAAAGCTGTGCCTGGTCTGTCATCGTCTCCACCTCATCAAAGATAACAAACTTGCGCTCGATGCCTGGCCACCGTGTACGTACGAAATCGAAGATACGCTCTCTGACGACTTCGATTGAACGCTCGTCGCTGGCGTTGAGATACAGAGAGGATAAAATGGGCGATATCTGGGGATATGTGTCTAGTGCTAAGGCATGCGCGATTGAGGTTTTACCGGTACCAGGCGGACCGTACAAAATGAGGGGTGGTAGACCGCGACACTTGTTCTTGGCTGCGGTCTCGAGCAGCTTTCGTAAATTGTCATGACCGTGCACATCTGTTAAATGAAGCGGTCTATACTTTTCTGACCACAATGAGGTCATCCTGATGAGTTTTATTGATAGTTGTATTTAAGCCCACAACGGTGACTTGCGCTCCTCCCAATCCTTTCCGTTTGGACCCAAGTGTTTACAGAACCCTGGTAGAAGAGTTGGTTTGACACCGCCAAACTTTTTTTCAAATGTGTCATCGCATACGGCGGCTGTCCGTGAAAAGGGTTGATAAAACTTTGATTTGTCAAAATAGAGTTGGAAAAAGCCGGCAGCCCGTGTTTCACCATAATTTGTATCGGAATCAAAGTCTTCTTTTTTTAGATAGACTCGACGCATCATATGATAACAAAGGTCTTTTGATAAGGGTTGTGCGCTAATAATTTCAAATAGGTTATCGGGTAGGACTGTATCGGCGTCAAAGTAGATAATCCAATTGTCCGTGTAGGCGGCATGGGCTGCTTTCTGTCCAGCCAAAACGAGCGCCGACTTGTTGAACGGTGCCCCATTTTTGTGAACCTCGCCGTTCAGAATTAATTCGACATTTTGATACGTTTTCATTGCATCAAATGTATCAAAATCAGTTGGGTCTGTTACTACATAGATCTTTTTGAAAAACTTACTATTGTGCTCAAGAGTGGTAGCCAATTTATCAGCGTAGTTAACACAAACAGTTATGCCTATTAGGGGCAGCATTGCTTCCCTTATATAAGACGTCTTTAAGTTGTAGATATACTACGTCTACCTAAAGCTCGGACTGAACGAAAATAAGTATAGAAGATGAGCGAAGAACCGAAGAAGCGTACGCGCGTCAAGAAGGAAATCGTTGTTTCTGATAATGTTATTGTTGAACCCAAGAAGACTCGTGCTTCAAAGAAGCCTGCTGTCGTAGCCGTCGTAACTCCTGATGGAATCGTTGGCTCTCTTATGACTGAAATCCGACCGCTGATTGCGCACATTCCGGTCAATACGACTAAGATTGAGGCGGAGGAGGCGACGTCGGCGGGTGCACCGAAATACGACCCCACTGTGCCGGCGCCATACGATACGAAGGATACACTTTCATTCCTGGGTGCCGAGGACCGCGGTGAATCGGTTGCTGCGAAGCTACCTGAGCCGACGAGTATAAAGGATGCGCGCCATTTTGAGGCGCCCTATAAGAGTACGCTACCGACTCACTATTCGGAACGCCTGATGGTTCAGTTTCAGGACAGCAATCGTGTTCAGAAGTTGCCGGACCGCACCGATGTCTATTGCTACTGGTGTTGCCACCCGTTCGATTCAGTTCCCTGTGTCTTACCGTCGGACATTAAGGAGACAATCTGGTATGTGTATGGGAACTTCTGCAGCCCTGAGTGCTCCACAGCCTATCTATTTCACGAGCGCCTGGATTCCAACGTTCAGTGGGAACGCTACGCTATGTTGAACTCACTCTATAGCAAAGATGTTGAAATCGCCGCCGGCGCGTGCAGCGGTATACGCTCCGCGCCCAAGCGTGAGGTTTTGCGCATCTTTGGTGGGTCAATGGATATCCGCGAATTCCGCGCTATCGTACACGAGAAGAAGCTGCGCCTGGACGTGCTGACGCCGCCGATGGTCTCCATTATTCAGACTATGGACACGAAACCGATTGACTTCTATGACCAGTCTCTGCGTAATGTGTTCGTACCGACGGAGGCGCGGCGCCTGAACGCCCCTGGTGCACAGGGCTTGCGGCTACGTCGTTCTAAGCCGATTGCTGGAAAGGAGAGCACGCTGGAATGGGTCATGAATATTAAAAAGCAGTAAAAATTGAGTCCACGTAAGTAAACAACGATATTCAAAAAGAAAATGCCGTTGTCTACTCAGGAAGTAAAGAATCTTCTAAAGGAGGTGTTTCGCCTAGTTATTGCGCTAAATAAGGATGACCAGACACAGGCGCTTTCAGCGTTCTCGTCTATTCTTGATACGGCTCTAGTTGAGACTGACGAGTATGCTGATATGCCGCCGCTTGTGGCTGCGGTTAAGAAGGAGGCTCGATATGATATGCCGGATCTGGAGTCGGTGAATGAACATGTCACGCCGGCGAATTGGAAGCTGCCTACTGCGAGCGCTCAACCAGATGATGATGTTCGCCTCATTATTACCGAGACTGAACAGCCAAAGGAGGAACTGTCTGTGATTGACCCAGACGATGAAGGCGTTGAGGCTGTTGCTCTCAATGATGATGGTATTCCTGAGGAAGAGGAGGCTGGCGTTGAGGCTGTTGCTCTCAATGATGATGGTATTCCTGAGGAAGAGGAGGCTGGAGAGGAGCCTGGAGAGGAAGAGGAGGCTGAAGAGGAGGAGGAGGCTGGTGAGGAGGAGGCGGAGGCTGGTGAGGAAGAGGATGTGGAAGAGGATGTGGAAGAAGAGGCAGTTGAGCTCGATCTCGAGCCCGTCCGCATTCGTAAGGTTATCTACTGGAAGGATGCCGCAACGGGTGACCTTTATCAGTATCTACCCGATGACGAAGTCGGTGATAAGGTCGGTTCCTACGTAAATGGTGTACCTATGTTCGAATAGTTTAGCGGTCTAAACAGATTGTGAGATTCCATTGTAATGTATGACATTGTGTACAGTATCACTGTACATGAAGCAGTAGACTGCTATTATGATATGATACGAAATTTATTCTATTTTAACAAGGGTATACGAATATTCGTAATTGTTCATTGTAATCCTTTTATGTATTCTGCACTAAAATCTAAACCTATACAACATGTTGCATTGAATCCTAATGCAACCAATAAAACCTATTTTACATACGACCTTCCAGAAGCGCACATCGATAATTATATGTACTGCTTCAACAATGGTATTCAGTGTAAATATTATATAACATATGCCTCCAATTGTATGTTTCATAAACAACTTGAGTTGTCTTTCATTGAACGTCTTTTTATAGAAGAACCTGAATATGAGGCGCAAAAATACCATACAGCAGAGCGTATGAGCAGATGGCCGTCGGTTAACTTTTTTTTGAGAAACACATACCTCATAAATCGTTTGAAAGAGCTTGGTATGGGTGAAATCTATCCGTATCAACATGAAGGGGTCGTATTTGAATCGTATATATATAAAGAGCTCGCTGATTTTCTCATTACTAATAATATTAAGAGTATGATTAAATATCCGTACGCCTGTTTTGAAGAATTACTGATTCCCACCGTCTATGTTAATATTAAGAAACAGGGACCGGTTAATATTTGCAGGCTGTTCTGGTGCCTTACACCAACTATAGAGGAGATTAAGCTGCTGGTTGAGCCGGCTGTTAAAACTATTGAGCGCAAATACGACAACGAGGTTCGCGTCTGGTTGCGTGAAATTACAAACTCATATGAGGGAACCGAGCTCTTTGAATTCGAGTTTCACGCGTAGTATATAAACCCCGACTACTATAGAACGATGGATTTTGTAAGTGGATTAACACAGACGCTCTGCAAACCACTCCTCTTGTACATTGTCTATGTGTGCGCGTTGATTCTCTATGACGTTACCCAGGGCGACGCGCGAGCGGTCCTTAAAAATACTATTTTTCTAGTATTCGGTTCACTTCTCATCTACGCGTTATGTAATGCCGGTTTTGAAACGGCTGCTTGGATTTTATTAGCCCTACCCCCATTCTTTTTTATCGCCATTCTAGCCATGCTTATCTTATCACAAATAATGAAAACGACGGTTGTGGATGAGTCCGGAACTAGTACAATAAGTAACTGGCGCTCCTGGTTTGGCGGTAAATCGCAAGAGGAGAGTGCTCTTGAGAACGTTGAACGCGACGTGGAGAAGGCGCTTGAAGCAACCGCCTCAACTTGCGCGGAACCTGTAAAAAATATACAGATGTGGAAAATGACTCCGATATCGGTACAATCGGTGGCGTGCCCCAGCTGCTCGGCGACATCGACTTCATCATGATTTAAAGAACGATAACTGTATAAGTTAAAATGAATACGGCGATTATATCATGGGCTACATGGTTGGCAAATAGCGTTATGGATACGTATACTAAAGTACGTTCTGTCTACGCGGATGTGTATCGACTGTATACGACAGAGCGTATGTGGTATATCGCCGACAACGGACAGTTCGCAGACTCCTCCTATATGGATGTTGAAGAAGGTAGTCGGTTTTGGTTATTCGATGGTTCCACTATTCTTGGGCAGGCGCACTCGATTAAAAAACGTCTAGAATACCTCAGCTGTGAAATGCGAATTGGCACTACGGTTGTAGCCATGGATGATTTTTTTGAAAATGTAAAATATGGTGGTGACGCCGTGCCGCCTTTCGCCGTTGTTATGGCTGCGTTCATGATTTCCGAGAAAAAATTCTATCCTTGGACGCGTGCACATTTTAAAGTGTTTTTGCGTGACGGCGAAGAGCGTGAATTTGATGGAAGCCCGTAAAAAACCTTGTGTAAAAATAAATGTCTTCTCTGGTTCGGTCACCATCGCAAGTTGATACGCGTACAAAGTTCTTACTGGCTATCGCGTCCACTGATATCTTCGAAGTTATGGGTCCTATATCCGCAATTATGTCCGAGTCTGCGTTTAATACCAACGTGTGCCCCGAGGGCGTGAGCAGCGGTAGCCTTCTGCGCGATTTAGGTAAATCTGTAACTACGATTGGCTCCGGTAGTCTTCACACACAGACCTTTCGCTTAGTTCAACAGCAGAATGGCGGCGGCTCGGAGGGTGTTAATCTAAATCAGCCCATATTCTATGTGCGCGTTTGGTCAGCAAATCCGGCGGCAAATCCAGTGACAGTCGCGCGCATTGGTTAGCCCCTCAGGTTTGTTTTTAACAATAGTTTAAGAAGTATTGTTAAAAACATAGGTTGCTTCGCTTATGAGTCGCGAGGCGCAGAGCCAAAGGTATACGTGTAGAGTCCGTTAGTGTAATCTTCTGAAACTTTGTTCGCAATAACTACGTAACCAGCAGTGAGTTGGTCGCCGTTACCTTGCTCGCTTTGTCCCTTGGTATAGACAAATGTAATCAAATCATTCTCGCCGCCAACTAAGCCAAGGCGTAACACCCTACCCATGTCAACAGTTGTTGATGTTATACCATTGAACTTGTCGCGCCCCGATGGGTTGTTCAGGATTGAGCATACTGATGCCAACTGCTCTACATCTTTCGCGAGATAGAGACTCTTTGAAACATTGATACAGTTGGCAAAAACTGACTGGAGGTTGGCTTCGGAGAAAATATATGGTCCGTAACCCCAATTGAAAATGAATTGAGGCTTGACCTCCAATGCGTTGGAGGTGCTACCCATCACCTGCGGCTCGACAGCGCCCTCAGGCTCGTCTTGGTTAATCTTGCTGGCAATACAGACGTAACCCACGCTATGAGCGTCATATCTAGGCTCACCTAAGCTACCAAGATTACCTGTACGCTTGATGAGGCGGAAAATTAATATATCGTTATCACCGCCGACAAGTCCAACACGAATCGTCTTGCCCAAATCAATTGATGATGTTTCATTTCCATTCATTTCTACAAAATTCTCTGTATGATTACCATCTAACGGAGTTAGTACGTTATTGGATAAGTCTACTATATCTCTAGCAAGATATAAACTGTCAGAAACCTTTGTTACGGATGAGAGGATTGATTCAAGCGTTGCTGCGGAAACAACTTTAGGTAAGTAACTTCCGTTATTCAAAAAGGGCTTTCTAGACCGGTTGTTAGGTGTCGTGCCAAGAATGCGGCAATACAGAGAAATACTATATGTAGTACCCATCTTGTTTCCCGTAACAACGTAGCAGACATTGGGGAAATGATTGGGACCGCCAGCGCTATCCTTATTACCCGAGCGCTTTACTAGGCGCATTGTTATAACATCATTGTCACCACCAGCGACGCCGATGCGAATCGTCTTACCCAAGTCAACCGCGGTGAATTCCTGATCGGCAAAGTAATAGGAATCGAGTCCATCCAATGTTGAAAGAACTGAGTCAAGGTCGGCGCGTGTCTTCGCAATGTAAAGAGAGTCGGAGACTTTGGCGAAGCCAGAAGACAAGAGTGAATCAATATCCGATTTTTGGAAGCAATAGGTATCGGAATCGAAGGTGGTTAGGAATTGCTGGTCGGGCTGCGCATAGAATGTTCTTCCAGCAGGGATCTTGACCGCCTTCGTTGCGTAGCGAACTAATGAAGTCATAGTATACTTAGAGAAAAGATTTTAAATTTGGACGCGTGCGTTACTTCAGCTAAGACGGGTTGGTCCACAGAACATGTAAAAGCCGCGCGCGCATTGGTTAGCCTGGTACAATTTTGTAAAGTAAAAATAAATGAGTTCCATGGTTCGGTCGCGTTCGCAAATCGATGTGCGTACAAGGTTCTTATTGGCGATTGATAACGTCCCTGTTAGAATTGTAACTGGTTCTGTTTCTGCTGTAATGACAGAGGCTGCATTTTCTAGCGCAACGACTGTAGATGACACAGTCGGAGCAGGATACTTGTTCCGTGATCTGGGTAAATCGATAACAACGGTTGGTTCTACCGGTCTTCACACCCAGGTATGGCGCTTGGTTCAAATTCAGCAAGGTGGTGGTTCAGAGGGTGTTTTTCCAAATTCAGCTACATTCTTTAGATGCTATATCCTCGTTTGGGCTGCGAACCCGGCTACTAACCCAGTTACAGTCGCGCGCTTCGGTTAAATATATTCATATATAGTAAAAAATGTCCGTATCACGTTCATTTTCCGCTGTTCAGTCGCGCACTGCGTTTTTTTTGGCAATTAGCACTACAGATTATTTTCGTCCCGAAGAAGATGCCGTCATTACCGACCTGATGCTCGATAGTGATTTTATAGAGCGGACACAAGGACCGCCTCCTGGTGCATCAAGTTCGGTCTATAAAGACCTCGGTAAGACCATCGTGACTACGACTGCTTCCGGCTTATCGTACGCAACCTATCGTCTCGTTCAGCGCCAACTCGGTGGTGGCTCAGAGGGCGTGCCTGCAACGGAGTACGACAACGGTGTGTTCTACATTCGCGCGTGGTCCGCTGACCCTGTGGCGAGCCCGGTCACAGTTGTACGCATCGGCTAATTACATACGCTGATTTACATTCGGTCTGTAGAGAACCTCCTTAATGTTGAGAGACTCATCGAGCAGCGCAAGGTCCTTAAGATCGCCGCAATCACCGTTCTGATTCCAGATCTTGATAATATGGAATCCCTTCTTTGGGCTGATGCTGACACCGATAATGCGGTTTTCGACAGGGCGCTTACTGATGAGGTCCAGAGTCGCCGCTGCCATGTAACGCTGATAGAGTTCACATGACATGCTCTGACCAACCTTGATACAGTAACTGCCACCACGAATGTTCATATGATTCTCCCAGAGAGGCGGGTGCGGGTCGCGCATAAAGAACCACATACCGTTGTTAAACTTCTCCGTGCCAATAAGCGCTACGGCTCCCCAAAGAGTCTTATAATTACTAAATGAAGCCACTTTCTTATACGAGTCTTCATTCCAATTCTGGTCCTGTGTATCATGATAGTACAGCGACCAAGGTCCTGTAGGAAAATCCTGCGGAACATCGGTTGTCATTGTTGTTTTTAATTTGTGGTTACGCTTAAAGTCCTGCTCAACTTTTTGCGTTTCCGCTGTGAGATTGCTTGGACGGGGCTGGGGCTAAAGCGAGCTTGATTTCGCCGAGTCCAGCGACCGAGTACTCGATGATGATAGGGTAGTCGTTCTTGAGGTAGATTGAGATGTCGGAGCAGAGGGACGTGCACTTGGTAAAGAGAACTAGATGTTTTAGAAGGAAATTGCCCTGGACAATTTCAGTGTGTGATTTGGATACGGACATGCCCTGACCGACTGAGAAAACCGTCTCCTGCTCGGCAAAGTCGCCGCGGCACTTCAAAATCAGCTGATTGGAGGCGCTTGTGATTTCGACTGTCTCACCGAGCGTGCCCATGTCACGGATGATTTTCTGGAAGTCCAGAGACGGCATCGTGATGATAGCCGAGAACTGTACCGGCGGAATCTCAATCGGATTGATATCCAGTTCGATGAGATTCAGATTGAAGGTCGTCTCCATCTGCTTCTCGCCGTTGAGGATAACGATACCCATCTTGGTGGTGTCGCGGCGCTCCATGAACATGACGAGTGAGTCGTTATTTGACATGGTCTTAACGAGCTTGAACAGATTAATCATGTTGATGCCCAGGATATGCTTCTGGGGGCACTTGTACTCATCAAAGCGGTCGGCGTGCAACCTTAGGTGAACTAAAACGGTGTGGGTACCGTCCATCGCCATGATCTTGAGACCATTCTGGTCGATTTCGATATTGGCTTCCGTCAAAATCTCTTTTAGCGCCTCGCATAAAGTACGGATGGGGGCGGCTTTAACTGTACGAATCCGGAAGAGGTAGTCGCCGTTCGGGTCCATTTGTCTAAAAAGTGTTCTTAACGCGCGTTTAAGCACTGAAACAGAGCAAACGCACGTAGTTAAAAAAGCCGGAGGGGAGGGTGGTCCGAAGTTTACGCGCGGGTGTTCTTCGACTTGGTGGGGCTATTGTTCTTTGCCGTCTTGCGCCAACCCAGCATAGTGTAGAGTCCGTAGAGCGCCAGGGGCACAACGGCGGACTGCGCGTTCGCTACAAACGAACCCATAACAGCCGGGGCGAATCCGCCAACCTTGCGAGTCTTGCGGTTGCGTCTGCTGCCACCAGCCGGGCTGATATAAGACGTAGCCGCCATCGGCGGGCGGACCCAGCCGGGTACAGGCTCGCTGGAGATTGCCGGCGCATTGGATGAGGGTTGTAACGCGGACTGATTGAAATACTCGGCAGGGGAAAGGTAGCCGGCACCACGAGTACGTCTATTGCTTCTTCTTACCATCTCTATTTATAGGAGGGAAATGAATCTAAAGCAGTTTTTGTATTTGAAAATAGAATGTTTGCATCCTTTTTTCAAAAAGTTCTAAAAACATGTGGTTTGTGGAGAAAGGACGAGGAGTTGGTTTTACTTTATGAACCGAGTGGGCGAGCAAAAGATTATGAAATTATAACTGTACGGAATGAAAGCCATAATAAAACGGATACCACGCTGCCCACCATAAATCCGTTACCTGCACTCATCAGTGATTTCTCGACGAAATAAAAGAACGCCAGGGGCATGATTAAATACGACAGCAGTACATAAAAGAGCATTGTGCCGATAAACGCTTCGAATCCTTTCATTGTATATTATATGTATAGTTATTTATAGTTGGCATTTAAAACGGTGTACCGTTATATTTAACAATGACACCAATAATATATGTTTCTGGTGGTGCTCTAGGCGATTTAATCCACCAACTTTCAATTATTAATGAAATGTATATAGAAACACAAAGAAAGGGAGTTTTATACGTTAGAGAAATGCCTGAATTTTGTTTTGATTTAACTACTACATATAACGACACTTACAGCCTAATTTCTAAACAAGTATATATAGATAAGTATGCTATATGGCAGGGTCAGAACTATGATATAGATTTAAGTATTTGGTTTGCTTCTCCTTTACGTTTTAAGGCTAACTTTCAGAAAATATATAATTATGTATATAATATTGACTGGGCTATGAATCCATGGTTAACATGTGACACTACAAACCAGCGGTTCGAATCAAAAATTATCTTCTGTTGCTCCAGCCGCTGGTATAGATTTCCTGATAAAATTAACTTTAAAAAGTTCTTTGCTGATCTCGGTATAGAAAATATTGTGTTCGTTACTCAGACCATCAGTGAATACAATAATTTTTGTGAAACAACGGGTATAATTCTAGAGCTGTATATTCCACCTTCGATAGATGATTTTATTACCTGTGTTAACAGCTGCTCACTCTTTATAGGTAATTTGTCATCTCCTTTAACATATGCGTACGCATTGCATAAAAATAGAATCTGTCTTTTAAGTCGTCATTGTTTAGATAATATACATTTTATTGGCTTAACGTTGCCTCATAATGAATTATTGCTAGAGTATAACTAATTTGTCGTCTACGCAACCTCTTCAATCAAATCCGACTTGGGAAAACGAAAGCGCGGGTGCTCCTCGGAATTTTCAGCCTTTTCACCAACCGCTAAGAAGACACAGGGTGTCAGCGTCTTGGGTAACTTCAATAGCTTAGCAACCTCCGTTGAGCTAAAACCCTCCATAGGGCAACTGGCGATCTGCTCTTCGGCTGCGGCGGCTAGACCGAAACCCAGTGCAATATATGCTTGCTTAGCTGCCCATGTGGTTCTGTCTGGTAAATTTTTAAGAAATCCCATTAGCATGCCGCGCATAGACTCGGCGCCTGTCGCTGATAGATACTCTTCGGCGCGCGTTTCAAGATCCGAGCGGGCGCAGAAAATATAGAGTGTATCGCATTCTGCGACTTGAGGCTGATTATAACTAGCAGCCTTGATTTTCTCTTTCAGCTCCTTGTTCTTGACAGCATAGACCTTATAGGGCTGGAGTCCGAAGGAACTCGGCGCGTTTATAATAGCTTTCGTAACGTTAGTTGAATCGACGGATCCACCAGTAAAATGCTTCTCGGCGCGGCGCCACTCAAGATTCTCAAGGAAAGATTGTGAACCACCCATTATAGTGTAAACTTAGCGGGGGCGGCTTTAGATTGGATTTCTTCTAAAAATTGACATGAGGGTGGGGACTTGGGGTTTTAGCAACAAGTAATAAAATGACCGACGTTTCTGCCTACAAGAAGCATACGCACAGGGAGCACATTCTGGAGCTGCCCGACACCTATATTGGCTCGATTGATACTCACGAGGAGGACCGATGGATTTGGGATGAGGCGGCTGGGCGCATGGCATGGTCGCACGTTCAGTTCTGTCCTGGTTTCTACAAGCTCTTTGACGAGGTTCTGGTGAACGCACTGGACCACCGTGTTCGCCTTCTAACGACTGCGGCTGGTGCAGCCGATGTGGTGCCCGTTAAGAACATCTGGATTACGCTTGAGCCTACGCGTATTACGGTGCGCAACGATGGCGACGGCATTCCTGTCGGCGTCCATCCTGAGTACAAGATGCACGTTCCTGAGATGATTTTCGGTAACCTGTTGACTTCTTCCAACTACAACAAGGAGGAGGAGAAGACGGTCGGTGGCAAGAACGGTTACGGCGCTAAGCTGGCTAACATCTTCTCGTCTGAGTTCCGTGTCGAGACGGTGGACCACCGCGCGGGCAAGAAGTACAAGCAGACGTGGGCTAAGAACATGACGTCGGTCTCCAAGCCGTCCGTCACGGCTGGTAACGCGAAGCCCTATACGGAGATTTCGTACGTTCCGGACCTGTCACGCTTTCACTGGCTCCTTCCTGCTGTCACGGAAATTCCCACCGACATGCTTGCCGTGATGCGGACTCGCGTCATGGACGCGGCTGCGTGCGCGGGCAAGGAGTGCAAGGTTCATCTGAATGGCAAGCTTATCGCCGTCAATACGTTTCAGAAGTACGTCGCGCTCTACCTCAATGAGGACGAGCGCAAGTCTGTGGATTCTGAGGGCGAAAAGAAGAAGCTGCTCGCGTATGAGAAGGTGGGTGAGCGCTGGGAGGTGGCTGCTGTTCTGACCCGTTGTCTTCACGGCGAGGTCGTGCCCGATGAGCGTCACATCTCCTTCGTAAATGGCATCGCGACGCGTCGTGGCGGCAAGCACGTGGACTACGTTGTGAAGTCGGTGCTGGGTGACTTCTGCGAGTACGCTAAGAAGAAGAAGCTCGACGTCACGCCGGCTATGCTGAAGGACTCTGTTGTCTTCTTCATTAACTCCACCATCGTAAATCCGTCGTTCGACACGCAGACCAAGGAGACCCTCACGACTCCGCTTACGAAGTGGGGCTCTAAGCCTGAAATCAGCGCCAAGTTCTGCGACGGACTGGTTAAGATTGGTCTTCTGGATGAGGCGCGAGCGGCACTTGATGCGAAGAACGCTCGTGACAATAAGAAGACCGATGGCAAGAAGCGCTCCTCTGTTCGTGGTATTCCCAAGCTGGAGGACGCCACGTGGGCAGGTACCGCAAAGTCAGGTGAGTGTACGCTCATTCTGACGGAGGGTGATTCGGCTGCTACGACTGCCATCTCGGGTCTTAAGGTTGTGGGGCGTGAGCGTTTCGGTGTCTTTCCTCTACGAGGCAAGCTGTTGAACGTCAAGGATATCAGCTCGGTCAAGAAGACGGCAAACGCCGAGCTGACGCATATTAAGCAGATTCTTGGTCTCGTTCACGCAAAGGTCTACAACGATGTTAAGCAGCTGCGCTACGGTCGCATCATGATTATGACCGATCAGGATGTGGATGGGTCGCACATCAAGGGACTGCTCATCAATCTGTTTCACACGGATTGGCCGTCGCTGCTTCACCTGGATTTCATCTGCTGTATGATGACCCCGCTGCTCAAGGCAACCAAGGGCTCGAAGACTCTGTGTTTCTACTCTGAGCCCGAGTTTGAGACCTGGCGTGACGCGCAGGAGGATGGTTCGCGCGGCTACAAGGTGAAGTACTACAAGGGATTGGGCACGTCTACGGCTGTGGAGGCTCGCGAGTACTTTGCGCAGATGAACACGCTGGACTTTGAGTGGGATGCTACGGCAGACCAGAACATCGACCTCGCGTTTTCCAAGAAGCGCGCCGATGACCGTAAGACGTGGCTCACGTCGTATGACAGGAAGCGACAGCTCGTGGTCAAGCCTGGTGGGTCGCGAGTGGGATATTCGCGGTTCATCAACGATGAACTCATCCACTTCTCATCCGCCGACAATATTAGGTCTCTGCCGTCAGTTCTCGATGGTCTCAAGCCGTCGCAGCGCAAGATTCTCTGGGCATGCCTGAAGCGCAATCTGGTGTCCGAAATCAAGGTGGCGCAGCTCGCGGGCTACGTTTCTGAGACGGCAGCGTATCACCACGGTGAGGCTTCTCTGACCTCAACCATTGTGGGTATGGCGCAGAACTTCGTTGGCTCGAACAATATTAATTTGCTCTATCCTGGTGGTCAGTTTGGCTCACGGCTGCGTGGTGGTCAGGACTCGGCAAGCCCGAGGTATATCCACACGCATCTGGAGTCTATTACCAGGGCAATCTTCAAGAAGGACGATGACGGAATCCTGAAGCAGCTTGATGATGACGGGCAGCTCGTTGAGCCTGAGGTCTACTATCCGGTGCTGCCTATGATTCTTGTCAACGGCTGTGTAGGTATCGGCACGGGTTTCAGCACGGACATTCCGCAGCACAATCCGCTGGACCTCGTTGCGGCTCTGCGGCAGCGCCTGGCTGGTTCCGTTTCGACGCTTGCGAACGTAAAGCTCAAGCCCTGGTGGAACGGATTCCGTGGACAGGTTGTTGCGGCAGCAGACGGCAAGGGCTGGACTGTCAAGGGTCAGTACACTTTCGCCGACGATGAGGCGGCACACGTCCACGTGACGGAGCTGCCTGTTGGCACGTGGACTCAGGACTACAAGGAGTTTCTGGAGGATTTCATCAGCGATGACAGCGGCAAGGACAAGAAGCCGCTGCGCGATGTGGAGAACAACAACAACGACTTGGATGTTAACTTCACGCTCAAGATGGACCCTGATGCGTACCATGAGGCGCGGGCGTACGCCGAGGAGTTCGAGAAGCGCTATCGTCTCAACTCCGCCGTCCGTATCTCCAATATGGTGGCGTTTGATTCCACCGGTAAGATTCGTCGCTACGAGAATGCCGGTGCTATCATGGAGGACTTCTACGGGGCGCGGCTGGACGCATATGAGCGGCGCAAGACCTCTGAGCTGCAGCGCATGGATGCCGAGCTGCTCGAGCTGCGTGCGCGACTCAAGTTCATTGAGGCGATTCTCAATGGAGCGCTCGTCGTGGCGAACCAGGAGGACAGCGTTCTGCTGGCGGGACTCAAGGGGCTGGCGCTGCCGCCGATTTCTGCGCCGGACTTTGTGGATGACCTCAAGGCGTATGAGTATCTGCTCCGTATCCGCATTGACCGCATCAAGGCGACGGCGGTTGAGGAGCTGCGTGAGCAGGTGGCAAAGCAGAAGGAGGAGCGCGATGTGTTGGCGTCAAAGTCAGCGGAGACGCTGTGGCTAACGGACCTGGAGTCCTTCATGGTGTCGTATGATGCGTTCTGCGCGAAGAAGGTGGCTATCGCAGCTGAGGCGCAGAAGACGCAGGGTCCGGCGAAGAAGAAGGTGGTCAAGAAGTAAATGCTTAATTTGTAAATCCCTGGTTAGCTCCAATATATATAATAAAACATATAATATACCCGATTTTTAGTTTAAACTTAAAGCGTTTGTTTGTGTAATAAATACATATGAAAATTTTAATCGAAGTCGGTGCTTTTGATGGACATGATAGTTTAAGATATCATGAAAACGGCTATCGTGTATATACTTTTGAGCCAAAAAAAGATTTGTTTCAAGCTCTTGTTGATAAAACAAAACATCTAACAAACTATACAGTAATACCTAAAGCAGTATCATTAGAAAATGGAGAAACAATATTTAATATATGTAAAGATGGTGGTGCAAGTTCTATTCTTCCTTTTAGACCTGATAGTGAATTAAATCTGACTTGGTCGGAAAAACGTACCGATATCCACTTTTCAGGCATCTCCTATAATGTTCAAACTACACGTCTTGATACATTTATAGAAGAAAATGGGCTACAAGATACAATTATTGATTTTATACATATAGATGCTCAAGGTGTTGATTTAGATTGTCTAAAAAGCCTTGGATTATATATTAGAAATGTACTAGCATGTGTAGTTGAAACTGTTAAAGATGTAAATAAAAGTATTTATATTGGTCAAGAAGATAATACCTTAGATAATGTTACAATTTTTTTATCGAATAATGGCTTTAAAATAACTTCTGTTCAAAATAATGATATGACTGATTGTGAATATAATGTATTTTTTGAAAAAATATAGTATCTTTCACTTTATCTACGTAGAGGCGGCGTCTTCTTATAACTCATCGCGAGCCAGTATGTCTTCTTAAGGATGGGGACCAGTGGCTGTGGTGGGCAGACAGGCTTGTCACTATAGACAAGCATATCTTCGGCAGGTAGCGTAATTAGTTCGACATGAAAGTTGCTGGGCAGGTCGCGTAGGAAGGCGTTCGCTGTAGATATTGTCATTTTCAGCGTAAAGTAGTCGTACGTGGTGGTCTCTTCATGTAGAACATAGGCGATGTCCTTGTGATAACCGAGACGGTAGAGTTTTTCTCTGTTCATCAGTGTAACATACGGTCGTGTGCCTTTTGGGCTAGCTACAACAATATGTAGTAGAGTCATTTTGATGATTTGCTCATTGTGGTTTGGCGCACTCAATTTTACTGAAAAAGTTTTTGTTTTGTTTTTATTTTGTTTTGTCGAGGCGCTGCTTTACGCCGAATCGTATCCACGGTCCTCGCTAAGGAAGCGGTCGAGCTGGTTCTGACGGCAGCGGATGGTGTCGACTTCGAGAAGCGTTGCTGGGTGCCAGCGCAGGAAGCCGCGCAGGGGGTGCCGCTCGCACTGACCGATCCGCACCAGTAGCCCGACGGGCTTTGGCTCAGCGGGTGCTGGAGCAGGGTTGATGGATTCACCGCGCTCGAGCATCTCGAAGGTCTCGCGCAGGACCCAGAGCGCGTGACACTCGTCGTCAAAGGCGGGGATGTCCAGAGAAGAGGAGGAGGAGCGGTCATCCTCATCCGACATGTCGTCCTCCTCCTCGTCCTCCTCGTCCTCGTTGCTGGGCTGTGCTACACGCTCGTGCTCGGTCGGTGCATGACGGCAGTAGGGGCACGACTCATTCGTCATCAACCAGCGCGCTACGCAGCCCAGGTGGAACTGGTGACCGCAGCTCAGGGTCGCGGAGCCCGTCGATGCCGCGATGGCGTCAAAGCAGATACTGCAGTCCATTTCTTTGATGGATTATAGCATTGGGTCTGAGATGGTGTTAGAGGGGTTGAGTGATTTCAATTTTTTTCAGATTTCAACCAACTGCGAATATCCTTGTTGGTCTTGAGCGCCCGTATCTCCTTCTTAGTAAACAGACCTGCACCCGTGTGCTCATCCTGTTTCAACATTGGTGTATGGTTGCCGTTTATCGTACCCATCCAGTACGTGGACCTTCCTATTTCATAGGGACCGGAGTCAATCGTATAGTGTATTGTTTCGAGAAATCCGGTCTCTTCTTTGACTTCGCGCGTCGCGGTCTCCAATAGATTTATGTCATGGGGCTCGGCGTGACCTTTGGTGAATGACCATTTACCGGTGAACCGGCTCTGAACCAGAAGATAGCGGTCGGCTGACTGTAGAATTACACCAGCACGTACCTCTTCTGTAGTACAATTATTCATTAACCCCATAAGAATTAAAGATAGCATTCCAATTGGCATCTTTAATTCTTATTGTATATTATTCAATTTTAGCATAATTAGAAAAAGTTTGGCATCGGCTTGGACTTGGTGCCAGATTGACTTATATTTACGGGGTGTGACATCGGCACCGGCATGTTTGACGCATCGTGTAAATAGGTCTGGTACATAGAAACTTCACTAACTATCTTCGGTGCGCACCACTTAGCGACGTGATTATTTAGATCCTGAATCTGCTCCTTAATTCTTGTAGGCTGATTCTTGCCGTAGGTTAAATACATGGAACGCATCACGATTAATAGTTCGTCGGTTGACTGGGGGTCTATGAGGTATTTGCCGTTTGAGTCGTCGTATACGGTCTTGCGTACAAGGTTTTGTACGATTTGGACATTTTCGGGTGAAAAAAATGTTTGGTTAAGCGCGTTCGGCTCCCAGTTGCCGCGAATCATGTCGGCTTTCGCAGCAGTGTCTCCGGTAGTTCTCCATCCGAACCCTGGCAGCGCGGCTGTTCCGGCACCGGGACTTTGCTCAAAGTTAACACGTCCGTTGTTGAGAGACATGTCTATCCTACTCTTCTGCTGCGTTTTCTACGGATTTGGTGGCGCGTTTAATTTTCGCATGCGCTAGTATAGAAGATGTCCTCAGTTACACGTGGTCTTAAGAATACAGAGCAGGGTAATGCGTACTTTATCAATATAACAAATGTGACTCGGTACCAACTTCGTGATGAGACGGGCTTACCTTACACAAGCACTAATAACTATCCAAAAGGTGTTGGTCCTGGTCCCTGGGCGGCGGGTGAACTCGTGTTGCGCGATCTCGGCAAGACCATCCGTATTCCTGGAAACGGAGACCAGACCACGTCGGCGGGGAACAATCAGCGTGTTTTGCGTAAGGTCCAGCGCCTTGACGTTAATGCGATGACAGTACTACCTACCAACTTTGTTGGACTCAATGAAGGCGTTGGTGGTAGTTCTGGTGATGGTGCAGCTGGGTTTGAGACATTTTACATTGAACTCAATGCTGGACCCAATTCAACGGGTGGCGGTGAGACCGGATCACCAGCGCGTTGGGCTCGTCTGGCTATGTAATTTGACAGAGTTTTATATTTTAAGGTCTTGGTCTTTTTGACTTGACCTGAAAAAATAAGGCGCGCTTAATAGAGAGACTAAAATGGCGTTTTCCCCGGAGACCATGAAAGTTTTAGAGAACGTCTATTGGGTTGTTAGCGTCTTCATGCTCGGTATCGGTGTCTACATTATCTGGAAGCAGGGTAAGCAGGTTGAGTCTATTCTGCTTACAATCATCGGTTTTACCGCGATATTTTACTACTGGATAAAATGGTTCAAGATTAAGTCCAAGGATGACATCTGGCCTCCTTACGTAAGTCCTTGCCCCGACTATTTGACGCTGGTGGCGCCGCAGACCACGGGTGGCACGGAGGCAGTGTGCATGGACTTTGTTGGTGTAAGCCGTCAGCCGCTAGTATTCAAGAAGGCGAAAGCGAACCAGATTCCTCAGGCGAGCGACGCCGACTTCGCTGACTTTGTCTTCAAGTTGGACAAACGCACAGGGGGCATGACTCCCGACGATTTCAACAAGTCCGTCTGCCTCATGGTACAGTCCAAGGGTCTGAGCTGGTCTGGTGTTTGCGAATAGGCTTTGTATACTTTTTACTCTTAAACTGAAACGTTAAGAATATAAAGAACACGGACAGAAATTTGGTTAATGGATAGCCAGATCCACCAGGAGTTTTATAACACGATACTTGAATGGGCTAGACAGCCGGCGCCTAGGTCGCCGCCTGCTGTATTTCTATACGGTCCACCTGGTATCGGAAAAACAACGCTGGCTCATCGTGCTTTAGAAGATGCCGGTCTACGTGTAGTCGAATGGAATGCGTCACAACACAGACACAAAGCTGCAGTATCTGAGGCGTTGGAGCCACTTCTTCAGAGTTCAAATATCACTGACTATTTTCATGAAAAGGGTCACCGGTCTTTGGGTATAGTGCTTGACGAAATCGATGGTATGTCTGTGGGTGATAAAGGTGGTCTATCTGAGTTGCTGCGACTCGTCAAAGAATATAATGGCTCGAACGCTATCGTCTGTATCAGTAACGAGTGGCAGGAGAAGCGCTACGCGGGCTTTCTGCGTTGGTGCAAGGCACTTCAAATCTGTGTTCCGACGCCTAACGACATCATGCCGATTATATTAAGCACTCTTGGTGCTGATAAGGTTGAAATAGAGGAGGCGAAGGTCTTAGCGAATGAATTACAGCGGACTCATAGTGGAGACTTGCGTAAAATTATGCAATCACTACACGAAATGGCTCCCGAATTCAAACGCGGTCGTATGTCGTTGACTGAGATGCGTGAAATTCTGCGCGACGGACCCGTGGAGCGTTCTTCGCTGGGGACTAACCGAGTGCGTCGCTCGGAGACAATTAAGACGGCTCTAAACAATCTTTTAACGGGTAATATGGACACGTACGCGGAGATTCCCTTGAATAATAACGACCTTAACTTGGCTGGACTTCATCTCCACGAATCGCTTCCCAAGTGGTTGAACAAGAATGAGAAGGACACTCGGCGGGCGTTTCAAGTCTATTCGGAACTCATGAATCCTATTACTACATCAGACAGACTCGATTACTATACATTTTTCTATCAGCACTGGTCTCTATTCTCGCTAACATATCAGGTAAAACTTCAATCTGTCAATATACGTTTATTTGAAGGAGACGACCCTCTTATCGTGCGTGATAACGATACATCTGTAAAATGGACCGATTCCGATGTAGCCTATACAGCGGTCTTGTCTAAACAATCGTGGCTGTACAATCAGTTTCGGTACCTATGTGAGATGCGTGAAATCATACAAAAAGAATATCCATTATATGATGGTGGAATAGAGGGTGTTTTTTGGATTGGTGGCTTAGCGCTGCGCAATCGCCGGCTGGGTGGGGTGGCGAGTGTTGGTGCGGGGGCGGATCCTTCGCGTTTTGAACGCTGCTTGAAAGCGCTTGAGCTACCAAAACCGGTGGCGATGCCGTTTGAATAAAATTGATATTCGGCTTGCTGGATTGTAGACGGGCTAAAATGGATTGGGACGAGTCGCGTATGGCGGAGCCATCTCTGCTCAAGTATAATGTACATACGCCATTGCAGTCGCTGTCAGTAGACAAGATAAAGCAGCTTTCAGCGGCGACTGCTCTTCCTGTCGGGCTTATGCTATTCAATCTTCACGGAGATATGAATATTGGGATGTCAATCAGAACAGCCGTGATTCTCGGATGCTCTGATGTATGGGTTGTTGGGCGGCGACGTTATGACCGACGTTCGGTCGTGGGAGCGGTACACTATATCAATATTCATCGTTTTCCTACGGTTCAGCCCTCCTACTTTGCTGAGAACCGGCTGATTCCGATTGTGATTGAGCAGGGCGGACAGGCGCTCGAAGAGTTCTCATTCAAGTCTATGCTGCCTGGGCACATTGAGCCTGGTTGGCGCGTAGTATTTATCGTAGGTTCAGAGTCCTTTGGACTACCTGCTTCGTTTATGAAGGCTCTTGCTGCGCCTATTGTGACGATTAGCCAATACGGTGTAATTCGTTCCCTCAATGTAAGCGCGGCAACAAGCATTGTCTTATACGAATATAGTAGGCAGTGGCGCGCGTCAAGGGCGGTTTAAAAAATTGAAGCATTCATACATGATTTTTATATGTGTAGTAAAATGCCTACAACCTATAATATGTCGCGAAGCCATGCTCGGTGGACTAATAGCGAATGCGTAAAAATGCTTATATCGATTAAGAGGGGGCAGTCGCTTAGTGAGATTGCTATCGAACATGGACGAACAAGGGGTGCTATTACCGAGAGACTAAAGTTGATTGCTGTCGACTATTATGATGAGGAGTTTAGCATCAAGGACATTAGAAAGTACACTGGTCTGACTGTGAACCAAATCAAAACGGCTGTCATTACGGTCTATACCAAGAAGCACGTTACGGCGTTTATTAACGCTAAATTTTGTAACCAGATTCATTAAGCCTTTAATTCTGACTGATAGACAAGATGGTGTACATGCAATGGGTTCTTTCGCCCAATACGATAGGCGCGACCGATAATCTGTTTTTCCATTTCGCTAGTCATCTTGTGAAATAAAAAAACATCGGTAGCACTGATGATATTTAATCCGGCGCCGACGTGGCGCGAATTGAGAAACAGGACGCGGAAACTACCTTCATCGAACGCTGAAAGTATATTAGAGATGCGTGCGGTGGACCCATTAATGGCTGAGAATTTAATATCACGGCGGTTCATCTCATTTTCTAATTGATTAAAGGAGGCGTCAAATTCACTGAAGAGCAGAATTTTGGCTTTCGGATTTGCTTCAACAAATTGTAGAAATTCTTCCAATTTTGTTTTTGGACCATCGGTCGGCTGAACAATTACATTTGCGGACTTATTTACTACGTGTAGTTGTGATACACTTGTTATACCTCCGCGGCAGAGAGGGCAGACTGGCTGCCTCTTTAAAGACTCGCAAAGGCACGAAAAGCAGAAGACGTTCTTACAGCAGGGTGTTAGAGTGGGTGTCTCTAGGTCCGAATAACAGATGGGACAATTTGTAGTCTCAATTTCACCCATACGCTTCTCAATTGTCTCAATGCGTGCTTCTAGCGACTGAATTTTCAGTTCCTGGGTCTCAAGTGATTTCTGTTTTGCTGCTTCGCTAGAATACTCCAACGTTTTGTTGAATGCGAGTTTACGACGCTGCTGCTCGAGGTCTTTTCGCAGAGTCATAGTAAGTGACTCAATTATTGAAGTGGGACTCTCATCATGTACTCCTAAAGCCTGGAGAGCACCACGGGTATCTCCCGCGTGCAATAAATCCATAATTTCGTTTGGTATTAATGATTCAAGGATGCGCAAATTCGCAGGGCTGCGGCATAGAATTTGCTTGTGGACTATGGGGGGCATAGTAAAACTAAAATCTATATAGTTGTCGGAATTGCGCAGAACGACGCGCCAGGATTGAAGGTCCGAATTTTTATGGATATCCGTTTGTCCAATTAAATTTTTGAGAAAATTTGCGTTCGTTGATATTCCACTTACATGAAGAATCGGTCCGCTCACGTTAGTTATAATTACATTTAGTGCCGGATCCTGCTCATCCGGTGGTAAATGATAGTACGGATGTGCTAAATTGTGCGAAATTCCTGTCGGAAATGCTATATTAAGATAGGATGCCGTTATTAACCATATAAAATTTGCTGTGAGCTGCATCCGAATTCCGGCTTGAATTGTGTCTGCCTCATCGATAAAAATGCGCGACCAGTGAAATTTTTCTGGAGCCTGATTATACTCAAAATCCTTGTACATCGTCGATGATACAAATACGGCGTCCACAGCGTTAAAAAATGTACTAAGTGTCTTATCACAAACCTCCTTCTTACGCCTACAAAAAATTACGTTTAGCGTTGTCTGCTCAGTAATGTAGGCTTCCCATTGTCCCATAATGCTATGCGGTACTATAAACAGCGCTGCCTTGATGCGTGTCTTTGATGGCTCTGGTATATGATATTTAATCATAGATAAATTGTTATTTCTATAATTTGTTATAATTTCCCGCTCCTCTGGTGCCGGCTGTTTGACTAGACTCAATGCCACCAACGACTTTCCAGAGCCGACGCGGTCGGCAATTATACCATAATTTGTGTACAATTTTTTATGCTCACCGCACTGTAGTCCGTCAAATTTTGTCTTCTCCAAGTTTAGCGCAGCCTGTAGAATTGTCTTTTGATGCGGATATAGCTTGGCTTTGATTCCTAACGGTTGGTTTGGAAATCTCGACGCATCCTCACCCAATTCATTTTGAAAAACTCCCTTAAAATATGACCAATACCGACGGTTGCGGTCCAACACAGTCGGTAGCACACTCATATATCCATAATATCATGTCTGCTTTTAAATAGTTGCGCGAATTTCTGATAGCAAATAACCCATTCGATTCTGTCCTTTGCCAGTACGCCCTGTGCCCCAGTACGAATCCCATGCCGAGCGCTCTTTCAGCTCAGCTGCACCGGTGCTTTTCAGGAGCGCGGCTAGCGTTGGATTCTGTTCGAATTTGGCTTTCAATGCTTTCAGCATGATGGATTCGCGGACCTCATTCCAATCAGTGCGGAAGGAGGGGCTGCGTGTCTTACCCAGACGCTTTGCTGCGGCTGGGCTGGGCGCCGTGCGAATTTTCTCGAAAAGGGTCTCGTCACCTGGAAATTTCTGCGAATGGAAGTAATGCTCGACTGTTGCCCAATTGTGGTTGTCGAGTACGAATTGTGCTGGATGAAAATTGCTAAATTCGCTGTATTGTGGCGACTTTGAATTAAATTCGATGGCGGTCATCTGCTGCCTCTTTACGAATTTTACTAAAATTCAATTTTATGTAGAGTATTTAAAAGGGGGCTATCTATTATTAACTAAATATGTCACGCCCTTTCGTATCGGTCTTGACACCTACATATAATAGAAGACGATTTATTCCGCATCTTATTGAATGTTTTAAAGCACAGGACTATCCGCAAAATAAGATTGAGTGGATTATCTTGGACGACGGCACGGACAAGGTCGGCGACCTTTTTGAAAAGTCTGGACTCAAGAATGTGCGTTATTACGCAGAAGACATTAAGCTCAATATTGGCGCGAAGCGCAACAAGCTAAACGTATTGGCGAAGGGTGACATCGTGGTTTGTATGGACGATGATGACTATTACCCGCCGGATCGCATTAAGCATGTTGTGTACAAATTGGGACAGAAGCCAGACTTTAAGATTTGCGGCTCCTCTCAGCTGTATATGTATTACAGCGATAATAAGCAAATCTATTGCATAGGACCATATAATCAGAATCATGCGACGAATGGAACTATGGGTTACAGGCGCTCGTATTTCGATAATCACAAATACGATGAACATGTGACGCATGCTGAGGAGACCTCATTTTTGAACGGCTACAAGGAGCCGATGATTCAGCTTGACCCACACAAGGTCATGCTGGTGATGTCTCACAGTGAGAATACATTTGATAAGAAAAAGTTACGTGAGGCGACGAATCCTATGTTCAAGCTGACTACGATGAAGATTAAGGACTTTATTAAGGATCCGGCGCTGCGGGAGTTCTACGCCTCGGCTTAGCCGCCGCTTCTTCCGGCGCTGCGGGAGTTCTACGCCTCGGCTTAGCCGCCGCTTCTTCCGGCGCTGCGTTTAATTATTGCGCCACAAGCCGGCTTCCGGCAAATTTTTCTCTCATGCTACTGTATAAAACATGTCGTCTACTCAGCGTGGTTATGCGCAGATTACGTCGAAAACCCTCGTCAGCACGGCTGCAGTAAAGCTGTTCACGCTCGCCCAAGTTGTAGGTGAGCTGGATGTCGCGGTTGAGGTTAGCCCTACGAACTACAGCGCCACGCAGACAAATGTCCTCTATGCTGCCGCACAGCTCAACGGGCTCACGCCGTCCGCTGTGCTTTCAGCGAATGAAACTCTGCGCGACATGGGCAAGACCCTTACGGTTACGGCGTCCGACACTGGCGCTCAATTAGTTTTACAGCTCGTTCAGCGGACAAAGGCGAACGCCACAGGAGGACAGGTCGGGTATGTCGTTGTTAAGAACGATGTCTCGACGGTCTTTGTAATCGCTACGCGCTCGTAAATAATCTAAATATAAAGTTATATTCTGATTATTCTTCTGTTTATTTGGTTTCATGGTGAATCCACTCCTGTGTATTTCCCATATGTTCATCTTTCTTATAGGTTAACCAACCGAGTAAAAACTGTACCCACGGCTTTGTGAAGAATCCTGGTACAAATGGTATAAATCCATAGTATTTGGGCTGCTTACCCTGCCAATACCATCTGTATAAGAGAACGTACGGTACAACAACAAAACCAAAAAGGAACCCGTAAATTGCATACAGAACTTTGAACGGCGTTGACTTGTACATGTTCAGATTAACTGCCATACTCGAGCCAATACATGCAAAGAAAAGGAGCAATCCTAATACAATATACGTAACTGACCTATTGGCGGCGTTCGATAAGAGACGTGAGACGCTGAATTCATCTTTTCTGGCGTCGCTCTGAAATTTTTCAACTTTGGCGGCTTCGGCACGCGCCTCAGCGCCGGCGACTGGCGCACCAGGCTTCTCCTCAAAATCTAACTCGAAATTTCTTCTAATTTTTTGCTCAGCAAGTCCGAAATTCTTATCTAATACATCTTTAATCTCAGGATCATTTAGTAAAGGTTTCAATTCCTCATTTAATTCATTAAAATAGGCAGAATAAATCTCTGAGCGTGAATAGATATTTGTTTCCAAAAATTTCTCACATCTAGTAATGCCATCGTCAAGTATTTTCTTTGCTTTCTCAGGTAGATTGTTTACATCATGCCGCAATTGTTTCGCTGTTTTTAAATTCTGCTGCGTAGTAAATCGAACGCCAGTTGCTTCAGGATAGGTTCCTGGTGAATAGGATGCGCGGGCAAGAGCTATATATTTATCGGCATTAAATATATCATCCCACTTGTCTTTGATATCATCTTTAACAAGTGTGACCGTATTTGGATCATCTAAATACTTTGTAAAATCGTCAAGTAGTTTTAATAATAGGTCTGCATCCGCCTTGTTGATTTGTTTTTTTGACTGCCCTGTTACGAGTTTATTTCGTTCGTCTATAATTAATGTTTTATAGATTCGTATCTGCTCTTTGGCTTCGCGCTGTTGCTCTCTCAATTTCTTTTCGGCAACAGGATCCTCTGTCGCCTTATTCACTGATGAAAACGCTCTTGTCGCTAGAAAGGACATCCCCTACCGCTTGAAATCAAATTTATGATTGAGAATAAACGTTTTCTGCCGGGATTAAATCGCAAAACGCATACCACCCAAGCCACTCTGTATCTCCAAGAAGTTGAGCGACTCTACGTAGACTGAAAATGCGTAGCTGTAGTTCGCGTCTGCCGGTAAAGGCTCGACATCCACCTCTAAATCTATCTTTGTAATGCGACTTGTGTTGATTGTTCCGCTGGGCTGTGTACTAGAAGACCCGTTGAGTGCAAATGAGTACATATAGAGTGGATAGAACGATAGTGGCTGTACGACACCGCTCAAAAGATACGGATAGCTGTTTCCAACACACGACTTGAATGGTACAATGTCTGAAAAATAGTTCGCGCGCTTCTCTTCGAAGATTTCATTACCGCCGCATAAAATGCGGGCGGCGCGCAGAATGTAGCGCTGGGTGCCCGCTATAAAGCCGCCACTTGCTGGAATAGAACCACCGGGCAAGTAGTGAGGTAGCAGTTGCTGTATATAGGGATTGGCGTAGGGGCGCTTCTGTGGATCTGTGTATTTCCAATTTGTCAAATTTGTATAGTCATTCCTATACCACCAGTCCGAGCGACGCGCAAGCCACACTGCTCGCGTAACTAACGAATGTGCGTCCAATTGTAGCTGCTGTCGTGCCAATATGTTGGGAAACTGAAATTCCTGTACCTGTCTCACCAGGTATTCCAACTTTTTGGATGCGAAGAGTTTACGCTCAGCGTCGGTTAAATAGATGTAGGTACATTGTAGTCGCGGATTCATTGGAAACCCATCTGACTGCGGTATACTGTATCCGATATCTGTGTAAAAGTTGCGGGGCGTCCCAGATATATCGACATAGGTCTGATAGTTGTTATTGAGGGCTTCAGGTAGTGGACCGTAGGCTGCCGGATAGGAATTTGCATATATCATTGTTCCCGTCGCCGAGTCGAGACGATACCCTGCTTGAACGCGCACGCCACTCGGATCCAAAATTGTATAGATTTGACGCAACGGTCTGAGTTGAATCTGAACCTCCACGTCGTGGTATTGTAGTCCAATTAAAGGGAGCGCCAGTCCCGGGGAATCTGAAAAGAAGAATCCTAGTGGAATATTGACTTCGCGTGCCGGTATGCTAGGGACATTGAGTTGTGTTGTAATATTGGGAAACGGAACGACATTTGGATATCCTGTCCGCGGGTCAGCATATGCACCGGATGCGGGCGCATACATCTCAGGAACATCACCGATAAGATTCGACCATTTCTCAAAACTGTCTAACGTACAATCCAACTGGAATTTTGCAGCCAGCCAGTCGCTCGAGTATTCCTGGACCTTCGACCCACCAATATACAGACCCACACGGTCAATCATACGGAGACCAACTTGGCGAACCCATGCGAACTCGTGCGAAACACGCCCTGTCCATATTTTGTTGTAGATTGCTGGCAGTTCCAGGGTCAGATACATGTCAGACAAGAGGTCGCCGTGACGTGGTATTTTAGCACGTAACTGAATGGGCGCGTCAAGAAGAAGTTCATTGGCACCATCCAAGGGTACCGTAATATTTTCCTGGCTGAAATGTGTATGACGCACAAACGCCTTGTAAAAATAGGTCATTTGTGGATTTCCATTAATAACCTGGTTCATGTTTCCATATGCCACTAAGGGTAGTAAACCACCGGGCATTCTCCTATCGTCCACGTTGAACTTAGTTTTAAGTCGCGCTTAGAGTAGAATGAATTCTCCGGTGCCCAGCGCTCTCAACGGAAAAGCAGTGGTACCAGAACCTATATTATCTGTGTATCAGATTATCGGTATAGTTGTTATCTTTACAATTATCGCATCAGTGGTATCATATTCAAAGCATCTGTTTCAGTTTGATTTTCGTGGCTGGTTATCTACAAATGTATATCCGCTTCTACCGTCCATGGGTTCGCTAAATTTCATTAGCGTCGGTGCTGGTACAGCACAAGAGGATGAGAATCGTTCTGGACCGGCGACATTGGATTATCCAAATAAGATGCCTGTTCAATCTGCGGTTGAGGGTGGGGATGCTGCAACCGCATCACAAACATGGTGTTTAGTTGGTGAGGATATGACAGGGCGCTGGTGCGTACAGGTTCAGAGTGTAAAGGCGTGCGATGCAGATAGAACCTTTTCGTCTAAGAACGCGTGCGAAGCGAAGTCATGAAGAGTTATATATGTACATACTGTTTTATGATAAAAAACAATATGTACTAATGATTAAATACTTATTCGGGTCCAGTGCCGCTGTGACTGTCGGAAGTCCACCACGCATCTGACTGGTAACCAGGCAAGTTCTTATCGAACTGATTTGAGTTCGGAACATAGACGGCACCCGTGTTGAAGTTAAGGTCCCAACCGACCGCCAAGTGGGGCATCAGCGAGATGGAGGGTCCTGATGGACGGAACATCGTGGGATTGGGTCCCTCCTTGACCAACTTGTCCAACTGCGAATAGGAGAGGGCGAACGCGTGGTACTTGATACGCGACGCAAAACCGTTCATGCGCCCCGTGATTGTAATAGGCAAGCCAGTGAGGTCCTTCTCTGACTCAGTCGTAACGGTGCCCTTTACATCAATATTGGCAGCCATGCTATTCGTCGTACAGAGGTCCGCCTGGAGCGTCTGCGTGTTCACGTTCTTCGGTAAGAAGAGGTAGAACGAACCGTAGTTCAACTTGGGGATGTCCGAAAATGTCAGTCTGTTGGCGAGATTGCCGTTGATGTAGACGTCCAGAGAGCGTCCCTTGACCATTACGGCTAAGTGGAACCACTTCTTCAGAGGGATGTTCGGGATATCGACATAGTTATTCCAGTTCATCGTAGTGTTCATGTAGACACGCAGCGTGTTGGTGTCCGCCTTGAAGAAGACACCGGGCGACATAAGCGGAAACACATTAACCGAGCCCTTGTGGAAAACGTGCTTGAAAGCACCCTTCTCACCCGTAAAGGTCTCTGGCTGAACTGAGAGGAAACAAGAATACGTAAATTCAGTGCCCTCTCTCTCGTCTCTCGACGGCTCCAGCAGAGGATATCCGCTCTCGGGGTTCTGTATGAACGTCTGGGGGCTATCGTATGTTAACGGGAACATATCTACAGCCATGCTCTGATAGCGCTTGAGCTGAGAAAAACTCGACTCAAGGATCTGCATCGTTACTGAAAAAACGAGCGTGATAACAAACGTCTCCAGAAGCTGGCGACCAATAGTGATGTTCGTGGTCGGCGCGCCGACCATTCCGCCGGGCGCTATCGCATTCGCACCACCACGCATGGATTTCAGCATCGGCTCAAATGACTCGCGGAGCATTCTTATATTTTTGGAATCCAAGTACGAATTCGTGGACATCCCTTCTCTATGGTTTCACTCTAATATTTATTCATAGCGCCCCAAGTTTACTATAAACATTGGATGTTATGAAAAGTCCGGGATTTATAATGAAAAACTTATAGCGGTATGTTTACTTCGCCGCGATTGCCGCGGGCGGCATGCTGAGCGCAGGTGTCGTATCAGTTGTAATGCCAATCATGTTCAGCAGACCCATCACGAAGCCTACCTTAGCACCGGGGCGTGGTGCAGGACCCTGTTGGTACAGCTCGTAGACGCGCGCCGGGGTCAAAGCGTAACCGTAAAATCTCGTTGTGCTAACGCTTCCGCCCCAGCCCTGCTGTAGACCCATCGTTAGGTAGTTATTACCTGGATTTATCGTGGGCATACCAGGGCATACACAGCTGCGAGCCATCTTGCCGTCAATATACACATCAATCATGCGCCCGTTGACAACTACGCACAAGCAAACCCAGCGCTGTACATCAAACTCGGCGATATCGCAGATAGGGAATCCGTTGGGTCCAAGTCCAATATCAGTCTTTAAGCTGCCGGAGAAGAGGTTTGTTATGTTCGTATTTAGCGTTATATCGGGACCACCACCAGACGAGTTGATGCCAGCCAAATCCTGGTGCACGCGAATCATGAGTTTATTGGACTTCGCGTCTAGCACACCAAGCATTGTTACGTGCGGCGGCTCGGAACCAGATGGTCCGTCAGACGCAATCGTGAATACGTGCTTTGGCGTATTCGAGTTGAAATCAAGGTTATTCACATACAGCCATGTCTGGAAAGTATACTCACCACCCGTCGTCATTGGCGGATAGAGTTTGGTCTGCATGCCCTTTAACTGGCTCGCAGGGAAGCTCTTATTCAAAACAACCTGCTCAAACTTGTCCGCACCCGGGTAAACAATACCGTAGACCCAATATAAAACAAGTCCTGACACAATGATGTACGCCAACAGTCTCAGTATTGATGAATACGGGGCTAACATTGACGTAACGCTTCCCAGGCGAGCTTTTACGGCGTTTAAAGTACTCATTGCTCTCTATTCATTATTGATTGAAAAATTTCTATGTTCTTTACTTATTTCAAATGAGTAAGAAACATATTGCTCTGAAATTATACACCGGCATAGATATAGCGTATACCCATTCTCTCTAGTATGTAGCCAAAGAAGCCATACTTTTGGTCCAATCCGCGCTTGACATCTGGACCGTTCGCATAAAGATCGTATATGCGCGCCGGGGTCAAGGCGTAACCGTAAAATCTTGTTGTGCTGATGCTTCCAGCCCAACCCCCCATCTGACCTAATGTAATAAACTGATTACCTTTCTCAACAACAGGTACACCCGCGCATACGCAACTGCGTGATAATTTGCCATCCAAATATACGTCAATTACGCGACCCGATACCGCTATGGTCAAGCACATCCATTTTTGTAAAGGCAAATTCTGTATATCGCACATAGGGAAGTCAATGGTCGTTTGGAACATATTTGAGGAGGAATTACCACGGAACAAATCAGTGATATTTTTGGTCAGCGTTAAATCGGGCTGTGACGAGGTTCCCTCTTGGTCCAGTTGATTCACACGAATCATGAGTTTGCTCTCATTAGGATACAAAATACCGACCATTGTCACGTGAGGACTACGTGCATTACTGGGCGGCGCATCAGAACTGATTGTAAACACGTGCTTCGGCTGACCGGCACGGTAATCATAATTATTTATGAAGAGCCATGTTTGAAATGTGTATTCACCACCAGTTTTGATTACCGGTTTCAATTGTATTTGAGCACCATTTAACTCGTTGCCTTCACGACGATCCTCGAGAACAATCTGCTCGAGCATGTCCGGGGGGGGAACGAGGATTGTGTAAACCATATATAAAACGAAGACAGCAACGATGGCTAGAAGCCCCATCTTAAGTGTATCCGCATACGGACCCACAGAAGCCATTACACCATCTAATCTCCCACGAGCACTGTTAAGGGCAGACATACCTCTATAGATATGAATAGTTAAAATACTTTTTACTAATTTTTTAATTAGTAATTAGCATTTATATAGTGCTTACGTGTAATCTATACGTACACCCAAACGTTCCGCCATAAATCCAGCAAAGCCGTACTTATTGTTGAGACCGCGTCCCGTATCGGGACCCTCCTGGTACAACTCGTAGACTACAGCCGGAGTTACAGCATAACCGTAGAAGCGTGTTGTGCTGACAGCACCCGCCCAGCCACCCAATAGTCCCAAGGAGAGGTAGTTATTACCCTTTTCGACTACGGGCATACCTGGTAGGACACAGCTACGCGCAAGCTTTCCGTCCATGTATACGTCCATCACGCGTCCATTCATAACAACAGTGAGGCAGATCCATTTCTGGAGCGGGATATTTTGCAGATCGCACATAGGAAAGTCAAGGGACCCCTTGAGCGCACTCTCAGCCCCCTTGCCCTGGAAGAGCTCCGTTAAATTTGACAGTAGAGTTAGGTCAGGGTGGTCAGGGTCGCCACCGGAGCTGGGACCGCCGCTACCGCTACCGCTGGGGGCGCCGGCACCACCATTTTTACATTTCTGCATCGCCGATACTGCAGCGCACTGTAATGCGGACATGCCTGCCGCTGCAGGACTCTGGGCGCATAAACCAACTGCTCTAGTAAGCATATCTGGTGGCGGAACACCCCCTGGAGTATTAGAAAGCTGTGTACATGTGTCAGCACTGGGATTTTGAAACGCAGCAATCTGCTGGCTCTCAGGTAATGAGCGAAGGTCAACAGCAAACCCCTCAACCGCACCCGCCTGATATACGCGTATCATTATCTTGTTTTCATTAGGATATAGAACACCTATCATTGTTACGTGGGGAGGGCGAGACGCGCCAGGTTGCCCATCTGATGAGATTGTAAACACGTGCTTCGGCTGCCCTGAACGGTAATCGTAGTTGTCAATGTAGAGCCAGGTCTGGAATGTATATTCGCCGCCCGTTCTCATAGGGGGCTTAATTTGAATCTGTGTACCTTGTAATTCATTTCCCCTGCGCATATCGGTCAACAATACCTGTTGGTACACATCGGGAGGGGGTACCAGTATAACGTACACTGTATATAATACAATAATAGCAAGTATTGCAAAGAAGACTGATTGTAGCTGCGACTTGATAGGTGCGACAGCTGCGACCAGATTTGCGAACATGCCTCGCGCGGAGTTCAAGGCGCTCATACTCTCTATTTTTGTATACTCTTATTTAATTTACCGGGTTAGGCATAAGAGTAATCTACATATTTTAGAGCATCAGGTTTGGCTTTGTGTGATTCAAGGCAATACGAACCGAGACAAAAGTTAAAATTGGGCACACCGAACACAAATGACGAGTTAGGCGTTGGCATCGGAGGGACTCCCTGGGCGTCCGAATTCCAGCGATAGTTATTTACAACCTCGACCTCTTTGAGTCTGCGCGGCCACGCCTGCACATAGGCTAGACGCGCGTTCATATCCGAATTCATATAGACCATCGGCTTTCCTGGAGTACCCTCGATAACGTTGGGTAGAGCAACTGACTTGAGTAAAACACCATTTTGATATATATCTGCCGTTCGCCCTTCAATCGAAACAACAAATTGATGCCAGCGACGCATCTGTAATGTAGGAATTACCACTTCATACGGCGTCGACTTGAAACTCGTAAAATGTAAACGCAATTTCTCGTGGAAAGGATCGACTGCGACATTGAATGCGCCGGGAATAACTAGCAAGTTATTGAAAGGTGATTCGATTTTATCAGCATGAATCATCTCAATAGAGGAATTATCAACACTTACAAAAAAACCAAATGTAAACGATTCGGATAAAAAGGTTGTTGTTTCTGATTCCGACAATAAGTCGGCTTTGCCCTGCGTTAATTCCATTTTCCCTTTATTATAGGCGTGCGCCCCTATATTTTCTGGTGCTATCTCCCATAGTCCGGTAACTGTGGCTAAATCAGGCTTCTCCAAATAATAATATACAAAAAGAGCAAGTAACCATAATACTACATAGATGGCAGAGACAAGTATCAATGGTGAATACATACCCACATGCGGATTTGATAACAAATCAGGTTTGATGTAATATAAAACGATTCCAAAAGCCCCTACGTAAACCAATACGGTGAAAATCGTTGTCCATGTTCTGCTACTGAGCATGTCCCCTATCCGATTGGAAGTTTTTCTGTAGGAAAGTATATATATATTTTCCTATTGTAAAACGTTTTCTCATAGCGCACATGATGATGGCGCGACATTTGGAGGTAGTACTATCGCTGGGCATAGTTTGAGAATTTCAAAAGCATAGAGTTCACTATCCCAGAGCGTGAGGTTTTGGATAAATGCTGTCGCGCGCGCGAACCCAACTCTGCCATACCAGTCGTTGGGAACGGCTCTTGGTTTTCCACTGAGAAGTTTGGTCGCAACCAGGCGACAATTCACGTAGACCTCTAAAATCTGGTCATGGGTTGTCACGTGTACGCGAAACGGTTTCTTTACGGGGACGTCCGAAATTCTGAGCGATTCTCTGTATCCGATGTTGCCCTTCTGAACGGGGTCCGTGTCTACGAAAACGATAAGGTCGTTCGTAAAGTTATCCAAGAATATTCCAGGATTCATTTGCGTAGGCAGACCGTCATTTAAACCACCTTGACCTTTTGGTGGTGAACCGGGAGAACCGCTCTTAAACTTAACTAAGTCGTCTGTTCCCCTGTGTAAAATATGGCGATAAGGTCCTTGATTATCGTTGCTTCGCGCATCGTATATGGAGACTTCGATACTTGCTGTGTAGACATCCGAAACACGCATTGGAAATTCATCCGATTGTAATTTTAAATTTACGGGGTCCTGTGGAGGATTGCCCATTTTCCAAAATACTTGTGACGGTGGCATAGACCGATTAATTCCACCAGTTTTGGGTCGTATGCTAAATTCAAAATTCGCACCTAGTAGCGTTAGAACAATCACAACAGAAATTGTAGCAGCAAGAGCATAGAGTATTGTATTAATAGGTATTGTCGGGAATCTTGCCTGAATCTGTTGCACCGATACACCCTTGAAAAAAAGATATGCTGACGTTGTTGCGGCAATAATGCTAAATGCCAAGACAGCGATAAAAACGTAAAATGCCCACGAAGAGGTTGACCTAGAAACCTTTAATGAATCAATTAAGCGATCCATTCCCTATTCAGCGCACTGAGTATAAATTTGAACTTTCGCGGCATTTTTCACAGTATATTAAAAATGGATACCTGTCCAGATCTACCCTGCTCTGACAGCGAATCGGAGGAGCCGTGCGTGTATTTAGAAATCAATGATAAGATGGCTCTTATTAGTGAGAGTTTTGCACAAATCAATAATGCCGACGTAATGAATATTGAACTCATTCATGAGATTCGCAAAGTTCTGCAAGGCAAAGTCTATGAGCAGATTAATGTGTGTCGTGAACTCGTCGAGAGATTGGAGCACCGACATATAAAAATTTCGCTTCTTGACAGGCTTGATTATCAGGAGGAGCGTGCGCGGGATAAAATTATTTGGCTGTATCTTATAATTCTGAAAAAGAAGATACAGATTGGTCTACGGCTCGCTGTGCTAGTTTGTCTTCTAGCGATATTGATTCACTACGTCTTCTTTTAGACCAGCGGGCATTTCAAATGGGCGCGTTATTCATCGATATCAATTATATATGTCGGTATAGTTCGTTTATTTTCTAAATATGTAGAAACAATACGATGAGCCCCGTCCAGTAAAGTATATTCTCCCTTTTTCAATGCTATCCATATTGGTTCTGTATGACCATGTTGGCGTATGATTCGTCTATGGTGTAAAACTGACTCCAAATCTTTTTGCCCTCTGGGACGATCTTCTTTAGGATAAGGATCTTTTGAAAGACGTGCTGGATTAAAATTATGTAGTTCTCTACATTTTGATAGTGGGAACCGAACCAACTTGCTCTTGAAAATATGATAATACGAAGATATGTTCAATGATGAAAATAGTTTTATGCTTACTGATGTTTCAACAGAATCTTTCATATTTTGTAGATGTTCCATTCTACTTAGTGCCCATCTAAAATGCCCATGGGTCTAAAAAACAGGCTTCAATCGCTCTTCCACGGTTTTTTTGCCGTGACAATTTCTACAAAGCGCCACTAAGTTGTCGGCTGTATTTGTTCCACCGCGAAACAGAGCCAATATATGGTCCACTTCATAGGATGCGTCGAGAATGGATTGACAGTGCCCGCAGCGCCACTCTTGCTTTGCCGCTATCTGTTTTTTTAGAAGCGGGCTGACCTGGCGATGTGTTTTGGGTTTCCCTTCTAGGATTCTGTCCAATTGTCTATATGTTGCGCCGTCACTGTGTAGAAGATGTCCTTGTACAAAGTCCAGAGCTGAGAAAAAATAGGTCGGGTTCTTGTAAAATGTGTAGACGAGATAGGCGAGGACCATGCCGCCCGCGCCGACCTGGGCGTAGTTGTAGGCTGTTAGTAGCGGACCTTTGAGATATCCCTCATAAAATACTGCGACGGTAATTGCTATCAAAAATAATAGTTGGAATTTCATTTTACCTTTCTAATTGAAACTCTACTATTTCTTATCCTTTGTACTGCGTTCACTTTCCCTTCCTCATGAGCTCCGTGTAGGCGTAATGAGCGCCTGCCCCTAGAATCAGACATACCCCTGTACCCAGTAGTAGTCCGTCGATAAAAGACACATCAGCCATCGTCTTTGCTATACCGCTGCTGGTTGTGAAGGAGGGTGGCACTGATTTTTTAGCTTTTTCAAGGTTGCGCATCGATTGGATAAATTCGCCAAATGAAAATTCGCGCTTGCCCAGCTGAACATTAATACGATTGTGCATACGCCAGACCCATTGAATAAGTTCAACTCTAGACTTGAGAGCCGGCTCTACAGGCATCTCCTCCAAATTTGCCTCATAATGTGTTCTACATATTGGACAGGGCAAAACGTCCACCATTGAATTGTAAAACGCCTTCATGTTTTCTTTTTGTCTAGGAGTCGGTTCATCGGAATAGGTTAGCGAAGCAATATGAAGGGTTGACCAGAATATGGGTCCCCAGATTTGTGGCGGCATATGTATTGGTTCATCCGGGGCAGCCATCTGTCTATCTAAAATGGAGTATTTCTGAAAAATAAAACCTAAACACACTCAGGTTTTGAAGAACAGGGATGCAGCGATTACCATCACACTGCAGTAATTGTAATAAACTAGGACACTTCTTTCGCGAATGTAAGGAACCCGTCACATCATACGGCATTATTGCCTACAGAGTTCACCAACCAGTCACGTCAATTGAACCAGCCGTTCTTAGTATGATTGAGGATGCCGACACAATTAACGGTCTTGATAACAAACAAATAGAAATTCTACTCATTCAAAGGAGAGATACCCTTGGATATGTTGAATTTATGAGAGGTAAATATGTCGTTGGTAATGTTGATTATGTCATGTCGCTATTTAATCAGATGACCGTATCTGAATTAGAGCGCCTAGAGAAATATGATTTCGAAACACTATGGAACGCATTATGGAATAATCAGATATCACGGCAATATAAGCAAGAATATGAGGCGGCGCTAGCCAAATATACCAGTTTAGTTGCTGGCGGCGAGGATGCTAGCGGTCGGTCTTTAACATGGTATATCGAACATGCTAATCGTGAATGGGTTACACCTGAGTGGGGATTTCCAAAGGGCAGGCGGGGCAACCGTGAATCTGAAATTTCATGCGCGCTGCGCGAATTTGTCGAAGAGACGGGTCTGGAGGAAACTCAGTGTAATTTAGTCAAAAATCTTCTACCCATTGAGGAAAACTTTTTAGGAGGGAACCGTATACAGTATCGACACCGCTACTATCTAGCATATTGTAAGCAGACTACTGAAGTCCGCATTGATATAAGTAATACAATCATGAATCGCGAAATTGGCGACATCGGATGGTTCACATTTGAAAAAGCGATGAGCCTTATCCGCCCGTACAATATCGAAAAACGTCAAATTCTCTCCACAGCAGAGAACATCCTTACAAATTACGTCATACTGCCTGGGCGTGAATACCTTAGTTTGACTAGCGGTAGTTCCCGCAAAGTAACCCCTTTCCAAGTAGTAGAGAGGGATGGCAACCGAGGTAATACGCTTGTCCGCAAATGACGAGCCTGTTATTCGTCCTGATAAGGACCTTAAAAAGTTGTTAGCAACAAAATCCGATACGGACCTACTACAAACTTATTTTTTAGGTAAGAAATCCGAACTTGTAAAAGTACCTGGTAAAAAACAGCCTGAAAAGACAATACTTGATTGGTCTGCGCCGGAGCGCGACGCTATCGCTAGTGTTCTAATTGATAAACAGTTGTATCCCGAGAAATGGATGCACGAACGAGAACTAAAATCTGGACTCTACCCCGACATTCAAGACCCAAATTTTGGGCTTCAAATCTATAATAAACAGGAATTTTTTGAGGCGCGTGCTGCGGCAATTTCAGCGATGGAGGGCGTAGAGCCATGTAACAGCAGTGTTGAATCTGTGTTTGAAATCAGTCCTATTCAGAAACTCGTATCTCGCTTCCTAAACCCATTGACACCGTATCACGGACTTCTGCTATTTCACGGTGTCGGTGTCGGTAAGACATGCTCGGCGGTGCGTGTAGGCGAAGAGTATTTGAAATATCTTCCGCATTCCAAAGTATTTATCGTCGTGCCTCAAGCTATTGCGGGCGGCTTCAAACGCACCATATTCAATCCCGCAAAACTCGTCAAAGTCGATGATGAGTGGACCTCATCCCAGTGTACAGGTATGATTTATCCAGAGATGGCGCTTCAAGAACTCACGTCTAAAGGAACCAAGGATTTCACCGCAGAGCAGATAAATGACGTAATAGATAAAAAGATTCGCGACCGATATTTCAGATTTGGTTATCTCCAATTTGCAAACTGGATTTTACGTCAACTCAAATCTCTGGTTCCATCACACCTTGAAGACGAAGAAAAAGAACGCGCTGAAAATGAGGTTCTTGCGCGGCTTTTTAGCGACAAACTCGTTATTATCGACGAAGCGCACAATCTTCGCGACGTCGCCTCTCAGGGTCCAGACGTTGACGTCGATGAGGAAGAAGATGAAGCGGACCCCGCCGGTGCATTCGATGACCAGGTCGGTGGTAAACGGTTAACTCCACTTTTGCGCCGTATCGTTAAATACGCGGAAGGTATGCGACTGCTTCTCATGACGGCGACACCTATGTACAATAAGGCGTCCGAGATTCGTCATTTGCTAAATCTGCTCATTCTAAATGACGTTAAGGATGATAAGTCGAAGAAACTCATCGGTGACATCTTTACAAAAGATGGTACGCTCAAACCCGGTGGTGACTTGATTATACGTAAAAATTCGCAAAAGTACGTATCTTATATGCGCGGCGAGAATCCGTATACGTTTCCACTGCGCCTGAGACCGAAGTCAGCAAAACCTGTTCCTTGGGCGCAGATTCAAAAGGTTGGCGCGAAAGAGAAGCCCATCGTTGTTGAGGCGCAGCACAAGGCTATTTTAGAGGCGTTGCCGCTGATTCACGTGAGCCCACGTGAAGGAAGTGCGATTCACGAACGTCTTATGCGAGTTCTACGTGAAGGTAATCAGGAGAATTTTAAGGCGGACACGTGGGTTCATTTAGACATCTGTAACATCGTGTATCCTAACGGAACATATGGGCACACTGGATGGGATTCGTATTTTAATGATACGATGCAGGCGGGTGATGGTGTTAAGTACAGATCTTTCCAGTGGAACGGTAACGATGAAAACGAAGAAATAACGTCGGTCGACGATATATTTGCTTTAGATAAACTCAGCAGCTACGCTCCCAAAATGGCGTCGTTAGTTGATAAATTACAAAATTCAAACGGCATCAGCTTTGTCTATAGCCGATATGTAAAGGCTGGAATTTTGCCACTGGCTATTGCATTGGAACGATTAGGATGGACGCGCGTTTTTTCTAATGGGGAGGCGCGACCAATCTATACGGGTGACAAAAAGAATCCGTCAGTGAAAGTGCCGAGACAGTGCGCGTTCTGCGATAAGAAGGAAAATTCACACAAGGCTGTGAAGGGGCACGTATTTGCGCCAGCATGTTACGTTATGTTGACTGGCGATATCACTATAACTCCTACATTCGCGGATACACTACGCTATGCGACTGAATGGGATAAGGAGAAGGACCTCATGGCGCCGCGTGGCTCTCATGTGAAGGCGATTTTGGGTTCGCAGATTACAACAGAGGGATTAGACTTGAAATGTGTACGCTCGATTCACATCTTAGACCCCTGGTATCACTTGAATCGCTTAGAGCAGATTATTGGGCGCGGTATCCGTTTCTGCAGCCATGGTGATTTACCTCCACCTATGCGCAATTGTCTCATCTACATGTATGCTCTCACATTGGCTAGAATTGAGACTCCTGACTTACACGCCTATCGCATCTCGGCTATGAAAGCCAAAAATATCGGATTGGTACAACGTGAAATGAAAATCGGCGCGTTCGATTGTAATTTAAACATTGCTGGACTGATAATCCGTGGCGATAAACCACGTAAACTTATTGATGCTGAAGGGCACGTTGTTGACCATATTACAGATTCCGAAGGGATTGATGATAAAAAATACGATATACGCGATGAGGCTAGACCGTATTCAAGCATATGCGATTATATGGACAAATGCGAGTACGGATGCCTCCCTAAATTAGAACGCGAAAACAAGACTAAAAACATGAAGACCTATACATTTTCTGATGCACAGTGGCGACTCGCTACAAAGGAGGCGCTTCTTAAAAAACTCTTTTCGGAGTCAGATATTGCGTATCCCATAGAAATGGTTCGTCAACGGATATACGGCGATTTACCTTGGGAAATTGTAAGCCAGGCACTGGTACACATATTGGAGGACCCCGCGTTCCGTATTCGGCGCACGGATGGATTTGAAGGACGGCTAATTCTGCAAAACGGATATCTGCTGTTTCAGCCGATTGGTATTCGCTCTAAACAGATTCCGCTTGCCTATCGTTATTCACGTATCTATAACTTTTTGCCGCGTACGTTTATGACTCCTCGCAGAGGGTCGGTGCTGGGTGTGGCTGAGCCGGCTCCCGCCGACGAAGAGGAAGCGGTGGAGGAGGAGTCTGCGAATACAAGCGACCCCAACTCGTCGTTTGAAGCATGGATGAAGGAGGTTGATGAGGGTTTGCGGCGCTCTAAATCCGGAAATCGCGAAGTAATAAAAGCGTGGAATCCTCCTGCTGTCGCGACAACCTATCATACGAAGGCATGGGGGTGGTTGTTATTTCACTTTAGAGGCATACCTGATATACGTCGCGCGGCGGCTGACTTCTGGGTTGAGAGAGCATGGACTGCCGCTGAACGAAAACAAATACTTGAACGCGTTGTGAAAGAGGGTAAGACCAAGTTCTCTAAAGACCTTGTCGCTGCGCTAGAAAAAGATATATTTATGCTCGAGGAGATATCTGGTTACAAACATATGAATGTTCAGACCTTTCAACTTGAATCCTTCTGTTTACAAAAGGGTGCCTTTGATACGTGTCCGTCGAGTTACGAACCGCTTATTGATGTAAAAATGGGTAAACCGGTAGATGTAAAGGCTGGAACAGGTGACCTTTTTGGATTCCTGGTTCCCAGAAAGGATAATACAATCGTCTTTAAGACTCTCGATAAAAATAACTCAAAACGTATCATGGGTGCAGTTGGTGCGGACTGTTCTGTAGCAAGCGACCTCGGAGGACATCGTGGACGTGTTCGTGACATACAAACCATCATTCGGCGTATCGCACCTGAGCTCGCTGAGCTAATGATAGCCGACGAAGATACCGATGCGGCGCGTGACGCAAAAGGACGTCCGAAAAGACAGGAGACTAATAATTTCTCTCATATTGACGATTTGAGTCACATCTTTGTATGTATCTATATGGAGACACTTCTACGACTCATGGACTATAAGAAGTATGGGAAAACTCGTTGGTTCTTAAATGCTGTTGAGGCGGCGCGGGCTGGACTAAAAGGACGTTAAGAGAAATGGCGGTAAAACTTGAAGTAACCTTTGTCCTGATTCAATAGGGTATAGATGTACAAGTCGGTCTTTCTAGAAGAACGCATCTCGTTAAATCCGAGTGATATCACCAAAAAGGAGGTTTCGCACGATCTGAATGCTCTAATTGTTGAGCGGCTCAGAAAAAGGATTGAGTCACGGTGCATCGCATCAGGTTATGTAAAGCCCCATTCATTGGATATGCTTCATCGTAGTATGGGAACTGCCGAAAATGGGCGCTTCACAGGCAATTATATCTTCTATGTTAAGCTACGCTGTAAGGTCTTTCACCCTGAGACGGATACGCCTGTTGAGTGTAAGGTTGTTAAGGTCAATAAGATGGGTGGTTACGTCGTCTTTGATGAAGCGATGAGGGTTCTCCTTCCTCGCGACCTTCATATCGGCAATGTTGATTTCGATTCTCTGAATCCCGACGATACAGTTAGTATCAGAATTCTGCGCTCCCGTTTTCAGACAAACGACCCCTTCATCAGCGCTGTTGGGCTCTTTATTTCCCGGACTAAAAAGGCGAAGCCTGCTGCGCAGAAGAAGGCTGTTGCTGAAGAGGAAGAGGAGAATGCCATGCCCAATATCGTCGTAGGAGAACTACCTGAGGCTGCTGTCGTCGAAGAAGAAGAAGAAGAGGAAGAGGCACCTCCTGCTCCTGTCCCTGCTCCTGTCCCTGCTCCTGTGGCTACTAGAGCCACAAGGGCTGCTACGAAGGCTCTTGCTGTTGCCGCTCCTGCTGTTGCTCCTGCTGTTGCTCCTGCTACCGTCGCCCCTGCTGCTACTGCTGCAAAGCCCTCGCGCAGGCGGAAGGTTGTCGTTTCAGACGAGCCAGAACCTGCTGTGCAGCAGCCAGCAGCAGCAGTTGTACCGCAGCCAGAAGCAGCAGCTGTACCACAGCCTGTCGCAGCAGCCGCTCCGCCACCCGCTGGCGTCGCGACAAGGACGCGTGCGCGGCGTTAAAAAGGAGTAGAAATATACCCAGAGCAAGGTAATGGAAGTTAAAGAATATGAGCGTAGAAGACTTTTTCTGGAATCGTTAAAGAAACTCCACACTTCAGAATACATTGATATTGTGCGAATACTCAAGTTAGAAAATGTCGTATATTCTGAGAATTCAAACGGTATCTTTTTTGACATAGCACAATTACCACAGAAAACATTTGAGGCACTGGACAAATATATGCATTTTGTTCATACAAATCGCAAAGATCTCGCTGAACGCGAGACAATCATGACGAAGTTACAGGAAAAGTAAAGGATATAAACAACTCACACGTAGTTATTATAGAATAAATATGCAGAATACGGCTCGTGACACACAACCCGTATCCTGGTCTGATATTGAGCAAGTTATAAAGGTAAATCCGCACAGGCGGCGCTGCGTTGACCCTATTCGTACCGATGCTGTAGCCATAGATGAACAAGTAAATTCTGTCGCATGGTTGCCTGGGTGGGTGTACGCAAATGCTAATTTTAAGGCGACACCGATTAGTTTGGTTTTGATGGCTACTGACCCGCTATATGAAATTTCCGCCATCAATACTCGTCGTGAGATGGAGCGGGAGGCGGCAACTGAGTTGGCTAATGAATTTGATGCGCTATATGCGAAACACAATGGGCGTGGGCGCGGTTGGGTCAAGACGGCGACGTCTACGGAGTTGAGTCAGTGGGCGGGCGGCGCGACAGAGATTCCGTTTGATTGGACGAATCTGTTGGAGAAGCGCAAGATTCTTTCAGCTCTTCTTGACTTGGTCTGTGTAAAATTCGGTATTCGCATGGCAGTCTGGTGGTCAGAGCACAAAAAGTTAAGCGTGTGGCCGGTACAGGAGACCGACGACGAATCATGGGCTTCGGCGCCGATTCTAAACGTAGAGGTTCTCACTTCGGGTGAGGCTCACGTATTAATGAACGCCGATAACGATATTCGTGTTAAGGCTGCTGCGTGGACTGGGCTATTCAAAACTATTGGTGAATGGCAGTGGATTCGTCCTAGTACAAGCGGCTCTATCGGTGGTAAAACACTGACTGACCTCAAGGCGGACTATTCTGCGATTGCGGGTGAGCAGCAGGCGGCGCTTCTGCCTAAGAAAATTGATAAAGATACTTTGGCTAACGTAATATATAGATACCAGTGTATGGAGATTCGCCTCGCACCTAAAGAGATGCCTTTTTACTAAAAGTTTGAAGAGTGTTTTACCCTCATTGTATAGGAGCAACAATGAGTATAGAACTTCGCCAAAAGGAGGCTACGGCTATTCAGGCGATTTGGGAGCAATGGAAGGCTTCCGACCAATACGAACTAGAAGCATGTATAAAAAATGTAGATTTAGTTAGTTTTCAAGACACGATTGCTCGGTTGCGCGCAGTTGGTCTACGCGAAGTGCCTCAGCAGCCTAAACTAAACATTTTGATGCCTGGCTGTCTGCGCTTCACCATCGTGGGTGAGGGTGCGGTTCAAGCCTACTGTCAGAACAACGATATTACGAAGGTCCCGTTTGATGCCGTAATCAAGGAGCGCTGTAAGCCTGTTGCAGGTAAGGAGCGAAAGGATCAGGTTGACCTCTCAGACTACAGTACCCGCATCAAGATTCGGCGCGAGATTCCTATGGACCGTTACGATGCGCGCGTTGTAGAAATGCTTGCGCGCTGGAGCAGCACACCGAAGCGATTCCGCTATCTGCGCCGCTACACGTTTCTGGGACCAGAAGATTCTGGTATTCGCTTCGACCTCACGGCGGTTCGTGAATCAAAGCGTGATACAAAGGGCGACTATGTGGGGTCAGAGTCATTTAAGATGGCTGATATTCTACGTCGTCCGTTGAATTATGAAATTGAGGCGGAGGTGGCGCGAAATGAGAAGACACTAGCACAGAAGAGCCCGAAGATATTCCTGAACAGCATCGGGCTCGTTCTCCAGGGTGTTCAGCGCTCGTATGTTATCGTGCGCAAGCGAATCGCACAAGAGGTTATTGAAGCCTTGGCGCAATCTACTGGTAGACGTCCTGGTATATTTCCCGGACCACAGCCTGTTACGCTTGAGCGCACCAACATAGCGTTGGAGGCTGAAACAAACGTTCACAACATCCGCCTGGAAGACTACAATGTTACTGACAAGGCTGATGGTCTGCGCTGTCTACTTGTAGTAATGCCCGACGGTCGTATCTACCTGGTTGATAACATTCTGCGCGTGTACGGCACTGGGCTCCGACTCGACGCACCGAGTGCGGCTATCTACAAGGGTACCGTTCTTGACGGTGAATGGGTTCGCCACGATAAGCACAAGAATCATGTATCGATGTATTATGCATTTGATATCTATACGACAGCGAAGGGGCAGGACGTTACGGAGTTACCGTTTCTTAAGAAGGACAGTGATGTCCATCGTCTTGCCGCTCTAAAAGATGCTGTGCGTATCCTTTCCGATGCGAAGCAGACGATGAAGGATATGCCGTCTAATCATTCACTTGTGATAGATGTCAAGACCTTTTATTCCACGGGCAGCGGCATCTTCCGCGACGCGGCAGCCTGTCTGGATACGGCTGAGCGGTCTATCTATTACACAGACGGTCTAGTCTTCACGCTTAACTCGGCACCCCTGCCTACGACTGGCGGCTCGTGGAATGCGCAATTCAAGTGGAAGCCGACGCACGACAACACCATCGACTTCTTGGTTGTTACTGAGAAGATGGCGTCTGGTGAAGATAAGTTAGGCTACAAGTACAACGAAGAGAGCAAGCAGATGGTGCGCTATAAGACGCTGCGCCTGTTCGTTGGTGGAAAGATGGACGCGGCGTTTCGTGAACCGCGTGATACTATCTTGAACAACAAGCCGCTACCGGACTCATCGAAGCCTGGCGAATATCGCCCCGTTGAGTTTGCGCCGCTGGATCCGCACGACCCGATGGCGTCGGTCTGCTATATGGCGCTGGATGGTGGTGCGTCTGACCCGGCTGGTGCCGCGCCCGCTGCGCAAGATATCGGCGCAAAGGATGAGACTATTTACTGTACGCGCAGCCACGACCCTATCCTTACGGATTGTATCGTAGAAATGGCATACCATCCTAGTATGGCTGCTGGTTGGCGATGGGAGCCGATTCGTGTTCGCTGGGACAAGACGGAGCGCTTTCAGCGTGGTCAGCCTGGGCGCACGATGAATGCGGATTGGGTTGCCGATAATATCTGGTCCTCCATCCACAATCCGGTATCGGATTCAATGATTCGTACAGGTAACGTTGTTGACGAGACAAGCGAAGATAAAGCCTATTATGTACCCAAGAAGGCTGTCACCCGCGACAACTTTAAGGTTGCCGGTCTGGCGCGCTTTCACAATGAATATATTAAGTCTGAGATTCTTCTGCGTCGTACGCTAACCAAGGGCAAGTCTCTCTTGGACCTCGCCTGTGGGCGCGGCGGCGATATTCACAAGTGGATTAAGAATCAGGCATCTTGGATTATGGGGGTCGACAAGAATCTTGACTGTTTGACGGCGCCCAAGACTGGCGCCTATGCGCGGTATCTCGAGCAGCTTATCACTAAGAAAGGACAGATTCCACCGATGGTCTTTGTTCAAGGCAGTAGTACGCAGAACATTCGCGACATGACGGCGGGTGCAACCGACCTGGATAAGCGCATGATTCGCGCACTCTACGATTTCCCTGAGAAGGCTGAAACACCGGCGGCGGTTGAGTCGTTGCGTGGTTTCGCTGCGAAGGGATTTGACGTAGTGTCCTGTATGTTTGCTCTACACTACTTCTTCCAGGACCGCGCGTCTATTGACGGATTTCTGCGAAATGTGGCGGACAATCTGAAGGTCGGCGGATTCTTCGTAGGCTGTTGCTTTGACGGCGACTCGGTATTTAAGCTACTCGAGAAAACTCCTGAAAACGCTGTAAAAACGGATAAGGATGGTGATGCCACCACTTGGTCGATTCGGCGCATGTATGGTGAGATTACTGAAGACGTGCTGCCCGCAACGGACGCGGGTCTAGGAAAGGCAATCGACGTATTCTTCATGTCCATTGGCGAAGAGCATCGTGAGTATCTTGTCAGTTGGGACTACCTGAAGACACGCATGCACGAAATTGGCTGCGAACTTCTGTTACCGGCTGAACTTGCGGTGGCGCGCCTCCCCGTATCGTCTGCTCTGTTCAGTGATGCGTATACACAGACCGGTACAAAGTATGACATGCCTGAGGCGGCGAAGCAGTTCTCGTTCCTCAATCGGTGGTTCATCTTCAGACGCCGTTCTAACGGTACGGTCAAGGCGGTTGTTCGCGAGGAGCCCGCTGCTGCTGAGCCGCTCGTAGAACTGGAGGCGCCTGTTGCTCTTGCTGTTTCTGCGAACGAGGACCGCACTCTCCTGAAGTTTTGGCACAAGGCGCCCGCCAAGGATGAACTCAAGCTTGGGCGCAAGGACTGGGCGCGCTATCTCTCGACGTTCACGCACAGCAGGTTGCGCGATCTCAAGACACCCGCAACTATCTATCCTTCGCTTGAGGCGGCGTTTGCCTCGGCGCGATACCAACTCGCGACGGATAAGCCTGAACTTGGTGCAAAACTATTTGCGACCACGGGCTCTCTGCACCAAAAGTATTTGAAGAAGCGGCGCGATGAGGCTAAGGAGGCACCTATTACAGAGAAGCGCGAATACGAACTTCTTGAAGATGAGGGGGCTAAGGTTCGTGAGCTGATTGACCCTGCTGAGATGCTTCGTCAGGGGGCGAAGTGGAATGAAGCCGCGTGGGTCTCGGGCAAAGATGCTATCATGCGCAACTACATTCAGCAGCGCTACGAGACAGATAGTGAATTCAAGCGTATCATGGATGCGGTGAAGGCTGTGAACGGACGTCTTGTCTTTAACAATGGGTCTAAGCCTACTGAAATGGGCGGCGTCATTAAGAGTGATGGCTCAGTTGAAGGTCAGAACAAGTTGGGCGTCTTCTATATGGCGACAGTTGGTCTTACACCATAAAAATTATACTAATACTTATTTGTTTGTTAACGAATTAAATTAAGTAACAAGCAAATACATAAAATGAACGCTGCTATAAATTATAAAAAACTGGAAGGTGGTTGTGATGCCGCGTTGGATGAAATGTACGAGAAATTTGTTGTTCGTCCAATTCAAAAGGCATGGATTCAGCGTACATATTGCGTGTGTTGTTATGTCTATGATAAAATTAATAACAAGTATTATTTAAAATCAACAGAAGAATAAAATCATTAAAAATTGAGTTGCCGATTTTTCATTTCCTGATATTCAAGAAATAAATAATTTACAATGCCTCTATCTATCGGTGAAGAAGGTTCGCTTGCATGGCAGCGTCTAGCGCGAACGAATCATCATCCGCGCGATGACCATATTCAATTCAATGAGGAGGAGCACTCCTATGCTATTAATGGGTCAAAGGCGGGATGGGTATCTTGTACACAGTTCAAGGGTCAGTTCTTCGGTCACTTTGACGCTGACGCAGTGATTAAGAAGATGATGTCTGGTGCGAACTGGATTAAGAGCCCGTATTACGGTAAGACGGCTGAAGAGATTAAGACTGGTTGGTCGTCGTCTGGTGAAGAGGCATCGACCGCTGGAACGCGTATGCACTTGGATATCGAGCATTTCTACAATTCGTCTGAACTCACGGTTGAATCGATGAAGCGTGACGATGATTGGACTCCCAACGCCTCACCAGAGTGGGACCAGTTTATGGCGTATCATGAGCGCATCGGCTCTAAAATGGAGCCGTATCGGACGGAGTGGCTCGTATGGATGGAGGATATTAAGCTGGCGGGCTCCATCGATATGCTGTACAAGAAGAAGGACGGCAAGTTTGCTATCTATGACTGGAAGCGTTCGAAGAAGATTGAGACTGAGAACAGGTATCAGAGTGGGCTGGGTCCGCTGACGCATCTTCCTGATGCGAACTACTGGACCTACAGTCTACAGCTAAATATCTACCGTATGATTCTCAAGCTGAAGTACAATATGGATATCGACGAGTTGGCGCTCGTAATTCTACATCCGAATCAGCAGAATTGGCGTGTAATCAAGATTAACATTATGGAGGACGAAGTGAACGCGATGTTCGACGCGCGGCGACGAGCGCTGAAGGTCAAGGACAACGACGGGTCAAATCCTGTTGTTGTCTTTGAAACTGTAAGTTCACGTGATACAAATGCACCAACTGAGTGGGTTGGACTAGACTGATTCCTGAGCGGCTTTCAGATTCGTCGCAAAACTGGTATCCAAGAACGTCTGTATTGATTTTGGCACATCATCCAATGTAAGAGGATTTTTCACTGATTGTAGCAGTTCGGGTCTGTCTACTACAAATACAATAAAATACTGGTCCGCGCCACCATTAAACCATTTGTAGGGTCTTGAGGAATCTGTTTCTTCGTTGTAGCGTGTGAAAATGATAGATGCCTCCAATGAATTAGCAAAGCAGAACCAATCCACGTCATTCCATTGAATTGTGGCTTCAGGCTTCATCTTCAGCTTTTTTCGTTCAGCCTTAATCATTGATTCAATGATTTTATATTTCAAGCCTGTGGCTGCTGTGATTGAAGCAATAAATCTATCTTCTATAGCTGGATCCGCAGGTAAGCGATGAAGTCCGCTCTTTTTCCACTCTTGCGGCAAGTCAATTCGCTCTGGCTTTTGGGGGCGCCCCATAAGCTCATCGTGCGCGTCTTCAGGATAGGTTAGACCGGCAGAATACTCGTCCTGGGGCACATAGTCCAAATCCAATTCTGCCGCCAGGTCTGAAATTTTGCCTTTTGTTGTTAGAATTTCGTCCTTCGTTCTTACGATGCCCATTGGGCTGCTAATCTTGGATACCTCTTGGTTAAGAATTTCATCCGAGCGCGACGGATATCTCATTACCTCATCTATGATACGGCTTGTAAAATAGACTTTAATATCAGGAATTTGGCTACTCGTACCTGCGTGAATTTTACATTCGGACCCTATCCAACTACACATCGATGAACTCGAGCATCCCTCTTGCGTTTCTACACGGCAGTCTTTGCGAAGAAGGGAGAGCGCGGGTATCGCCTCTTTGTGTGGTGAAACGTCTATCCAATTATGGATAATAGGCTCTAATAAGATGTCCCCACGGCGGCGCAATTCGTATAGGGGAAGGCGTGACTCGCGTAAGCCTTTTAGCTGTCGCAGAACCTTCTTTGCATCTTTGTTATTGGTCTGTAACCACTCGCTTAGACTGATACGCAGGTACTGATAGGCTTCCTCTACAACGGCTTCAGGAACGACATCCATTGTTTCAGTTGAAAATTGCGACATTCTTAAAAAACGAATATCTTCGGTCCAAGGCAGAATTGCGATTGGTTTTGCGCCAGTCTTCATCAAGGTACTAAACATAGGATGCGCTGTTGCACTCGTAATTGGAAATGGCGCAAACGGAACTATGGCACCACAGGCTAGCCTTAGCGCACTAAATTTCTGCCCCTTGATAAGAATTTCACTCGGTTTTAGACCTGGGAATTTTCCTAGACCCGCCTTCGCAGTAAACTGTGTCAGTAGAGTGTCCAGTGGTGTTGTCTGTGGCAGCGACTCTACGTCGTATACTGATTTTAATTGTAATGCAAGAGAACCATCTTCTAGGGCCGGTACATATAGTTCTGTACCGGCAACTGTGTAGATAAGACCAACTAATCTATTACTTCTATCCCGTAGTACAGCGGTTGGTACTGCATCGTGTGGCTTTAATGTTAAGAGCTCGGAAATTCTGGGCACGAGCTGGGATGGAAGGTCTGGCATCCATGGATGCGCAGGTGAAGAATACCGACCACAACCCTCGACATAGGAGAAATACTGCGTCAAGAAATCGCGCATTGAGGTCTGTACATCTTGGCTAATGTATGAGAATTTGGGGTCCACCTGATGTAGCGTGGGAAACACCAGGTACTGCTGCTTTCCCTTTTTATCCTTCTCCTCTACACCCTCAATATATACTAGTGGCTCGTATGCGTTTGTAGCGATATCGTGCCATAAGAATGAAACAGGAGGCTTATATTTTTGTGAAAATTCGGATACACCGTAGTCTGGGCAACGAATTTTGACTGTCTGGTTGCCCACTTCGTCGGTGCTGCCTTCAAAAACAACCAAAAGAAGACCCTGTGGAAAAATTACATTGGGGCAGGCGAACATGCTCTCGAAATGCGATAGATCTTTGGGCGCATTCTCATCGCGCACATAATTTAGAAAATTGTGCCACGCGTTTGCGAACCGCACGATATGTTGACGCATATGTTGATTTTCAGTTTTCAAATTGAAACCCATGAGCGTGGCAAATTGTTGAATTTCACCCTGGGACAATTCATCCGCCGAGCCGGCAAATTCGTGGACTAAATTTCCGTAATTGGCGCGCTCGAACGCGCGTCTAAGCCCAACTTGAAATTTCTCATCGGCTTTTGTTACCGTTTCAGGGAAAATTTGGCGTAAAACTGCGTGAGGCGTTAGCACAGTTGGAGTATCAAATTTTACTCCCTTCACTGCAGGCTTGCCCGCTTTCTGTAAATTACCGAGGTAGAAGCCGATGAGCTCGAGAAAATTTAAACCAGGACGCGAACCACGGTTTCCTAGACCGAAACGGACGAATACCTTCGCACTTGGTTTAAAATGCTGCGCTACGCCTACGGATTTCATAACAGATTGTGCACCGACCTGACCCAGGATTTCGTCCAAGCCAGGAGGACAGAGACCAATACGTCCTGGTTCGAGCTGCCGCTTTTCGTATTTGAGAACATACTGTGTACGAATTGTGCGTAGAACCTTTGTTAACGCCTCATTCTCGTCAGTATCTGGCTCAGGCTCCTCGAAGGTCGCCTCTTGTGCCGGCACCTCTTCTTCAACAACATCAGCGGCTGTGCGCTTATCTACAGGCAGCGCTAGCGTACCCTCCGCTGGTTTAATTTGAGTTACTGTTGGGCGTGTAAAGCAACAGGGAAGGGCGAACTTTTGCGGATGAATATTATCCATGTAGCCGGCGATTTCATGTATTTCACCCTTGCCTGGCTTCTCCTTGCGTTTACTGACGGTCTGCCCCTGCTTTGGGTGCTTCATATCCTCAATAATTGTGCCGCCACAAAACGGGCAACTGTTGACTGTCTTGGGTTGCCCGTGACGAGTCTTATTATTTCTAAATTCCGAGGGAATGATTGGACGCATATCACGTACACACCAGAATTCGGCACAAATATAGTAGTTAGGCTTCTCTGGGTTTGAGCCGGCGCGCGCAACAAACCAGATAGGCTTATCACCTGGCTGTGGCTTTTCCTTCTTGCGTAGAATACGGCAGAACTGACCCTGAACTGTATCTTCGGCACAGAGTGCATCCTCGAAAATCTGCTGTAGGACCGCCTTCTTTTTAGGCTTACCGGCTTCATCGAGAATATCTTCAAATCCGCGCGTGGTCATCTCTTGTATGAGATCCTTGTTTGAAAGCGCATATACATCCAATATAATATTTTCAGGAGGAGGCAGAAACACCCACTCAACAGCATCACCGTACTCTTTTACGAGCGCATCCAATTGCTCGGCAACCATAACGTTGGGCTGACGTGCCGATGACGATTGACATGTACGGCTATATACAGTGACCGTTTTGTCGGTTTGAGAATAGCCGAACAATTTCTCGTCGTACAAATCCAATTGCGTCTTCCACCACTCTTTTAACGGCTCAAGCGTCACTTTGCGCGCGTCACCTGGGGCTAAAGCAGGAGCTGGAGCTGCTACTACTGCTGCAGGCTCCTCCTCTTCCTCCTCTTCTTCACCGCCAAGTAAGTCTAACCACCCTCTTAGTTCAGGCTTAGCCGCTGCCGCCGCGGCAACAGCAACAACCTTATTTACAACGGGAGCCTGTGGCGCTTCAACAACTGCTTCGGCGCCCGCTGTCTTAGTATAGTAAAAAAATACGGTCATGATTGAAATAAGACGATTAAAAGTCTGCTCTGAGTCTATACCAACAAAAGATACAAAATATACGGGATGGGAGAGTGTGATTTCGATTTCAACACCGGTATTGTGGGCTGAAACCGGGTCGGCGCCCGTAGAAACAACCTCTGTGCGTCGTCTAAACCAATCGTCAAACAAACGTTTTGCATCAACTTCACTGCGTCCAAATTCCTCCATTATGCCAGCTACATATTGTTGAACACGATCCTTTGCCTCGTCGCCAGCTTCAACGTCATCTTCTAAAACACGTTTAGTTAGATATGAATAGACTGCGCCCTCCTGCTCGTAATTGTTAACCGCCTTCCATTTCAGATTTACCTTGCTTTTATCCTGATAGGTTGAGGCTTCCAGAAAGGGGCTGAAGAACGCCACTCTATCAAGAACATCCTTCTGGCTCAACTTCTTTGAACTGTTAACTTCTATGCGATAGGACGCCGACAGTTCGTCGAGATTAATTTCAGTATCGTCAGGATAGCCTAGACTCTTTAGTGCGGCTCGTAGAAGGCTGTAGGCTTCCTCAAATACGTTGAATTCGAGTGGCATATCGCGGCGTGGTGCTTCAAGGAGTGCATACGCTGAACCATCTTCTAGCCAATAGATAGACAGGGCTACGTTTCGTATGGCGCGCACTTCGGATGCAAGAATTTCAAACGGTATCTTCGCCATGAGTACTGCGCCGAAATCAGTATTTGGCTCTTCATCTAAAAATGCAGCTAACATGTCCTTGTCCGATATCAGTGGAAATCCGGCGGGACCTGTTGCCAACTTAAGTAGAGGCGCGGTTCTGCTTTTTGACGGAAAGAATCGTAAAAACGGGACGTGTTCCGATGTATGAAACTCGTAAAAACGCAGCGCCAAGCTCTTATCGTCCGTTAAAGCCGGTATCTGTGCTTTCCAGCGCCGCAAATGACGTAAGCGAAATGGCTCTGATTTCCTGACGCGCTCATCTTTCAGCAATGAATCAATGGTTGCTACGCGCTCTATACGCTGTTTAATGTACTCGGCAGCCTGCTTATATGATTCATCCTTCGCCTCAATAGTCTCTTTTTTGCTCTGTATCTTTGGAAAGTACATCTGTATATAGCCGTGCAGGACAGCGGGGTCATCCAACTTAAGTCCGACTGCGCGTACAAGCGATTCAAGGGTGTAGACCGTCAGGACGGGTAGATTCGTAAGGTCTGAAAATACTGACTCCAATAAAAGTCCCTCATTTAATACAGGATATACAGCTTTGCGATTTCCATCGCTATCTACGAGACGTTGGTCCGGCTTTCCTGGATTTTTGGATGGCGCAGGTATGCCGTCCTCAAAATCAGGCTGCTCATCCCACGACATGTCCAAAGGCTTATATAGTCCCTCTTCAGACTCCTGCGCTATCCATAAGCGATTAGGAGACCATTCTGGATTGCCTTGATGCTGTATCCATATTTGACGTTTAAGATCGGCGACTGTGGTAAAACCATTTATTTTGATTGTTGCGGAACCGGGTGCCTTAGATAAACTACCGTATTCAGATAGAGTAAGGGTAAATGATTCCAGGGACACAAGCCGCTTGGGCTCTATAACATCCATGCTCTCTACGTTGAATCGCTTATTTTTAGAATTGATGAAACTCATAAAAATAAGTATATGGGTTGTTTATACAGAGAGACCATCTTTCTCATTTTGCTTATACTTGGGCGAATCTGTGATATGAACCCCACAGTATTCAACGGGATGGGCGGCGAAATCCTGAAATTTGTAGAGCCCGAGCTCCTCTGCACGCTCCAAGAGCCAGGCAAAATGGTTCCAGAATTCACGTGTATGCCCGATACTCGATGTTCCTATATGAGACATTTCATGTAGCGCCACAAAAATCAATATATTCTCATCTACGAGTTCCTCCGAATCGTTGCGCTGCCGTAAGCACATATAGACTTTTTCACCTTTATTTACACTATATGACGTATACGCCGCATCAGGTGTTGACTCTGTAAACCGCTCAGGGTTCGCGTCAAAATTCTTTAAAATCTGTTTCACAAACGGGCGGTCACTGTATGTCTGCTGTAGCGACTTCATTAGACGCAGCAGTTTATCGCGAATCTGGGCTAACCTGTTCGCGGCAGCCTCTTTATCATTCATGTTGCGCACCAAATAGCTGTTGCCGTCAACAGACGATTTTACTAGAGCCATATCATATGCGCCCTTTTTGAAGTGAAAAGCACCAAGCGCGGCGCTGGCTATACCTATGACCAGGGCGATACCCCCTGTTTGATCTGACATCCCTACACTTGGTCAATAAAACTAAGATACATTTTATATCATTAGTTTTACATTGAATTGATTGCTTACGCGATTTCGAGAGAGCGTCTATTGACGTCCGGCTCAATCGTGGACTGCTGCCAGATAGAGACCTTGACCTGAGGATTCGGGGGGTCGCTGCGGAGCTGGTAATTCGCGTTACGGAGAGACTGACCGATTGTATTTACGCCGATTAGGGCGCCGGCGGACAGATAGTTCTTGCCGGCGATGTCACCCTGTCCCATAGGATTGACCTGCGCCCACTTGGAATTGGGGTCATTGGGTAGGAGCTCCTGCGGGTTTATCTGGTCCTTGGGGTAGCAGTTCGCCGGCTTCTCCGCGTCCTTAAACGGCATTGGCGCCGGGTTTAGCGTCTCGAAGCCTTCAACCGTGCTGTTGGCGTCGTTCGGCTCAGGCGCACCCACGTTGTTCGTGTTGGGCGTGTTGTTCGCATTAGAGCCCATACCGTGGTTATTCGCATTCGCGTTCGCGTTATACTCATCGTTGTTATTCGCGCTGCCGTTGTTCATGTAGTTGTTGGCGCCATTAACGCCGGGCGCGTTCCCCTCGTTCTCGCTCAAAACGTTGTTGTTGTTGTACGAGTTGTCGTTTCCGTTTGCGAACCCTTCGTACTTCTTCTTAAGAAGACCACCTAGCGTAGGGTCCAACAGATAAAAGATGCCTACTCCGACGGCCACGATTAAGAGGGCAAGTACGATGTCTCTGGTGTCCATTTACTATCTACAATGAGTGTTTTTTTGAGGCCACGAGCTTTAACTAGATTCATCCTTTTCGGCTCCTTCTGCGCCATCCTCCTCCTCATCGTCGGAGAAGTCTGAAATATCGTATTCAGAAAAAGTGGACTCATTTTCACCAAAGTTGAATTCATTGTAATAGCGAGTGGTCTCCACTTCTGCGGCGCGCCGGGCAAGTATTGCCTTCAAACGGGATTCCTTGACTCGCTCTTTTGCGACGAATTTCCGGGTATTATACTCTTCGTCCGTTCTGAGATGCATAACTTGAGTATTGTCGGAGGGCATTTCAGATTCAATCAGGGTAACCTCTCTCAAGTCAGACTCGGGTTGCTCCTGTTCCCAATTGAAATCGACCACCGGGGTGTTTTCTGTATACGAGTCTACGGTCCAAATCGGAGAAATACCTTCTCGCTTAATTAAAATTCCGGACAAACTAAGTATACCGCTACCCTCTTTTGTGCCGGGTGTTGGTAGCACACACTTCACTGTGTAAGCACCCTTATCATCTATCAGAACCCATGGACTGAGTAATTGTTCCAATGTTTTCATTGTAGGAGAGTTCTTGAAAAGTGTATTTCGTGCCTCAAATAGTAGAGCCAATATCTTAGCTCGTAGCACATCAGTAGCCCGCATCCATTCAATAGTGATAGTCCAGGCTGTTCCGTCAAATTGTAGTTCGGGAGTTACCGATTTCACATCAAATCCAATTTTGAACCCCTCTGTAGTTTTAACGGGCGTGCTTAGTTTCATTATTTATCGCATAAGGTGAAGTTAGTAAGCGTAATTAACCGCGTGCCTTTATCTACGCGATTTGTAATGGCAAAGGACATAAGTGGAGCGGAGTCCCGGGACCGCTTAATAGAAGCTAGTAGTGACATTATGTCACATCTGTCCGATAAAGTGGTAGCGTTAACCCAAAAACCGGCATTTCAGGAGCGCCTACAAACTATGCTCGATCCTCTTGTCAATCATGTAATAAATCGTGTGTTTCCATACATAATATTATCATCAATACTGTTCCTAATATTGCTGCTCGTGACCGTATCAACATTTGTTATTGTTGTTCGTAGCTCTATTTCAGCAATTCGGGATGTTGATATGGCTATGAAAACTGGTGTCCCCGAAAATTGGTGACCGTGGTAGTAACCAAATAGAAATATCTACCCCAAGATAATGTCAAACGAAGGTCTAGTCGATGCCGTTCGCAATTGGGTCCATTTTGATAACGTATGCGCAATGTTATCCCGTCAAATTGTCACTGCGCGCAATATGCGAACAACCTTTGAAGAACGAATTCTGGGACAGCTCGGTAATACGAAACGCCTCAAGATACAAGGTGCGACGTTGGAGCCTGCTACGCGTCGCAACAGTGTTAACCTGAATTGGACAGTTCTAGAGGAGGCTTTACATAAGTACTATGCTGCGCAGAAGAAGCCCGACGAAACAGCGGCAATTATCAAATTCATGCACGAGAATCGTGAATCCAAAACAACTATCTACCTGAAAAAGACTCCCACTGTACCTGAAAAGTAGTGATGCATCGTATTTTGTTATCGGTATGTATCGATAACAAAATCTTTATTGATTCTTTTACTGCTCAACCAGACCAACTTGACCTGCTCCACGGCAGAACAGTTATATTATTAAGGTGCTCACGGAACTGCTGAACCTTCTTATCAAACTCAATCTGCTCTGCTGTCGGCGGCATACCCATATCGGTATCCGTAGCAAGTTCGTCGGTATCCTTCTTCTGAGGACGCGGTCCATAGCAATTTACACCAAATCGCAATTCGGGATTATCGAATATGCCACCATTTACACCAGGCTTTCCGCACGAATTTCTATAGTCGGGTGGACCCGTCTGTAGTTTATTCCATGTCGTCTCTTGCGTAGGATATACCGCCATCTGTCCCTTTACCCAACCATAGTTGCACCAATCGGCGCCGTGTTTATGCGCCTCTTGTATCTGCTCGTATGTCGCAAGTTCGGCACCCATCGCCTTACACAGAGAGGGTGCCTCGTCGTACGTATAGAGATTGCGGCTTACGTTAAAAACCTGCTTCTCGGGGTCAAAAGCATGCTCCACCGAGTTTAAGGTCTTTGATAAAAAGCTGGGACTCTCGCGCGCCCCAGGCATACCACTCGGGCGGTCTTCGGGATTGATAGAGTCGATACCCAGCGCCGATTTTAAGGCGGCATCTTGATGCGGCGTAGACGAGGGAGGTGGTGGTGTCAGTTTAATTGTTTTGAGCGCCTCATCGTCGGCTGTTAATGAAATATCCACCGATTCTTTTTTGCCAAATATAGACATTAGTTTATCCCACCCCATCTGTATGGTGTATCCGATTGTCTTGAAATAGACGTAAATTCCGATAAAAACAAGAACAAACAGAGCGCCGGTTAGAGCCAGCGTGGTGTAAGAGCCAAAAAATGACCCGCTTGAATTCGCCGCGGCGACGGGAAACAATGCAGCTGCAGCCGAATTGTTCGGCTTCGCGAGTTTGGTAAGATTAAAGGACGAGTTCATTTACTCTCTATTAGTATCATTTACAATTGGAACGGGCGTTGAGTACGGCTTACGCGTCATAAAGAATATATATGAACCCTCATTTACAAGGTTCTTTTGTGATGCCTCATTCATAGAAGTATCATCGTAGTTAATCCACTTCTCATTATGCTTCGCGTAGGAGACATAATGCCCTCCTCGGGAACTTCCGTGATGCTCAACGATAGCAAAGGTCTTATAGACCGGCGCAATCTTCTTAAGAACTCCAGGAAATGCGACCCACGGACTCATATCGGTACTCTCGATATCAACGTCAACCAATCTGTTGATTTTTGCGTTCCTATTATCGAAGCGTTTGAGCACCAGGATGAGTGTCGGCGGAAGACGGGAAATGCTGCCCTGAAGTTCGGCTGGACCCGTGCGACCACAACGGTCGCACTTGTAATCTTCCAGTGTCTCCTTCGCAAACGCAGTATCAATACATGTCTTGAGGCTAACCGAGGCACGGCTGTCAGAATCAGTGGGAATGGGAGCCTTTAGCATCATCCAGGGCTCAAACTTAACAGAAACTGCTGCGCAATTCTTACAGGTCGCAACCGTTTGTGTCTGACCGAAGAATTCGTCAACGACGACGGAATACTCCTTGCGATGAAACTCAGACCAACTCTGTAGCGCCTTAATATGAGTATGGTCGTGTACTGACTTGGGGGTTCCAACAATATCCATCTGAACCTGCCGAGCTACGCTGGAATGAATTGACTCCAATAGAAATTGTAGAAACTCGGCGGCATCGCTCTGCGCACCTGAAACTAGCATAGGATAACCGGCATCGTCTGAGAGTCGCGCGGCAGCATTGATAAATCCACGTGGAGCCATTGAGGCGCGCGGGCGAACATTGGCGTCCCACATACCCTTTATAACATCCGCAATCTCATCCACGATAGGAGCGAGCTTGCGTTCCGGCTTCAGATGAATCCTATATGCGCCAGAAATCAGGTAGCCCACCAATTCAGGGCAATACCGAACGGATTGAATAATAACATTTAGGAAGCACGTGTTGCCTAGATTGGCTAGTCCCACACGACCTTCTGCTTTCTCCATGGTTTTCTTATCAAAGGTTTTCGGGTTTAGGTTCATTTCATTTTTTCTCATACTTCGGTGAACATTTAAATATTATGGTGCGATTAAATTTAAGGGAAAACGTATATAGCAATGTAGATGAGCGAACATCGGTACGAAGAAATCTACAACTACGGACTGCTTGATGATCTACATAACCTTTTTCCCGAGGTGTTATACGATACATATATCTTTCCAAATGACACCGATACTAATCGCTACATATCATGGCTTCGTTTTCGGCTCACACGCATGTTTCCGCAAACATATAGGGTTGCGCGTATACACTATATGCGTACACAAAGTGATGCGAATGGAGCGGATTTCGATGACTGGATGTTTTTACGCAACCGCCAAACTGCTCGTCCTGTCTCTATGAATACAATAATTGAATCACGTCTCTTATTAAGCGCCTTAGAACCTATCCTTATGCTTCCTCGTCTACGAAGAGTAGCTCCTTTACACGTTAATTTGGAAGACAGTCTGCTCTTCGGCAGCTTTTTTGATTCGATACCGGTTCATGCGAACAGTGCGCAAATAGAAATGGCATCTGATGTTTTGGATGTTCATGTTGTCGCGGTGGATACAATTTGTGCAATATGCCAGGAACACGAGGGCTCTGCTACTTGGCGCCGTCTGCGTAATTGCGACCACTATTTTCATCTTGCGTGCGTAGATAATTGGTTTGGACGTAACGCTCATTGTCCGGTCTGTCGGGCAGATATTCGCAATCCGCCTACGGTAGCCACACCGCCGCATCCGAGTACAGAACAGAATTCAGAGGCACCTTCTGTTTCAAATCCGGACCCGCGTACAGATCCGTGATTTGATTTTCAGGACTTCGGTATTCGTTCAGTCTGTCCATAATAGCATGCAGGGTTTCACCCGGCTTAAAAAATAGTTTGAGTGCTACACCCGACTGGAAACCGGCTACACGACGCTTAATCGCCTGCTCTGATGGAACCACAGACAAATACATTTTTTATCTTTGATAAGATTATAAATGAGCACGCAGCGCGTTATTTCTCAGGTCGATGCACGCACGCGATTTCTGTATACTGTACCGATTAGCCCAGACCCCGTCACATACGGCTATACGGAGGCGTCTATTACGAATGGTATAGCCGCGGCAGGCGTCGATGCTTCTAGAGTCGGCGGCAACATCTCATCGTCTGATATCAAGACGCTGTATATCAACATAAATAACCATAATTACTATGATTTAAACGCCGGTCTTATCCTGAAGGACCTCGGCAAAACTGTAAATTTCCTCAGCAGTGACGGGCATATTTTTGTTACGTGGCGCCTGGTTCAGCGGATGCGCTCATTTAACTCTGAAGGTGTTACGATGTTTCCTGATGATGTGTTTTACGTACCGACCTATGTTTCTAACCAGGTTGATGCGAACGAGTGGATTGGTGTCGCGCGTACGGGTTAAAATGCTAACACGATAAAAATTGAATAACGGTGCCGCCTAGACATAGGAGGCAAAAAAAAATGACCGACTGCCAAATCTGTATCGAGAAGTTTAACGGACGCGAGCGCAAGCAGTGCGTGTGCCCCTACTGCTCGGTCGGCTACTGCCGCGAGTGTGTGGGTACCTGGCTTACGACTCTCGTCGACGAGCCGCGCTGTCCTAACGATGCGTGTAAGAAGGCATGGAACCGCGAATTTATTGACTCAATCGTGACCAAGGTTTGGCGTGATTCAGTTTACCGCGAGTACCGTGAGCAGTTGCTACTGGACCGAGAGCGGGCTCTTCTGCCGGCTACGCAGCCACGCATTGAGGCTATCAATGACGCAAAGCGTATTGAGAAAGAAATCATCGTACCGATGCGGGACCGACGCAAGGAGATTACGGTGCTTATGCGCCAACTCGAGCAAGAGTCTACGGGTATTCAAACGCAGATTTGGGATATGACGAACCAGGCGGAGCGGCTACGCGCCGGCGTTGGCGTGGACGAGGCTGCAGCGAAGGCGCGCAATGTCTTCATTCGCCGCTGTCCGGCTGAGGGTTGCCGTGGCTTTCTGAGCAGCGCCTGGAAGTGTGGTGTCTGTGAACTCTATTCGTGCGCCGACTGCCAGGAGGTAAAGGGCGTTGCACGCGACTCTGCGCACACGTGCGACCCTGGTGCACTTGAGACGGCGAAGCTTATTGCGAAGGATACCAAGGCGTGCCCGAAGTGCGGTGAGATGATTACGAAGATTGATGGCTGTTTCGCGAAGGACACGCCTATTCTACTTTGGAATGGTCAGACCAAGATGTCGCAGGACGTTGTGGTAGGTGATATACTCATCGGCGATGACGGCGAGAAGCGAGTCGTTCAGGAACTATGTTCTGGTGGCGACGAGATGTTCCGCGTCAGTCAAAAGAACGGTATGAACTATACTGTCAATAGCAAGCACAAGCTGGCTCTGTTGACCGATTCAGATATTGTTCAGGAGATTACTGTCAGCGATTATCTGTTGCTATCTGATTCTGTAAAGAACAGTCTTGTTGGCTTTAAGAAGGACATGATGCGCACTTCAATTGACGTAAGTTCTATCGGACAAGGTACATACTACGGCTGGAGTGTTGATAGTAACAAGCGTTTCCTACTAGCTGACAATACTGTTGTTCGAAACTGTGACCAAATGTGGTGTGTGAGTTGCCACACCGCCTTCTCCTGGCGCACCGGTCAGGTCGCCACCGGCATCGTCCATAATCCGCACTACTATGAGTTTCAGCGTCGCATGAACAACGGCGCTGCGCCTCGCAACGTCGGCGATATTCCGTGCGGTGGACTGCTTGACTGGGCTATCCTACGGCGCGCGATTCTGCCTCCTGGCGCGAGTGGACGCTACCCTGGATGGGTCTCTACGCTTGAACTGGCGCACAGGCGCATCAATCACGTCCAGAATATCGACATGCCGCATCTTGCCGCCGCAACGATCAACATCAACGACAATATCGACCTGCGTATCTCGTATCTGCTGAAGGAAATCGATGACGACACAATGAAGACCACACTCCAGGCTCGTGAGAAGAAGCGTGAGAAGGAGCTCGAAACGCGTCGCATCTATGAGACACTCACCGGTGCTGCGATGGATATCTTCAGGCGCATCTTTACTGTAGCTGAGCAGAAGGGTCCTGTTCAGGAGAATTTCCAGCCCCTGCTGGTTGAGCTTGACAAGCTTCGTGAGTTTATCAATGAGGCGCTGGATGTACTCAGGCGGCGCTACAATTGTACGCTTCACGGATTCGATGCGAACTGGGACCGGCTTAGTCTAAAGAAGTATCGCGTAACTGATGCGGTTGCTGACACGAAGACGGTATTCGGCAACTACGTTGACGAACTAACGAAGTTTGAGCATGACTGGGCAACTATCGGTGTTCCTACTGCTGCGCAGCGTAGCGATGACTTTATCAAGCCATGGCTAACTAGGATTCGTAAGCTCGACCGTCTAGTTGCCACCTTTCCCAGCAGCGCTGCTACAACAGTTCGATATGCTAACGCCGCAAATAGTTTCTACGAGAACTCGTTGAAGGTTATCATGTACAGCCACGCGCCGATGATAAACGACTATCAGCGGACAAATGCTGTGCGGAATCGCGACCGCGCGCAAGCAGACTTCACTGTGTGGAAGACCCACGTCGGCACACTCGACCTTGTTATTAAGAAGCCGACAAACGCAATTGAGTAAAAATATGAGATAAAAATCCGCCATTCAATGTATGGAATACAATCTAGTTGAAAAAATATTACGACACTATGGTTTAGCCTTTGTAGTTTTTTGGTTGGGTGCGATGCTGCTCGCAGCTCCCGAAACACACTGGTTAACAACCTCATTTGGCGTTGTGGCGGTACATGCATGGGTGTATTTTGTCCATAGAGCGCTCCATTATATACCCGAATGGACTCAGATTAACACACATATGAAATATCATCACCAGGATCTGAAAACCATTCCACGCCATCTCGAACTCTTTTATGAATCAATAACCGATACCACAATGAATATGCTCCTTCTGGCTGTACAAAAAATGGTTGGCGTTACCATCGTACCTGCGTCGATTATATTTCTTTTTACACTTTCTTATATGTCAATTCACATCATCAACTATAGCATTTTTGGTTCTGTATTTCATCGGCGGCATCACGAAACAATGAATACGAACTTCGCACCGGATGCGATGGACCACATCATGGGTACTAACTATAACGACGAATTTGAAGACCTCAACCCAACATGTTTAAACGTGTTCGGTTCAATGGGACTTCTGTATCCACTAAAAGAGTATTTGGTCAAGATGTAAAACTAGTACGATTGTTTTTGCCAATTGTAACACAACACTAAAACCAACAGCTATTTCCTCAAAATTATGTAATGACACGTCCGGTGGATTCTCTAACATTGTGACGAGTCCCAGACGTGTTGTTGTGCCGTCTTCATGTTGTGTTAGCATACAACCTTTGAATAGTCGTAAACCTAAAAATATTACGACTATATTTGCTAAAACAATGTATGACTGAACTGCTGTTTTTGAAAAAATCATACCGTACGCCATTAGTATACATATTATAACGTGCGCGGCAATAGCCAGCATCTTTATTTGCTTGGGTTATATTTCTTAATTAGTTTGCCGCGCGCCTCAGCCTCTGCTGCTGTACGCTGAGCGTGTGCCTCAATCTTACGCTTCCGTGCAATGTCATCCAGAATTTTGCCGAACAGGAGCTGCTGTGCCAGAAGTTCGCGCGCCTCGGTCGGCTTCTTTGACAACTTGATGAGTTCGAGGTCCTCCTTCTTCACACCTGGAAGCTGCTCAACGACCAGACCAAAGACTTGAGCGACGGGCTTCGAAATCTGATTTGTGATGTAGAATGCGTAGTCGGGCTTGAGATTGTTCTCGCGAATGAATGTCGGTGTCTCGATGCGCTCCCCCTGCAGCGTGGTGCCTTCGGGTGCAGGAATGTAGACAAAGGGGATGCGTTCGGAGGTGCTGGGCTTGGTGCCAGGATCACGCTGACCCATTCGCTCAGCCAGAATCTTGTGCGCCGGCGGATTCGGCGTCTTATATTCTGCCCTCAAGGACTTCGTAATCGTGAGCTTGCTAATCGGAAACTTGCCTGCAACGAGGTCGTGGCATGCCTTTTGCGCAAAGTGGAAAGCCCCCTTGATGTCCTGCTTGGTCAGAATATTCTCGATTACACCACCGTAGACAAACTTGACGATGGGCGCATTATCGCGACGCTTCATTACGATACCCATCGCCTTGCGATGGAAGTCCTCCATATCGCCTTCAGACATGTCGCCGACGTAGCGCTTCTTCGAAAGAAGACAGAATGTCTTGAACACCTTATCAAACTCAAAGTCGTGCGGCGCCTTCAGACAGCTGGATACGAGCTGTCCGCCCTCAATGGTCAAGTTCTTCGCGTTTTCTACCGCCTCTGGACCCGAGAGGCGCTCACCCGTAGAGGAGTCCTTCGGGCGCCAACGAATGAAGAGCGAATCTGTATCACCGTAGACCGCCATCGCGTCGCACTCAGGATGACGACCGCCTCCATAGACATCCTCAATAACGGTCTTCGCGTTAATGAGCTGAGTGCGCCCGTACGCCGTCGTAGAGGCAGCTAGGACCATACGCCGAATCTTGCTCGTGCCGGAGCCGAGCTGTCCGTACAGTGAGTTTGCCGTCAGCTTGTAGGCATTCTGCGAAGCATCCAGGAGCGCCTTCCTGAACTCGTCCGTCTCGGTTGCCATCTGCTTTCGGGTTGACTTACGCGCAGAGAGCAACTTCTGTAGAATCTTCGGAATCGTCGACTTCTCACCGTTGGGCAACTGTGCGAAACAGACCTTGCGCACGCCGTCCTTAATCTTCTCAGGATGCTTGCGCTTATCCTTCGGGTCGTTGATAAGGATGTCGTACTCAATCGTAACATAGCCGGCGGGCTCCACAGACTTTACGGTCGGATGGTGCTGCTTGAGCCAGCGGTTGAACGAGTGAGTCTTCTTGACAATGTAGGAAGTACCCAAGCCGCCATCGGATACTGGTCGCGCTGCGATTTCATGGACGCGCTTTTCAGAGGGCGACAGAGAGGCGTAGAACTGCTCCACTAGCGGATCACGCTCCATCGGGTCAGGTGTAAACTCAGGTAGATTGGCGTATTCGTCAGAGCCCTCAACGAGTACGACAGTTCCGTCGGGCTTATAGTCCTTGACCCAGACAACACTGCTGTGACACATGTTCTCCGAGATGATAGTCGACGGATAGAGCGAAGAGAAGTCTGGTACACCCACGGGGTCGTTATCGAAGTAGATACCGGTGACCGGGTCAAGAACGAATGCACCCTCGTATGTGGGGTCATCAGCAGGCGGCGCGTCATCGTCTTCCTCGGTGGGCAGCGGCGGCGGCGGCGGTTCACGTCCAAAGCCAAACTTGGGCGCAGGTAGCACTTCAACGAGCTGGTCCTCGGCACGGCACTCCTTAAAGACGAGCGACTCGATTTTCACGCCCTGACCCCTCATAAAGATAAAGGATACGGGAACGGAACAGACGTTCGCCATAGCTACCGCGTTGTTTAGAACCTCGAGCTTCATGAAGAGCTCCATCACTAGGTCGCAATCCTGCAAGCAATAGCGCGCAATCTTCGCGCGGTCTGCCGCCGACTTGCGCTGCAGTGCGAAGAGCTCCTTCGGGCTAACATCGTCCTTGACCTGAGCCCAGCGGCTGGGCTTGAGACCGTGCTCAGCCAACTTGGTTGCACCCTGGTGGGCGCGAATAAGTACAGCCTTTGCCTCTACACCGACAATTTCTGCCTTATCCAGAACATGGTCGTTCTCATCATCCATCAGAACGATGAAGCGACCTGTGACGGCACCCTTCGTAGACTTGGTTGGTACGCGAAACACGTCTGGTGTCTCTGTCTCGGTCACTTCGCCAGTGATATTGCCTGACATGAAAGTCGCGGCAACATTGTCCAACGTGTAGGAGTCTAGATTATAGTTGCGCCGAATGTACGGCAACAGGTCTACCTTGAGACGCCCAGGAGAATCGATGATAAACATAGTGTTATCACCCATCGCTGCGCTGCTCAGAAACTTTTCAATGAGTCGCGGCTTGCTTGTGCGTAGGCGTGACCAGCTTTTGAGGCACGAGTTCTTGTTTAGTTCGTACTGCTCATGCTTACCGACAAGTCCAAGTTCTTCCGAGCGCTCGAATAAATAGCGCTCATCAAAACCAAACACGTTGTAGCCAATCATGACATCTGGGTCAGCTGACTTAAGCCACGTATGAAATGCGACAATAACCTGCTTTTCCGTTTCAAACGGATAAACGTGGATAGGAACAGTATTCATCGACGGCGGCGCCACCTTCTCGCGGTCACACGAGTTTAGGACAAAGATGTGCTTAGACTCAGGCTTGTTGTTTCTGTAGAGAACGATGCCGATTTGAATGAGCTCGTCGCCCGCGATTGCGGGAAGACCTAGACTTGATGAAAGGAATTCGTCGAGTCGCGTTAGACGTTCGTCGGGCTTTCCTGTCGTGTCGGTCAGATACTTTTCAAACTCGATGGCATCGCTCTCTTCGAGTTCAACCGCCTTGCGCTTCTTGCGGTCCTTCGTATAGATAGAACTCAACTTGGTGTCCGTAGGCAGTTGCGTAACACCGGCGTTGATAGCGGCAACAATGTTGTTAAGTGCCTCCTGTCCACTCGTAATACCCAGTTCCAGAAGTTCGCGTGCCGGCTTTCGCCACGTCTTTTTCGCCTGTGGAAAGTCGCCATGACTGGACATGCACTCAATATCCCACGCCGCGAGAAGCAGTGGTGCCAACGTCAAGCGACTGCGATCACGCTCGATATGCTTCCAATCGCACGCAATACGGATAGATGCGCTAGGGTCATCACTGTCCATATCTTCGTACTTGAACTTGGGGATACGCATCCAACCTGCCGGCTCAAGGTCTTGAATATGAAAGAAACGCAGAACGGGGTCGATATTGGCTTCGTACACCTTGAGAAGTGTAGTTTCACATTCACATCTGGCGCCGCAGTTACAGATATCATCGGTAACTCTGTTAATGCGCAACGGCTTCGGCTCGGAGGTCTCCGTAAGAGTCTTATCCTTCATGCGGCGCCAAATAGCAAGCGATGGAACCTCGACGCGCAGAAAGCGGTGCATTGTGCCGTTATCAAAGTTAAAGAGCTTCTTGTGACGCTCCTCAATCATCTTGACGTGCGACTGAGCTAGCGGTGAATAATGTACACACTTGCGCAACCACTGCTTATAGCGGTCGAGCAGCCTGGGCGACCAGTCTTCAGGAATCTGAACATAGAAATAGGGGCGGAAACCCATAATCTCTACACAAATAGACTTACCGACGTGGTTTACACCAAAGAGAAGAATCTGATACCCCTTCTGCTCGTCGTCGGGTGAGGGCTGCTTCGCATTATACCATTTGCGGCGCTTCTGCTGCGCGGGCTTATGCTCCTCCTCATCGGAACCAAGGTGGTCGTCGTACCCCTTCTGAATCCCCTCATCCGACTGCGTAAGAACGTATTCGTCGCGTGATACGATATCTAAACACTGAAAGACGATACTACCGGTGTCGTCTGCCATTGTTGTATGTTTTGTTGGTCATTTTAAATGGTTCACGGATAAAAGTCAATTTTTGCGGGATTTGCCGCGTGACGACCTTTTCGACGTGGCTTTACGTGTACGGCGCGTATTTGCTACAGCGGCGCGTTTCGGAGGTAGCGCTGATGCGGCACCTAAAAGAAGTGCGGCGGGTCCAGCCTGTTTTAACGCCAGTGACAAAGCCGCATATAGACTACCGCCCTTCATCGCGGGAGGAGCAGAAGCACCGATAACGATATTTTTCACGGTACGCGCAGAAACGTTATTTAGATTACGTTTCGTGTTTTGCGATACAGCGTATGTCATACTAGGGCTTATTAGCTCATTCATCATAGCAGGTTTATCACGAATATTGGGCATAGAATTTGTACCCTTGTACTGCTCTATTTTGCCATTCGGGTAGACCTTGAGGACGCTAGGGTATCCCGGTATATTGGCATTTTTAATAGTAGGCGACTTCTCAACCATATCGTGATGAACCATTGCCATGTTCGCTGTACGTCCCGGTGTAGCCTCCAGCTCCGACCATAACGGCTTATAGGCTTGGCACGGACCGCACCAGTCGGCGTGAACTAGGATAAGTGTCACGGGTCCAATATGGATAGTCTTCTCCAGGTCCTCTATCTCCTCGGGAGACCGCACGGAAATGTTTCCGTTGACCTTCTCTTTGTTATTTGTTTTGCTGCCCATCATGCCGCTTAAGGCTTTGAACATTCTCTCCTACTTTTATGCCTCCTTTTTTTAGAGGAGCCACACATGGCAAAGTCAACCAATCTCTTCATTTACACGCTTCTTGCGCTCGCAGCACTAATTGTGTGCTCTGTTGCGGCTTGGTACTCTACAATGCTACGTAAACACGAAGGATTCGCTTCGGGAGGTTTAGCATTTTTGAGTGGTAACAAAGATAATGAGTGCCCACTGTCTGCTGAACGCAAAGATGACGGTAAAATACACGTTCAACCGCAGAATAGAACCTTCGATACGATGGGTGATTATGTCGCGTGGATTAGCAGCCTTTCAACGGCAGGATCGATGTGTGTTCCCCCGTACGTGAAGGGACCGCGTGAAGCCGATGTAATACAGACGACAACGTCGGCAAATCCCGGTGACCGCGAAATTGGTGGTTCCGGAAAACAGGTGGCTCAACAAAATATATCACAGAATCTATTTACGCGACAGGTTGAAGGTGAAAACACGTACGCGAAAACACCTATCAATAAGTTAGACGATTACGAATACACGCGTATCTTCCAAAATGAAAACTCACCGCGCAGCGAGCTCAGTAAAACCACTGTAAATTCATTAATGGCGAAGAAACAGTGGGACTGGGCTCAGTTACCTTTTAATTCTGAAGACCGTGCGAAAGCGGAGGGGGAGTTTGTGGCGGGTCGCATGGATTCTGCGGAGCGTGACCCTAAGACGGGTGTGTTTTTCAAGAATGTAGAGGGTAGTTCGGTTGTGCCGCCTGACGGGGATGCCGCTGCTATACGTGAGCAGGCGACATTGCAAGCCTACAAGTCGGCTGACGCCGCAGAACTAACACAGCATAATGTGGAAGATGTCGCTCTAATGGTCAAAAAGATGTATGCAGATGACCCGAACTGGGAACCGGTCGTTGAAAAGATAGGTGACCATGAATACCGTGTCACCGAACTCAGACCCAAGGCGCGCAAAGAGAAATATGCGGAGAACCAGGACATGACGATTGAACGCGCCAAGGAAGGTGGCTTAATTCAGGCTCAAGTCGATGTTGAGGGTGGACGCCAAGACCCGTATTTTGATAAACAGGGGGTGCTCGATTATAGCAACGACCGCTTCTGGGAATACAAGGATTTTAAACAGTGGACACCGGGTCTTGAGCGTATGTTCGCGCCGACACTGGACACCACGAACTGGACTTAACCCCGATTAATATTCACATTCGCAAATATTAAATATTTATGAACGAGTAGAAACATGCTAGTCAGTATATTCAGAATGTGTATAAATAAATATTGTACAATCATCCATTAATATGTATGGGGCGTTATGTTTATACCTTTTAATGAAAAAATTGAAATCATCGCCCGCCACAACCGTTATATCAGACCGTCAGCAAAGAACTGATATCTAAAATGCCGAACCACCAGCGTTCCGTCAAGGAGCGCAGCGCCGAGCTGAACGCCTTCCAGCTGCGCATTGCCGCCCGCAAGGCTGAGGCGCACGCCATCTGCCTGGCGAACCGCAAGCCCAAGAAGGAGAAGGTCTTTGACTGGCGTCACGCTGCACCTGAGGAGCGTGACGCCTGGACCAAGGCGAAGGAGCTACGCCTCGCCAACCGCGCGTAAGCATCTCACAAAAAATAAACAAAAACAAAACTTTTTGTTTTTATTTAGACTTTATCTCTGCCTTTTTTAAAATCAGAGATACTTGTTATTTTAGGAAACTTTCACAAAAGATGTGGTTTCGCGAGTTTAGTGAAGGATCGTACTGTCAGACACAGCTTCGCTGCCAAGTGTCAATACGTCCAAAATGATTTTACAATAATTCCAAGTTATTAATGGTTTTATTGTATTTATATACCGCTGGTCGTTTTACACAACCTTACCCGTCCCCAAATAAGTTCAATGAACTTATTCTTTAAGTGTTATTTGATATGAACAGCTGTTCCAAAACCTTCGACACGCTCTTCAATAAAGAGCGATCGTACTGGTCCTAACATACCATTCTTACCACAAATTCTGTAATGTACATGCGGCTCTAAACGATGACCGAGTGGAACCCAGTATGGTTGAGGGCGGCGTACCTGTAATAGTGCTGAACCATCGCTTTCGGCGATAGCTACACCCACGTTCTCAAAGTTACCGTATGCGTCTTGCCAATTTTTTAATGCACCATCTGTTGAGGTACCGGGTTCGGCAGCCCAATAGATAACTTTGTGCCCAATGGGCGCTATAATTCGAACCTTTAGTTCGGCTTTATCTGGTATTTTTTCCTGTAAAGCGGAACAAGGTAGGACTGTTTCACCCAAGAAGGGTAGATACGAATCGCGTGAAATTCCTACGTAAATTGCGCAAAATACTATAAATATAAAAAATAATCTAGAAATTAAAGAATCTTTACCAAACAAGGAAGAAATAACATCAGTCTTAAAAATCGCGACAAAACCCCAGTTAAATCCAGACAGAACTAGGATCAGGATGGCTAATCCATACAACTTTTTCTTTATATACTCTTTTTGCCCCATCCCTATCTAATGTAAAGGTAATTCCCAGAGGACCGCGTCCTCTGGTATTTTATGCTTTTCAATACGGAACATGCTATCAAAATATGGAATCTGCGCCTGCTCCCTTGGAACACAACCCTTTGCGTGGCGCGCAATGTACTTGTAAAGGTCAAAGTCGGGGAATCTCTCAGAATCATCGGGGTTTCGTAGTATATTTTTTCCTTCATCGTCGGTTAACCATAACCAAAGAAGATTATAGAGTTCCGATTTAGTTTCTAAGGTTACGCGATCCTCTTCTTCTGTTAGGATATTGCGCGGCTCTTTTGGCTCGGGTGTATCTTCATACAGTGCATCAAACATAGAAATTGCTAGTCTACATAAATCAAAAGAGGGATTTGGGTTGACGACCGGCTCGCTCTTGTCAAAGTACGGCTCACAGTTGTATTGTCCTGAAGCATCGTTGCCGTCGGCGTATGAGTCCGTTATCAGGAGCTTCTCGCGGTCTTTTAACCAGAAGGAGGCGCGCCCAAAGTCAATTATTTTCATGATGCGACCGTATGTCGGCACCTTGTAGTACTTGGTTCCACCACGGGCGCCCTCCAGTTTATAATACAAATGCGTTTCGCCTGTTCCGCACCACATAATGTTATTCGTGTGTAAATCATTGTGGACAAATCCGTAGTAATACTGCGCAACGGAGAGCGCGGCGATGACCTGGTAGATCCAGGCGGACCAACGCTGCTCCTTAGTTTCAAGCAGGAGCGGGTCTTTCGTGTTCTCTTCAATGTCCAGGAGCGCGTCCATTGTTCCTTCACAGCGTTCGTGAAGGGTCGCCTGGACTGGGAAATTCGTAAATTCGGCAAAATACTCGCATTCGTTCTGAATTTCGGAATCGGCGTCAGAATCATTCTCATGGTCACCGTCATCGGAATCGAGTTTTGAAATTCTAACCGGTGGCTCCGCTAACGATTTTACAGATTCATCCTCGTCTGTCGACGGGCTCTCGGAAACACATTCGGATAGTTCGGAATGTGACCCGCTGGCGATTGACTCCAAATCGTCGCAGTCGATGGCTCCACCCTCTTCGACTATCTCTACTAGCGGCTTCTGGTCTGGGTCATCGCCGACAACACGAATTGTGAAGAGACCGGCTTTCTTATTGCGCTGAAACCACCTCTCATACTTAATGCTCGATATGTCGCTAGTAATATTATACATATATGTATCGGCTCTTGCGTTGAAGGTGCCATAGAATTTGCACCAATGTGGCGATTTGTTTGTTTCTACAAGTCTAGACAACGTCGCCGAACACAATGCATCAATATAGGCTTCGTTATACGGGTCGTGAATCTTGGCTAGTGTATGTTGCCATCCCTGTGTGGACTGAGGAAGGGCGCCGTCCTGGGGTAAAAGATACTCACCCTCCATGAATGCAATTGGTTCAATAAGATGAACGCGCTTAGCAAACAAATTGATGTTTGCTGCTCCTGATACATCACGAAAATTGCCTGAAATGTCTAAAAAATATCCATTCGGACTACCATTAATTGTAAATGATTCCAATGGTGATTGAAGTGACTGATTTTCACCAATTCCTAGTAACGATAGGCATGGTAAAACCTCCTGAACTTTTTGGAATTCGGTAAACTGTGATATTATGGAGGGTTTTAATGTGCGAGACCCCACTGTAGGCATCAGTTCCCGGGGTAAAATCTTGAGTCTCGGCAAGCTCTGTGGAATCGGAGGTGCCTTCTGTTGCTTCGGCTTCTTCGGCTGCTTGCGGGGCTTCGGAGGCATTCGCTTGTAAAATCACGGGATTTGTCCTATCGAGCTTATACGCGGTGTCCGCTAAAATTCCAATTTCAGTCTCTAACGTAGAATTAAGCCGAATGTCCAACCAAATTATTCCGATAGACCCCGTCCCTAGCGGCGGTCGTAGATTGTTCAAATTGGCGCTGCGCAAGTTTGATATGACAAAAATTAAGGACGATAAAGTCGTTGTCTTCATCGGTAAACGTGATACAGGTAAGTCCTTCTTGATTAAAGACTTGCTGTTTCACCACCGTGGTATACCGATAGGCACTGTTATAAGTGGTACTGAATCGGCAAATTCCTTCTATGGTTCTATCATTCCACCGCTGTTCATTCACGAGGAGTTCAATCCGATGATTATTGCGAATGTCCTGAAGAGGCAGAAGACGCTGGCTCAGAAAATCACCAAAGATATTGAAACCCGTGGTACGACCTCGGTGGATCCGCGCACCTTTATGATTATGGATGACTGTTTGTATGATAACCAATGGACGCGCGATAAGTACATTCGTAGTCTATTTATGAACGGTCGTCACTGGAAAATTCTATATATCGTTGCGCTTCAGTACTGTATGGGTATTCCACCCGTTTTACGTACAAATATTGACTATGTGTTTATTTTGCGCGAAAACATCGTCGCAAACAGAAAACGCCTCTATGAGCAATTTGCCGGTATGTTTCCCGATTTTGATTCTTTCTGCCAAATCATGGACCAGTGTACAGAGAACTACGAATGTCTAGTCATCGACAACAATGCCAAATCAAATAAGATTGAGGACCAGGTCTTCTGGTATAAGGCTGCGGCTCACCCCTCTTTCAGAATCGGTGCTCCCGAATTCTGGGCACAGAGACCGGTTGAGGGTGACCAGGGTGAGGACTTTGATGCAAGTAAGACGGGGAAGCGCGCGACTGGACCTATTATTCAGGTTCGTAAATATTAACCTGTAGAATAGTAGATATGCCACGTTACCAAAGAGGAGGCGATGCTGCTATCGCTGCGCCCGTTCCCAAAACAGCCGGAACCGGTGAGCCAAAAGCCAATACTGAACAGCTCAAGCCGAATGCTGCTGTAAATTCTGGCGGAATGAAGACCGGCGGTCTAACCGCTGGACCCTATGCGAACCTCGGTGCTCAGGTTACAAATATTAACGGATATGATATTTTGAAATTTAATATGAGTCCTGGTGCGTCGGTTATAACAAACCAAGAAACTATGTCGTATATGGATGGTGGACTTAGCACTAACGCAACATTAGGTTCTTCCGGCTTTTTTGGTGCTCTTTTGCGTGGCTTGACCGGGTCAAGTGTATTACAGAATGCAGTAACAAATCCTACACAGAATCCTCTCAAAATGATTTTATCACCGCTGCTACAAGGTTCAATTCTTCAAATTGACATCAAGGCTGGTGAGACGTGGCGTTTTGCTGATAAGAGCTTCTTAGCCTGCACGCCCAACCTGAATGTCAGCGGCAATGTTAATATATTTAGTAACTTTCGTCTAATGTTTGTTGGTGAAAATCTAACCTACACTACTATCTCTGCTACACAGGGTGGTGGGACTGTATGGATTTCATCATTCGGTGCCATCGAAAAACACGATGTTGTGATGGGTACGGGTTCTACGGTACCACTCTTTATCAACAATGGATGCTTCCTTGGTATGTTGGATAATAATGGTTCGGTCAATTTCTGGAATGACTATGTGACTGTGGGTACTGCGAACGGGCTCTTTTCGGCTATGTTCACTCAACTTGGATGGATCATGAAGATACAGGATAGCACTCCTCCTCGTAGACCAGGTCCCATAACATGCACGGTGTTCACACAGAGTCTGAACCCTCACAATTTTGAGAAGTATATCGCTCACATTGCGCAACAGGTTGTTAATAAAAGTAGAAACAGCAGCAGTCACAGTTTCCTAACATCCGGTGTAGGACCTGGCGCTTCATCGGCTGCATTGGGTACGGGTGCTGCTTTAGGATTGGGCGCGGCTGCTGTACCTGCTGTCGCCCCAGCAGGTCCATTTCCTGGATTCTTTCCGACAGCGCCGGCTGCTGCTCAGCAGAACTATGCGGCACCTGCTCAGCAAGACTATGCGGCACCTGCTCAGCAGAACTATGCGCCCGCTCAGCAAAATACAGCGCCCGCTCAGCAGAACGCGGCACCGGCACAACAGAACGCTGTATTTGGTGGAACACGCAATAGACGGAATAGGAGAACGCGCAGAAATCGCCGTTAAATAGTATACTTTTTGTTGTTGGTAGTATATAAAATATATTAGCAATATCTTATAGATGGGTAATCTCCTTACAGTAAGTAATTGGAATGCCGAATTACCCGAGGATGGGTCTTCCGATGTCAGCGGTAACGATGTCAGCGGCAACGATGTATCGGGCAATGACGTATCAGGCAATGACGTATCAGGCAACGATGTGTCTGGCAACGACGTATCAGGCAACGACGTATCAGGCAACGATGTGTCTGGCAACGATGTATCTGGCAATAATGTGAATAATAAAGATATAAGTGGTAACGACATCAGTGGTAACAATGTAAAGAATAAAAATAACAATAAACCACACGGTGAAAATAATAAACATAACAATAAATCTAACGGAAATAAACCTGAAGAAGAGAAAAAGAATGATAAATCTGAAGAAGAGAAAAAGGAAGAAGAGAAAAAGGAAGAAGAGAAAAAGAACGAAGAGCATAAACCCGACGAAGAGAAAAAAAATAATAATACTAAACGTAACGTAAAGGGTGGTGGAAAGCGTAGAACACGTAAGAGACGTAGCAAGGCCCGGCGCGCCTAATCGCTTATTTTAATGAAACCCTGTAGGAGATGACGGACCCGGCGCCGCCAATACAAATTTTACAAACAGCCGCGGCTGAACCAAGTTTAGACAAGCTTCTTGCAAACTACCAAGAAAATTTCAGTATGAATATCATAAAGTTTATAATCTACACTGTCATCCAGGGTGTCATTCTTTATTTTGTATTTGCGGGTAGCGGTATCATGGAGGTTACTAAAAACTGGCCTAAATATCGCTGTAATCCAGCCATTATGCCATTTGCGAGTCTCTTTGGCTACGATGCCGCTGAGAACTTTAATTATTGCATGAAGAATATTTTTTCAGCTAATGCCGGCACCGTTCTGGGACCATTATATGGTATCATGGCAAATTTTACAGATGTTGTGGGGACTGTTTCAAACGTTGCTAATTCATTCAGGTATCTCATTGCAAACCTGTTACATGGAATGGAGCGAATGATTAGTTCTTTCCGCGATAGGTTTCGCGATATTCTGTTTACAATCCGACTAAGTTTTATGAAAATTCAGTCGTTGATGGGACGTCTATATTCGACATTCTATGCGGTCATATTCATGGGTCTATCCGCACTAAAAGCCGCTGATAACTTGGCGCACAATGACATTATAATGTTTATTATGGAATTCTGCTTCCTCCCGTCAACACCGATAACAATGGCTGATGGGTCTATTAGACCACTATCTGAAGTTAAGATTGGAGACAGATTGGCTGAAATAAACGGCGAATATCCTGTTGTAACATCGCTATTTGAATTTGCCGGTCAAGAGACTGAAATGGTGCGACTTGGCAGAGACACCGTTGTCAGCGCACGTCACTTTGTATTATATGATAAATTGGGCATCTGGATAGAGGCGCGCGACCACCCTGAAGCCTACCCCGAACCATCGAGCCCTCTCCTGCTCTGTCTAAATACAAGCACACACACGCTGCGTATCGGTGACATAGTATTTAGCGATTACGACGAGACAAGCGACCCTGCTGTCTTATTGGAAGTCCAATTACACGCGCTTCAAATACTGAACAGACGTGTATACACAAATTTGCCGAAAACAATGAAGGACTACGCTCTTGGACTCAACCCGCATGCAGCTATCCGAATGAAGGACGGCTCTGTAAAGGCTCTATACGAAATCAGAGTTGGCGATTCTATCAAGAGTGGCGGACTTGTTCTCGGTACCGTTAAAGAGAGCTGCTCCGATGTAGTCATGATACCAGGGTTGGCACGTGCACACTATGTCAGCGCATCACAGCTTGTTTGGGACGATATGACAAATATGTGGCGTCGCGCAGCGGAATTCTATCCTAAGAATACAGTGCGACTGGCACAACCGGTAATTTTATTACAACTGGTCACTTCAAATAACATAATTGAATCCGAGGGGCGCGTCTATAGGGACTATCGTGAAATTTCGGATCCTGATATGGAGGATCCGTATAGCTCGCACCTTCATAAAAATTTGAAGGAACCGCTCTCGGTTAGTTAAGACTCAACAAAAATGAACGTTTCCGTAAATGCATCATGGATGAAGGTGCCAACTGCAGACACAGAAGGTGTATTGGGTATTCGAATTATGGGTGATTCACCTATTGCAAGAGCAATTCATATTGGTCTTGTGCTAGATACAAGCGGCTCAATGGAAGGTGAGCGAATCAATGCGGTAAAGCGCACTCTATCTGTGCTGATTGATAGGCTACGGGACGGAGACAAGATTAGCGTAGTAGGATTCTCTAATACTGCTACGCGCCTGTTCAATTCGCATATTATCAGCGCGGCAAATAAGGCTGATGCTATTGCTGCCGTTGATAAACTCGTTGCTGACGGTGGTACGAATATGGAGGCGGGGATTGTAGCATTGGGTGAGATGTTTCAGTCCGCCACAGATAAGCCGAATGCGCTGGTTCTCTTGACTGACGGTCAAGTAAATCAGGGTATTGTAACAACAGCGGGGCTGGCGTCGCTGCTTCGCTCCTATCTAGCGTCGGTGCCTGTCTACACCCTCGGCTACGGTAATGACCATAATGCCGAACTTCTACGCTCTATTTCAGCGCGAACCCAGGCGGCGTACACCTATATCAATAATGAGATTGTCCTGCCCGCCTCTATCGGCGACTTGCTCGGTAGTCTACAGAGTGAGGTGGCTTCCTTAACGACTGTAAAGTTTCCAGCAACGGGTTGGACGTGCCTCGAACTAAATCAGCCTACAGAAGCAGGGCTATATGAGGCAGGTTCGCTTATCGCGGATAAGCCAACATGGATTGTTCTTACTGCGAACTTTGTTAACCGTGATGAAGCGCTATCGTTGAAATACAAGAAGTGTGGCTCTAACGACACAATCACGGTACCAATCGTAATCGACGAAATCCTCAGTATCGTTGAACTGACCGAGCAGTTTCTCCGATGCAAGACCGCTCGCACTCTCGGTGATGTAACCGAGCTGCTCAACTCAGGGAATATCACTCAGGCAATGACGCTTCTCAAAAACTGCTCTGAGCTACTGAATGACGCTACACAGACCACGCTCGTTATCCGTATGAAGGCGCAGATAGAAGAGATGCTAGAAGAGGTTACTCGTGCTCAGACCACTCATCGCACTGGACGTCGGCTTAACTTTGACGCGATGGCTATGCGCGCAGCCAGTACAGCACAGAACTATTCAGCCCAGCGCGGAGTCACGGGTGGGGGTACGGTAGATGCTATCTTCAGTAGTCCCGCCGTGAACCGCGCGCGGACGCAAATGGTTGAGCAGTATACCATTCGCGAAGACCCCGCGCCGGCGGCAAGCCTATAAGCGGCGTGCGCATATATAATTTACTATAAAGTGCATCGGTGATTTTGTGCTCCTTGCTTTCATACAGAATAAATGCTCTAAAGGAATCTTGTATACATAAATACACAAATAATGTAGCCATCTACTTTAGGAGAGGAGGTTTTCGCTTAAGGATGTTCTGCATGTAGTCTGGTAATGGAATTAAAATCTATGGCGGATAGAACACGCGAAACGATATCAATTATGCGCAAATTGACAGATTCACTACAATTAGATCCTGAATCGCCAGAAATTGTCGAGCTGCGCCAGCACATGAATACGTATATACGAACTGGTGAGCCGTGGACTGGTGTTATCGACTTCTCGCGTTGGGGGCGCGAAGCACATTGCGTGTTTCCACTTTATAAAAAACAATTGGTTGAAGTTACACTCAAAGCGATTAAGCAAAGTCCGGATTCCAACCATAATCGCCATCAAGAAACTCCTTCAGGAACCAGTTAATTTGTCCATCTTTCTTGTACCGCGCATCACCAAAGTCAATGATATAGATTTTGTTTTTGTATTCGATGAAATTGTAACCCGTAATATCAATATATTCGATTCCTTCGCGCTCAAGCAGAATAAGTAAGATGCTGTGAATTTCCTGCCAAATTCGCTTAGGAATATTCTTGGGGTCGTCGCCGTACTGGTCAGCCAAACAGAGAGCATCTATCTTATCCATTACGAGTTCGTAGCGGTCTGGAAACTTTTTGACTTCATGTATATAGGGCGCGAATCCGTATTTTGCCGCCACTCTCTGCAGCTCAATTTCCTTGTCGATATGAAGCCATGTTCGCTTATCGGTGAAAGGTATACTCTTAGTAAACATTCTTAAGAATGATACTACCTTGTTATTAGTATCATTTTTATCCATTTTAGACGATTAGTAGGCAAAGAGCATTACACCGCGTCCACCAAACACACGGAACACATTCCAAAAAGTAATGTACGAATAGACATTTAAATTAAATTGGTTGCCGTAAATATCTGGATTCATTGTAATTTGCAATTCTTTCTTTGGCAATTTATCAAAATTGGAGGTGCCACGAGGATTATAGGACGGTCCCAATGAACTGTCGTCGCTGGCGCCTGGTGCCAAGCCGAAGGGATATACGTAGAGATAACGATTGAAGAGCGGTGCCTTTCTATAATGTAGAATCGGAAGGAGAGAGCGAAATAAACTGGGTGACTGATTGTGTTGAAAACGAATTAAATTGCTGAACGAAAGCTGTGCGCCGCGAATTGGCTCCGAATAGGCTGTACGAAATGCGGGCTTTGCCTGGTCGCTCGTTGTGACTACTGCGTCGGGCCACCACGGTATATTCCACCATTCAGTGGGCAAAGTTGTATTCGAATGTAGGTCGCGCGTTAGGAGAAACCACGCATTATAAGTTGCGACTTCAGGGCGCTGGCAGCACCAGAAAAGATCTTTCACTGGATTATTATATGGAAGGCGTAGACGAACGTTTTCGGCGCGCTGTGTCTGCTGCATAGGAACAATATAGTGTTGTTCAACACGATAGTCCAATTGTGATGAGCGCAACGCGACGGCTTCTGCCTCCTCTAATGAAATGTATTCGCACAAGAGATAGGTGTCGCCCAATTGTAAATTTGCCGGCATCGTAAAATTTTGGAGAATTTCGCCTGAAATTCCGAAATTTTTGGAGGCGGGTGAAATTGAGTAAATTAAATTTTGTGAATTTGGGTTCGACTTATAAAAGGGTCCACCCAAAAGCGGACTCATAGCATTGTTTACGTCGACACCGGGTCTAAATCCTGGATTTCTATCATCTAGACGACTCTCTGTATAATACAATTGACTGACTGGGCGAAATGTGATACTCAGTTGAATTTGGTCAGCGGCAAGAGCATCAATTGGGAGAGCATTAGCATATTCGCCCTGACTAAACCAGAAAGGTAGTGGCACATAATTAATTGCAGTTGAATCGTGCCCAATTGAAGTACTATTGAATCCGTTTCCTACGCGATTAATCATACGATTCTTGGAGCGTATCTTTTGTATAGATTCATACAATTCGTCACGCGCCTCCAGAAACAGACCATCCATTCTATCCACGTTAACTCCCCCTATGTCAAATTCTGCTAAACTGATTAGCGCGTGACCTAGTGAATTTGTCCAGCCGTAGGACGGACCCAAAAAGGTACCGGGTTCGCATGCGGCAGCGGCTCGTTGTTGTACCGTGGCTATATCGGGCATCGTTACAACCAACGTAACCTGTGTCAACAATTCGGCTTTTCGCGGAATTGTGCATGTGGCGCGCTGCCCAAAATTTGGCTGCCCGTCAAATTCCACGCGAATCCATTGTGCCGCCCAGCGCGTGGTCTTTTTTAAAACTTTGACGTAATTTTTAATATCGGGTTGCCCTTTTGGTGGCAATGTCCGCGTGTCTTGAAGACCGAAACAGACTACAGAAAGTAGTGTAGCCGGTGATGACATACCTTACTGAGTATACATATATTTAAATAGACTTAAATAGGCGCCGGTGTCTTATACGTAGTTATGCTCCATATTTTTACGTTGGGTACCGATATTAAGAGAATTGCTACTCTAAAAGAGTCAGCTTCTCTATGTGATTATAAAATAAACTATATCATTCCATCTGTATGGCATGGATTTCAAGATAAATTATTGTACGTGCGTGACGCAATTAAAGATATCCCTGCCGACGATATTATTTGTTTTGTAGACGCGTATGACGTTATTGCGTATGGCTCGGAAGAAGAACTTATTTCAAAATTTAAGGAGCACGATTGCGACTTTTTAATTAGTTGTGAAGCAAATTGTTATCCTGGTGAATTCAAAGAACGCCATCCAATTTTGAATACTAAAACTGTATACAAGTACATCAATTCTGGCACCTACATAGGGTATCAATTTGCCGTGTATGACTTTTTAACTTGGAAATCGGTCGATAAAATCGAACAAGATTGTAAACATGGTACAGACCAATACTATCTTATGTGCTACTTTCTTGAAAATTATAAAACTAAAAGAATTATGCTCGACTACGAACAAACGATATTTCAAGTCATGTACGGTATTTCATGGCACGATTTTGAAATTGTGGATGGTAGAGTCTACAATACAATTTTGAAGACTGTGCCATTTTTTCTACATTTCAATGGTGATTCTAACATGACGTATACCGATGTAGATATACTTTCTATATTTGTAGAAAGAACTCAACTAAGTCTTACCACCGGTAAAACGTATACGTTTAAAGAATTTAGTCCAAAACATAATCAATATGGAACATGGCGTCCGCAGCTGCCGAACGTGCAACGTTAAAGGCGATTGCTGAGTCATCCAAGCCACCGACCGCACGTGCTATTCGCATGGCTGCCAAAAACAAGACACGTAAAAATTAATCTGCGAATAAATTATAAAATGCCCAAGCGCTCAGAGTTAACAATTGCGGACATCTCCGAAATGACCTTTCCGGAGTTAGAAAAATTACAGGACAACGACAATGACCACAGTGACTACAAGGACTTTACGGTCATGCGCGCGTTACAAGATAAGATCAGGAAGGACAAGGCGTTTTTCGAGTCCGATGCCTCAGAGAAGACAAAGCAGAGCTATGCGAAAGCCGTTGACGCAAAGGATGAAAAGCTGATTAAGATTATCATTGATGCGTGGTACAAGAAGCACAAGGATCACTTCAATGCCGAACGTGAGGAGAAGAACCGCATGAATGCGGAAATTCAGCGCATTCGCAACCGGAGTGTGAAGAACAACGCGGCGCGTGCGGCGCAGAAGCAGGCACAGGCTAACTTCGCGGCTCGTACAAACATGAAGAACCTCAAGGATATGAACACCTGCGCTGAGCTGGAGAAGGGTCTGGAGGATGTGTATGCAGAGCTTATGTTATATAAGCCTGTATCGAATGACGATATGTTCTTACATTATTTGGAGGGCATCAAGGAGGGCGTCCAGGGCTACGTGGATGATGTCAAGTCTGGCAAGGGTCTAATCGTAAAGAGTTTCACCTGGGCGCTTGACCACACCATCAATGATGCCCTGGACTCACACATGACCAGTGCTCGTCTGGGTGAGAAGTCAGCATGGGGCAAGAGCGACAGAATGATTGAATATATTCTTACCAAGAAGTTCAAGCCACTTGTCATGAAGCTCATAGAGGCGTGTAAGCCGGCGGCAGGAGGCACCCGTCGCAATCGTCGCAATCGTCGCACAACCCGTAAACACTAAATTTTATTAGGCTACATTGTAACCTTCTAAAAATCAATGGTAGATGGCGTCCACAGCTCACACCGCATCCATAAACGTAGCCCAATTACAGATAGCAATTTCTGGATTGTACGGATTTAATTTGAACCGTAGTTGCCCTGTTTCTTGATAATACTTTGTATCCATGTTTCGTTGTATCACTGTATCAGGCATCGCAATCCAGCCATCGTAGCCTAAGCGGCAGACGATGTTGAGTATGCGTCGGTTCAGATAGAGTGGGTGTTCGCCTGTTGCGTTCTCCTTTTTGAGAAACCCAACCGGAACAATATAGGGAATTTTTCGGTCTACATCTACCTGGAAAAATTGTTCAAGCGCGGCTGTCTCATCCGCTTCTAAACGTGTCTCCTCTTCAATCATTTTAATGATATTTTTATAAGATAGAACAAACAATTTAGGCTGCTTTTTGACTACGTAGGCAGATAGCTTTTTGGAATCACCGCGCGTATAGATATAGGCGCTCATCGCGTCGGCAAAAAATACTGGGACTTTACCAGATGGTATTTTCTTCCCCTTATGGTCGCCGCGGAACATTTGGAGTCCCTCCATTAGTGTAACAACTTGATAGGTGTTGCGACCCGGCTGCTCTATGACATAAACTGGATTGGCGAAATCGTCGGGTGACATTAAGACCGGTGCTGTAGGACTTGTTGGTGGCGTTGCTGCCATCTTATTTATAGCATAGAATTTATCGGATGTACAAGGATCGCCTTTTCTAGGTCGGCTTTGGCAGGATTAATGTAGTTAGCGCCGTCCACATAGATAAGTGCCTTATTGTAGTCGCTACCATAAGACGTTGTATCAAAGGATTTGTAGCCTTGGGGAAAGTAGTTTGAGCCCGCGTCGTTGCGGACGCACTGAGCCGTGTTCAAAATGGCGAGAGTATAGGCTGTGATACCGCCACCTAACAGGATTCGCGTGTCAGTGTGATAGTTTGCCAAGAGCGGGTACTTGAATGTATACCACGTGTCGTTTTCTACATCAAACGAGTCTATTAGCTTTGTGTTTTCCTGTTTACGGTCTCCGTGGCGCACGAAAACTGCATTGGGTTCTTTTGTGTAACACTTGATTCCAACAATAAGTGGATGCATTTCGTTCCAACCGGTATGCTGGAACTTGTGTATGAGACTTTGGAGACCGACCTCAAGGCGAAACTCAAGGTCGGTATCATAGTGTACGGTCGTTTTTACTAGAAGATAGTGAGACAGATTGGGTTCGAGTGGGAGGTGCCGCTTCAGAACTGCGAATTCATCCATTTTGGCTTTTGGTGCCGCCCAGTTTTTTAATTGGCTTTTCAATTTTTGGTGGGATGGCAAAAAATTGAAGAGAAGTTGATTTATTGAGAGTGGAGTCAATTAAAGAACTAAGCTCGGACATAACAAAAAATGTCGTCTTCTTCTTCGTCTTCTGCTACGATGCCGCACGAGTTCATGTGCCCTATCAACCTTGCGGTGATGCGCGATCCCGCGATTGCGCCCGATGGATTCACGTACGAGCGTGTCGCCATTACCGAGTGGCTCATTCAGCACAACGTGTCGCCGATGACGCGCCAGCCGATGGACGCAAGTCAGCTACGGTCGAATCACGCCCTGCGTCAGACGATTGAGCACTGGCTGGATGCACATCCGATGATGGATGCTGTCGCGGCTCCGCCGTTCAAGGACGCGCCACTTGCCATCTCTGCGACGCGCTACACGGTTGGCGGTTCGCAGTTTCTGCGCCTGTCTGTCGCTGCGAGCGGTGAGGCGGCGCGCCAGCCGGTCGTACTCATCGCCATCGTGGACAACTCCGGTTCAATGGGTGAGGAGGCGACCGGCGGCGACGGCGCCGAGGCGTTTGGCTACACACGCCTGGACCTCGTTAAGCACACGATTCGCACGATTGCTGCCATTCTGGGTCCGCACGACCAGCTCAGTATCGTCACGTTCAGCACTGCGGCGCGCGTGGTGCTGAAGCCGACTTCGATGGATGCTACCGGTCGTGCGGCGATTGACGCTGCACTCAAGACGATTGAACCAGATTCGCAGACCAACATCTATGACGGTCTCCGCCAGGCGGCTGTCATTGCTGGCGCGCCTGAGCTCGCGGGTCGCAACATTGTGGCGGCGCTCCTGACTGACGGCTTCCCCAACGTGAACCCGCCGCGCGGTATCCTGCCCACGCTTCAGGCGATGCCGACCCAGCCGCGCTGGTCGCTTCACACGTTCGGTTTCGGCTACAAGCTAGACAGCGTGCTTCTGGCGCAAATCGCCGAGTGGGGCAAGGGTCTCTTCGGCTTCATTCCGGACTGCTCGATGGTCGGCACGGTGTTCATCAACTTCGTGGCGAACATCCTGTCGACTGCGAGCCGCGGCACATCCGTGTTCGTCGACGGCGCACCGGTCTGCCATACTGGGTTGATTCGCCATGGACAGACGTTCGACCTCGTAGTGCCTGGCGGGTCGCGTGTCTCGCTTGACGGCGTGAACTATGTAGCGGCAGAGGAGGGCGCCATCAACGAGTTCATCCACGCACGGCACACCTACATTGCGACGCTCAAGACAATGGTCGATTACGCCTCTGGCTCTAGCCTTGTTGGCTGGCGTAGCGGACTGGCTGATTCTGCTGACGCGAAGGTCAAGGCGCTTCTCGAGGACACAAATCCTTCGCGCAGCGCCTGGGGTCAGGTGGCAATGGCTCCGGACTACTGGGCAAAGTGGGGCGAGCACTACCTGCGCTCGTACCTGCGCGCACAGCAGCTCCAGCAGTCGCTGAACTTCAAGGACGCCGGTCTCCAGATTTATGGCGGCGAGATGTTCCACGCCATTCAGACTGAGGCGGACACTGTCTTCTGTACGTTGCCGGCGCCGAAGCCGTCTATCCAGAAGCAGACCGGCTACTATGGTGGCTCTGCCGCTTCTGTCGCAGCGCCCGCCACGATGGCGACCTTCCACAATGCGTCTGGCGGCTGCTTCGCCGGACACTGCCAAATCAAGATGGTAAACGGTTCGTTCCAACCCATCAAAGATCTGGCGCCTGGCGACGCTGTCTGGACGCCAACTGGTCCGGCGCAGGTTATTGCGCTCGTCACGTGCGGCTCTAAGCTTCGCTCGCAGCCGATGGTCCAGCTCGAGAATCTGTGCATCACGCCGTGGCATCCGATTGTACGCAAGGATGTACTCCCGTCGCAGACGGCGTGGGTGTTCCCCGCCGACCTGGTGCCCTACCAGGACCGCCTCATCGACACGGTCTACAATCTCGTGCTGACCAACGGTCATATCGTCGAGTGCGAGGGCTACGAGTGCGTGACGCTCGGACACAGCTTCACGGCACCTGTCGTTGCCCACGACTTCTTCGGTACCGCCGCTGTCGTCAAGGACCTGATGAAGCTGCCTGGCTGGTCTGCGGGGCGCCCCACATTCCAGAATCTGACCACCGTTCGCGACGATGTGAGTGGGATGATTTGCGGGTGGATTGATGCGCCGTAAATAAAAACAAAACTAGAAAATGAGATTTTATAAAAATAAAAACAAAACATAAAATTTTTACGTAATGTTTTTACCGGTATCTGCGCGTGCGGCTCTTGCGACTACGACGGCTGAGACGTCTGCTACGCGGGCTCATGTAGCGCCGACCTCCACCGTATACGGGCGCCGGCGCCGGTGCCGGGACCGCACTGTTTGCACTTGC